TGTCCATCTTGAGGTTGTCCATCTTGAGGCTGTCCATCTTGAGGTTGTCCATCTTGAGGTTGTCCATCTTGAGGTTGTCCATTTTTATTCTCGGGGTCTGCACCTTCACCCTCATCTGGCATTTCATCACCTAACTGATCTAATTGATCCATCATTTTTTCTTTTTCTTCATCTGATAAACGTTTCATTTCGTCTTCAACAACATTGTACATTTCTTGATATGAATTATAACGATCATAATTAATTTCATCATTAAATAGACCCATAGGTAATTGAGCATAACCACTTTTAACCAAGTTATAATTAGTTATAAAATCACCAACATAATTAACTAATTTTCCATTTAAATTAAAAGCTTTTTCAAAAAAGAAATCTCCATTAGCATAATGCATAATTTCATGTAACAATACAAACTCACAATATAAATATGCATCTGGAATATCTCCACCTTGAGATATATATTTCTGTCCATGTAAAAAATTCGGATTAGCTTTAAGACCTTTTATATTTGAAAATTTCATGAGATTTTCTAAAAAAGGAACATTAAATATCAATGTTGCGGTTGGAGTACATGCAGCCGTACCAATACTAGCATATTCTGGAGATAATGGGTCAGGCACAAAAACAATTTTTGGCTCAATTCGTCGAGGTTCAAATGAATTAGAAAGAGGATAAAATTCGGGTACTTCATATTTTACTTTTTCAAATAAATCTAAAAAAGTACGTTTATTAAATTTAACATCTTCTATTTTAATAGACTCCAACATCTCAAATGCGATACTCTCGCTAATATTATCAATCATAGTACCATTGATTTTCATAGATTTTTTCATATTATCTATAGCTTCCTGTTTTTTCAAATCAAAATATTGTTGTGCTTCTTGTTTAGTAATATTATTAGCTTCTGCGAATTTTTCAATAATAGTCTGAATATGAAATTCAGACCCATTAGTTTTTTCAAAGGAGGTTTCACCCTTTTTATTATGATTATAATTTAATCCTGCTTCATTTAAATATTTTGAAGTCAATTTCACTATATCTTCTAAAAAATTCATTATTTTTTATCCTTCTCTGAGTCAATACCAAATTTCTTTAACATTTCTCTAATTTCATTTCCTGCTTCTGATATTTTCTTAACCATACTAGCATCAAGTTTTTTATGTTTTACGTACAGTAGCAAATCACTTTGAGTCATAAAATTTTTACCTTGTATTTGTAATGCAATGTAAAGATTACTTAGATATTGTCCAGTTCTTTGAGCATCTTTTACTTTTCCTGCATATTCACTTTTATCAGTTAAAACTTTTAATATTGATTTGGTATATAGAATATACTTGTAAAATAATTCCATCTTTTTAGCTATATGTTTAGGGATTTCCACAGGCCCATTTTCAGATTCAACAGTCACCATTGCAGTACTAGTATCTTGTTCAATTTCTACCAATTTATCACTTAAATAATCTGTTATTTCTTGTGTGAATTTTTGGGGAGCTGTAAAATTCACCGTTAAATAATTATCGAAATGGGGTGAATCATACAATTCTTCAGGATTGTCCCAATACGCATCAAATATTTCTTCAATATTTTTAACATCATCCACAACTAATGTTTTGATAGCCTCATATTGATCATACACCATACTATTTGTAGATATAAAGCCTGTTGTTAATGATAAAACATTTGCCGCATCAATATCCATTTTTTTACAAATAAAAGTTAATTTTGAAGCCCATGCTTCTCGAAACTCATTAATCATAGCTCTTATAAAAATTTCATAATCTTCTTCACTATATCTATTTCGCAAATTAAAAAGACCCTTATCTTGAGCAATTTTTTCTTTTACACTATCTGGGTTTTCAGCTTGTTGCATCATAAGTTGCATAAATTCATCATCACTCATATCATCCACTTCTTCAGATTGAACTTCACTTGAAAAACTTTTTAAACCAACTTTTGTTAATCTATTAACAATATTAGCATTAGTCATTGTAACAATATCTGTAATCTCTCTTGGTGAAATATAAATTATATTTGAACCATCTCGTAAATTGAATAATCTTTCTTCTTTTGAAACTGGGTTTCCTCGCCAATCTTCATCTTTAGATTGGTATTGTTGTAATAAACCTTTCAGAGCACCAACAGTTGATGTATTTAAATCAAATCCCATAACTTCTTCTAATCCAACAGGTCGTTCTTCACTTAATAGATATGATTCAGTTTTAGCCCATGATGCTCTAGATGGAATAATGTCCAATACATCTCTCATATGTTTTGTTAATTCTTCAGCACCATTATCAACTGGGTTTAATGCTCCAACTGTCATAATCGATTTAGGTAAATCGTATTGTTCATTAAATGATTTTTCTAAAAGTAATTTTCTAATAGCATTAAAAACTTGAGCATCTGCTCTAGTTAATTCATCAAATAATAGTAAAAATTTATATTTACCTTTACCTTTTTTTCTTTGATCTTCCGGAAACATTTCATCTTCAACTAACTCTTCTTGCATTTTTTTCTCAATTAAATCCAATAATTCAGGTTTTGAAAATTCCGTTGTCATAACAGGATTTCCATTCTGATCAAATTCTGGATTACCATCAATATCTGTTGCTTGACTTGCTTTAGGAATACCAGTTGTTGATTCTCTAGTTAATGTAGAAACATCAATATGAATAAAATAAAGATCTAAATCATCAGCTACGGTTCTCATATGAGCCGTTTTACCTATACCTGGTTCACCCGAAACAACAGGTACATACTGTCGTACCTCTTTCTCAGAATCACTTTGCCCGTCTAATTTAATTTTAACTTCTAATTGCTGTTGTAGAGTATCTTTCCAATCAACTTGATTTGTAGGACGACCATCAAATTCAATACCAGAAGTTTCTTTAATCAATTCAACTACCATTTTTTCAAATTTTGGGTATAAATTTGAGACCGTTTCTTCAGTATAATTTCTAAAATTAACTTGTAAATTTGACATTAATGTTTTAGCTTCTTTAATATTTGATACTGGTAAAGAGGCATTAACATATAATAAAATTTGCTCCCATCGTCTTGGCGAATTTCTAACTTCTGCTGTAGCATCCTCATACGATAAATCGGATTGTTCTAATACATCATAAAATTTATTAAATACTTCTGGTTGTAGTTTAACACCAGGATAATCATTTCCTGAATTTTCTTCATACTTATTTAAAATATACTTAAACCATTGTTCTCTATCAGGTGTTTTAAATTCCATTTCCGCAAAATCATTATTCATAGGAATATCTTCAACACCATCATCTTCCATATTTGATGCATAAACAATAAAAGTACCTTTTGGTATTTTATCATTACCTATCCTACCATTTAGAATATTTCTAAGAATATTTCTAATTTTCATATTATCATTTCTATAATATTCATCTAAAAATAAAATACAATGGTAACTATCTCTAATAGAATCAATCAATGATTTATAATTTAAGTAGATAGGTCTTAAGTTTTTATCACTAGCTATTGATGCTATATGTTGTTGATCTTTTAATTTTAAATTCTTCATAGCTTTCAATTTAGTAACTAAATTTGATTCTGCTTGTACTATATCAAATTCTTGCTTGTCATTTAAATTAGCTGTTTCAGCAGTTTCAATAATAGCATTTTCTTTTTTTACTTTATTACCATTAATAATCATAAAAGGGATATTTATAATATGCTCTTCTGTAATATGTGGAGCTTCTATTGGAATAAGTGGCAGACCTAATAGTTTTGCAAAGTTACGAATGAATGAAGTTTTACCAGTTCCAGGATCTCCTGTTAGCATTAATGAGTTTTTAACGCCGGCTTGTGCAGCTTGACCTTCCATTAACGACAACATTTTAAATACTTGTTCAGAAAATAAATTATTAGAAGAAACTTTTGGAGCTTTAAATTTTTTAACTCTAGCATTTAATGCTTGAGATACTTTTCCTGATGCTTTTACTTTACCAGTAGATTCTTTTTTATACTTGTCATAAATTTCGCCTGATGAATTAATAAATTTATTTGATACTGCTTGTTTAATATAACGTTCTAATGTAGGAACGGTAATATCCAATTCATCAGCTATTTCTTTCTTATTTTTATCTGTGATTTTTCCTTCATCAGTTGCTAAAATTATTGCTATTAATGCATCATATGTTATTTTTGCTCTAGATGTTATTTTATCATGTAATGACGCTTCTGTTAAAATTATAGATTTCAATTTATTCATTTCCTACTCCATTTCCATTATTTTTGTAAACTCTTCAGGTCTATTAATTAATGTTTTCATATACTTTGCATATTGATATATATAATCTTCATCTTGGTATGAAAGCATAGGTATAACAAAACGTTTATTAGTTTTAGGATTAGTAATATTTCCATACATACCTATTATGATCTCTCTTCTTGTTTTGTTACGCATATCAATTTGTTTTATAGAATCTTTAACTGTTTGATATTCATCAAATGTCAATGTACCTATGGTATCCATTTCTCTTTTAATTGTGTTATTAGTCTCTATTGTTTTAATTAATGTGTTTTTCTTTATTTTATCCACAATCACATTATTAGATGACAATAATTCCGTTAATCGTCCCATTAATCTCTCCTATTCTAACGAATTTTCTCTTAATTTTATCTTATTTATTCACGCCTAAGATAATTTTCTCTTAATTTTATCTTATTTATTCTCATATAAAATATTTTTATTATTTTTGTTTTAAATAATCCACCCAATATGGAATCATAAAAAAATTATCATATTCAGTTATTAAAAGATCTTCTAAAGTATTAATATAGTTAGACAGATTATCTTCTTCATCTTCTGAAAGTCCTTTACCAAAAAGTTTTTTAGATTTTGAAACTATATCAGCAAGGAAATCTATCAATTTTTCACCTTCTTCCAATTTTAAATTTTCATATCCATATTTTAATTCTAATTTTTTATAAAATAAATACATATTATCTTCTTCATATGAAACAATATTATCATTAGTATCGGTAGAATAACGTAAATAAGGCGTTGTGAGGACTATATTATTTTTAGTACTCATTATAAGCATGTTAGTAACCAATTTAAGTTTATACAATCTCTTACGTATTAATTCAACCACCTCATATATAAATAGATTATAGTTATTTTCATTTTTAAATATTATATCATTAGATAAGATAATACTAAGTTTTTCTTTAAAATATAAAATATTAAAATTATTATAACTAAAAGTATCAATTAATAAGGATAATAATTCATATTCTTCCTGGTAATAAGACAATATGATTTTCTTATGAATGATATTATCCTTAAAAGTTACACTAGTTATATTATTTACTAACTGATCAAAAGTAGTATAAGTATCGATTTCATTTCTATACTTATGAGCGTATTCTTCAATATTAATACAATCATCAACATTATTTTCATCTATAATACACGAATTAAAATCCACCATACTATCTTTAAGTTGATTTATATTTATCATAATATGATTTAATTCTTCAAAAATAAAAAAGTTTTTATTTTCATTTTCTAATAATTCTATTTCATTACGTATATTTATTGCCATTTCATAATCATTATTTGTATCCAATTCCAATTTAAGTGATTCTATCTTTTCAAGTCTAGAAATAAGAGAGTTAAAAATTTCTTTAGAATCTAACTCAAAAACCAATGTTGGTACGACATAATTGGTAGTTAAGGGTTTAAATGTTGAACGTTCATATTCATTTATAGCAATATTAATATAAAACTTAAAATTCATCTCAAAGTAAAATTCTTCTAACTCTGTATTAGTATTTTCATTTATCTCAACAATTTCAAAAACCATATATCTACCAGAAATATTCTTCATAAGGATTAAATCACCATTAATTATTTCAGTTTCTTCTATACTATAATCTAAAAATATTGACGCATCATCTATCTCATAGACTGAATTAATTCTCTCAGGTGATAATTTAATCATATATTGTACTAATTTAGAGTTTTTAATTGTTAAATATGACTTACCTATAACGGGATCGCTAACATGAAAATCAAATAAAAATTCATTATCATTAGGAAATTCAAAATCATCAGAAAATATTTGATTTGTATCAAAATCTTGTCCTGCAAATATTACACCTTCATAACCCATTATAATATACCCTACTTTGTTCTCTAATAAATCATTATCATCCAATGCTATTTTAATATTGCCTTCATCGATCATTGGTGATAAATCACCATCTATAATAAGAGGTATTGTTCGCTGTATATTTAATTCTTTATCAAAATAAGTTAGTTTCGGTTGATTAATATTTTTTATAGGATTATATAATAAGCTTGATTCTTTAACAATTTGTGAATTTGTTGGTCCCCCCAATTCTAATTCAATTCTACGAGTAGAAATACGACCATCAGGATAATACATTTCACACTCAATTTTATAATTATCTTCTCTATAAAAGGTATAATTTATTTTATCCCCTTCTATAACATTACCATCAATATACCATTTAAAGGTTGTTTCAACTACATCATTACTATTAAATTCTATAATTTCTGGTCTAGCACTAAAGTCAACATTAAAAGGAATATTACCCGTTATAATTTCTATATCACTATATGAGACTGGGATTATATCTCTTATATTATTCGATTCAATCAAATTATCCCATTCTTCTTTAGCTTTTAATATTTTGGTATTAAATTCTAAATCTATCTTAAAACTTGCTTCTATTTTTTCAATATTTTCAACTAATTTTTGATATTTGTTAAAATCCTCTATAAATTTAATATTAAATTTATCAATAGTTTCAATAGTGTTTTCAATGCTTTTATCATAAGTATTAGATATCCCTTCTTGTATCATTCTATTAATATCTGCAATAATTCTATATTGATTCATAATTAGATTTTCTATTTGTTCTAATAATGTATATGAATTAAATTCTGACACTTTAGAATTTAATAAGCCACTACTAAATAATGTCTTATCAATATGATTGAATCGATCTATAACATTGATAATTTGGTCATACCAATAAATATAATTTGCCTTTATTAAGATATTATCCAAATAGAGTTTTTTTAGCTTTTTTTCATTATTTAAAAATGTTAAATCATAAATATCATCATCAATAAAATAACTATATAGATTATCAAGACTTTTATAGATTTCTACTCTTATAGTTTTATATTTTTCTTCTTCTATTAATTCTATTAAAAATACTTGTATGTATTCCATAGAACTATCAATTTCTTTAGATAGTTGTGCATCCATGAATAATTTATCAATATTTTGTTCATCTTCAATAATACCTGATAATAACTCAGTATAATTTTCTAAACTATACATAAAATTAAAATCTATTAGATTTTTCTTATATTCAATATTATAATATTCGATAAGTTCTATATATTGTTTATTATTATAAAATTGCTTTAATTTTGCAAACATAATATCGATTTTACTTATTAACTTATCAGATATAAATTCTTTATATCCCATAAGAATGGTCTTATCAGATAAAGCTATAATATCTTTCAATACATTTAAATTATTTTGAATTTTATCCATTATTATATTTGCATATTCATAGTTTTCATCTAAACTATCGAGAGATTTTGTATTTTTTAAATTAGATACATTTATTAAATCTTCTTTCATCTCATATAAAACAAGATTAAATTGATTTTCAATACTTGTTTTATATGTTGGGGGCGAAGTTAAGATTGCAGAATTATAAAATATGGTAGCTACTTTTTTTAATTCTTCTTGAGTTTTAATAATTTTATTGATGTAATCTTCAATTTGGTATAAAGTCATATATTGAATAGGAAATGAAATCATTTTTTTATAATTAGCATATATATTTAAGAACTCATTACGAATATTATCAATAGTATTATCACCTATTTCATATACTGTTAATTGTGAACTATTTGAGATAGTATTATTAACTAAATTATAATAGTATTTTTTAATACTTTCTAGAAAGTCTGCAGTTTGATAAAACTCAAACTCTTTAAGTATTGGTACACCAGTAATATTAATATTTTCAACATAATAAATTTTTTGTCTTAATATAGATGATAATTTAACAATTTCTAAAGTAATATCCTTTAAATTAATATTATCAACTATATAATTTTTATCAATATTAATTTTACCGTATTCTATTAATGTTAGAATCGACTGCAATTCTTCTAAGAGATTGTTAAATTTAATTTTATCTAAAAATTCTTTATATAAACCATTATCTGTATAATACGATATTAAGCTTTTTATTTGAATTTGTAATACTTCAAATGAAATATATTTATTATAAAATCTTTCAATTTCGAAATTTATTAATCTAGAAATATAATCATTTAATGTATCTATACGTGTATTAACAACATTATAATATTCTTCTGCGGTCATACCATATTCGTAGATTTCTTTGTTATTATTATATTCTCGAAGTATTGTATTAGTTTCAAAGAGTAATTCCTCAATATTTTTTTCTTGAACCTCTAATTCTTCCAATAATACTTTATTCTGTATTTTATAAATATTAAATAATTCAAGTAAATAATTGTATATTTTATTTGTAAAATCGTTTTTATCTATACATTCTACTTTTTCTGGAATTACTAAACCTACATTTTCATCTACGTTATACGGATTATTTTTATAAAATTCAAATAGTTCAATATTATAATTATTAACAACATCCATCACTCTTTGAATATACTCAATATCTATTTTATGTAATGGTGTATTTACTAAACTTCGTTCATAATTATATATTTCAGAATATAATCCTTTCGTTACAATATCATTATTTAAATCTTCAATATAAGCTTTGATAATTGGGTTATCTTTAATAATAGCAAATGCATTATTTAAATCTTCTTTATAATCACTTAATGATGAATAAATATCTATATATTTATCTTTATCTACTTCATCACTCAACTCACTTATAAGTAACGTATAAAAATTAAAATTATCAACTAAATTATGATAAAAATCGATTTTTTCTTCAAGTGTTTCAAAAACTAAAGTTTTTTTTGTCTTTATAATAAAGGCATTGATACCAATTACTAAATCATTAAATTTCTCTTCAAACATTGTTATACCCCAATTTGTTCCCATATTTTATTAATTTCTATATTTTCTTTAATCTTATCTATTAAAGATCTATATTCATTATTTTTAGATACTAATATGTATCGAATATTATCCAATATACCTTTAAAAATTTTGTTAATACCTTCGATATTACCTAGATCATTATCAATATAAAAAACTTGTTCGTTTTCATAATTAAACATATCTTTTTTAACCACAATATTAATATTATATTTGAGTGCTTTCTCTGATAATTTCTCAAATATATTAAATAGTTTATTTTCATACATATCAATATTTAAGTTTAATTCGTTATCAAAGATTTCATCTAATAAAAATTTATTACTCCAAGCAAAATATTCAAGAATAACTATATTTAGATAATCATTCATAGTTTTAATATACTCGCCAATATAAATTTCATGATTAAATTCTACTTCCCATTGTTTACTTAAATTATTTTTTAATTCATCAAGTATATAATAGTAATAACTGATTAATTTATCTTTATCATCTTTATCATACCATGAAATATTATTTGGGATTGTACTATCTAATTCGTCTAATTGTAATGTATATGATAGATTAAATCCTTCTGCAATAATAGTATAAATATCTATATCTCTCTGTATAATATTATTAATATAAAAATCTAATCTAGTCATAAAATAATTTTTATAACTATTCACTAATTCTTCTTTTTTTTCCAACATTTCAAATAATTTTGATTCTTTTATTGTTATTTCATCACTATATACATTTTTTTCAATTTCAATCTTATCTTTTAATTCTATCAAATTATCTATTTTTAATAGTAAAGAATCTTTTTCCAAAGTATAAAAATTAATTTTTGAAATGTATTCTTCATTATTATTTAAAGTTTGCTGAGCTTCTTGACTAATTATTAGATCCGAAAGAGTTATTTGACGTTGCAAATCATCACGTATATATTTATATTGTTCTAAATCATAATAATAAATCCAATATGTTGATTGATTAAGCTTATTTTCAACTTTTAAATATGTTGAATATAACTCTTCAATACGTATATCATAATTTTCAAGCATGTCATCTACAACATTATCAATATGAAGATATATATATTTTCGTTTCTCTAATACTATTTCTTTATACAAATAATATGCGTCCATATCTTCTTTTGAAATAACGGAGTTTAATGCAAAAGATGAAGACGATATAATATCTTCGATTTCTATTAATCTAGATTCTATAATATCTTTTTTCTTTTTTTCTATTACGATTGTAAATTCATCATATTCAAATGTTTCATGATTTTCTAACCATTCTAAAGAATAAAGTTTTATTTCCTTCTCAATTTCAAATGAATAATTTTTAAATAAATTACTTCGCATTGTATAATATGTTTCTTCAACTAAGGCTTTAGAAATATTAACATACTCTAAATGTTCATCATACATCAGACTACTACCATAGGTCCATATCGAATCATATTCTTCTTTAAAATATGCTACTAATTTTTTATAATACTCTTCAGGTCTTTTGAGCCATTCTTCATATGAAATCTTTAAACTTACTTGATAAAAATTATAGTCTCCTAGATTTGATTTTTTTGAAATCATTTCATCGATAGTAATTTTAAGTTTATCTTTATAATATAGAAATTCTTGATTAGATTGATCAATCACATCATCAATCACCATTAAATCTGATGTAGTTTTATCAATATAATCACTATTATATACATATGTATTATTAACCAATTTACTCGAATAATATAATATCAATTCATCCAATTTCACAATATCATCATTAAATTGTGAGATTGTATCAGAATATGCTTCAAATGTTTCAGCTATTTGATCAAATTCTATACGTAAATTATCTAATTCAACTAATAAAGATCTATAATCATTCATAAGTATATCATAATCATCGTGTAGAACCTTTCCAACATTATCAAATTCAAATATAAAGGTGTTGATTTCTAAAAGACTTTTAAATAATGATCTGTCTAGTTCTAATACTTTATTTTTATATTCATTTATAAGAGTTATTTCGGTATCAGTTAGATTATAAACATTTATAAAACTTTCGGGTAGACTTTCAAAAAAAGCGTCTATCGAATCATTATACGGATATCCAAATTTATATTTTGAATTTTCTAACGTTTCAATCTTAATCATATTCGCTCCATTAAGTTAATTTATCTTTATTTATACTTTTATTTTAAAGATTAGAGTAACAATTTTTTTAAAAAATGTATAATGTTAAAAAACATCAAGGTATGGTACATGAGTAAAGTTATTAATTTTATAGCTGGTCCTGGAGTTGGTAAATCTGTAATGACATCATTAATTTTTGCAAATATGAAAATGTCTGGAATGAATTGTGAAATTGTTCCAGAATATGCGAAACAATTAGTATGGACTGAAGAATTTGATTTATTAAATAACCAATACCATGTATCATATTATCAAAATAAATTAATTCAGGCATTGAATAATAAAACAGATTTTATTATAACTGATGGGTGTTTATTACATGGTTTAGTATATAATATGATAAACCCTGATAATACATCAGATAAAGATAAAACTCAAGCAGCAATATTAAAATGGTTTAGTGAATCTGAAAATATCAATATCTATTTAGAACGTAATCTAGAAATAAATTATGAACAATCTGGCAGAGTTCAAAATTTAGAGGAATCAACACATATAGATAATTTAATTAAATACCAACTATTCCAGAATAAAATCAGATACAAATCTTTTATCAGTTCAGAAAATAATATAAACCCAATATTAGAATATATCAAATCATATATTTAAAATATACTAACCTACTAATTTCTTTAATGCTTTAAGTGCTGCTAATTCAACTTCTGATGGTTTACCATTTGCTAATTTTTCTTGAATTTCACCTAATAAAGGTAGGATACCAATTCCTTCTTTTGAAGTTTCTATTTCTTTTTTCTCTGATGAATCTTTATCTGTACTTACTTGATCATTTTCACTTGATTCTTCATCAGATATATCTAAACTTAATTCTGTATTTTTTTCATCATTAGTAGTATCAGAGTCTATTTCAGTTGCTGATTCTGGGTTTATAGGTATATCTAAACTTAACTCTTCACTATCACTTTCATCATCCACGGTCAAATCAGGTTCAATAGTTACTTCTTCTGTTTCTTCTGGAGCTTCTAAATCCAATGATAATTCTTCGGCTTCTTTTAATTTATCATTAAGATACTCTGCATTTTGACTAGCATTTGTTAATATCCACATTTCAGTTTCAGTTAATTCATTTGAACCATAATTTTTTATTTCTAAATGAGTAATATATGATTTTCTTTCAGATTCTTCTAATAGAGATAATTCTTGTATATAACGTGTTATGTTCATTTTTTTTCCTTCTATTTTGATTATTATTGTTATTTATATTGAAATTTGTTTTATAATAATATATTATTATCTATCATATATAAAATTTCTTTCTCTGTTAATTTAAAATAAAAACGTTTATTATTTTTTTTTATAATAGCCAAATCTCCATCCAATATTAAAATATGATCTCCATATTCAATAGCAATATTATCTTTTTTCTCTTTTAATGAAATATCTGTATATAAAGTCTTGTTTAAATCTGATGCTACAAAAAAATCCTTAAGCTTCGATTCATCTATGTTCACTTTAATACAATCAAATCTATCAAATTCTTTTATTAAATTAGCTTTATTATTTTTTATAAATCTCATAAAGTCTACGGTAGAATCATTTATCATTGTTTCAATTGCTTTTTGTAAGTATTGATATTTACCGTCTATTATACCATCCATGAATATATCTTTATTTTTTATCAAATTATCAAATCGCTTTATTATATTTAATACATTATCAAATTTATTTTCAAATATTTGAAAATGGCTTAATATCGTTTTTTGTTCATTTTCTTTACGTAATTTAATTAATTTGTTATGATTTTCTTCATTTTTAATTATTTTTGGTAATGGATTTATTATTTCTTTTGATTCTTGTAATCCGGCTAATATACGTAATTCTTCTGTTAGCATATAGAATCCTTTTTTATTTGTAATAATTTTGAGATAATATTAATTTTATATATATCAGTATCGAGTGAGTAAACTAAATCATTAATAGTTTTAGCGGTACTTAATTTATCTAACTTTACAAGTTTAAACAATGATGGTGCAAATAACCCATGTTTAACTGTATTATCTGTAATAAGTTCGGTTCGTAAAGATTGTACAGGTATTGTGATATTACCAGATAAAAAGGCTTCAGCTATTTTTTCTTTAATTTCATTAATATTTATAACATCACTAATATCAATATTTAATATTTCTGAAGTTATGTGATTTATATGTAAATTAGTAAAACTTCTATATATATGTGATGGAATGACTTTTTCGATTATTGGCTGGACTAATTCAACTAATAATATATTACTTTCGTTTAATATTGGATCAAACGAATAATCAAATTGACCATCAAAAATTTTTTTACTGGATATAATTTCGGGGATTTCTGTAATTAATGATGAAACAGTACTATTTTCTACCAATATATAATTTATAATATCATCAATATATTGATTATTGTAATTTTCTAAATTAAATTCTAATAGAATTTTATCAATATCATTTATACTATTTATCATAATTTAAATCCCCCTATACTTTCTTTATTTATATAGGAGGATTGTTTTTTATGATGCTTTTTTAATCATAAAATATTTATATTCTGCTTTATCATCTTCTTTGATAATTCTAGCTAAATTTTGGCCTTCAGAAATAGCAACTTTAACACCTTCTTTACCAACTCTTAAAATAGCAAGTAATCTCTCTAAATCAATTTTAAATGGTTCTTCGAGAATACCGTCTTCAACATCAAAGTCAGTATCATAATCAACAGTATCTACATCATTTGTAAGTTTAAAGCTTAATTTACCTTTTGATGATTTTGTTAAAAATACACTAGCATTAAAAATATTAAGACTTAAATGTGTAACAATAGATGAAATATCCTCTGATGTTAAATCTACTTCAATATCAGGTTTGAATCCTGAAAGTTTTTTAGGTGTTTCAGGTAGAAGTGACTTTGCAACATTTTTATTTTTAATAGTAGCAGCATCCATTTTAAAAATAGTTTCAACTGCTAATTCATCATTCTCTTTAAACTTAACAGAACTTTTCTTAGCATTTTTTTCAATATTGATAATTTGTTTGACAAAATCTAATTGCGAAAACCCTTGAATTTGAGGCATATCAATATCCGGTCTCTCCTTGTAATTTGCAACTACAATTAAACTTCTTGTTGCTTCATAAGCAACAGCAAGTAATTCATTTTCCTCTACGTCTTGTTCAATTTTAACAATCTCAATCATTTTAGAAACTCTAAAATTTTCTATGATATCATCTAAAAATTCAAAATATGTCATATGGTAACCCTTCTTTTTTATTTGTTTCTACATATTATACAAAAATTAAAATTAAAATCAAATTAAAAATTAATCTCTATGTGCTATATCTAAACGATCTTTCTTTCTTTTTATAGATTCAAAATCAACATCAATATCACTATGTTGATCTAATGCCATTTCAATTGCCTGATCTTTTATTTCTCTATTTTTCTTTTCTTTCTTTAAAATTTGCCTAAATGCATTTGTAATGATTTGTGTAAGGTAAGAAAATGATGAACTTTTTTGTCCAGCATCATTTGTTTTATCTAAATTAAATTTTATAATACCTCTAATGGATTGATAAATAGCTTCAGCTTTCATATCATCTAAATAAGTATAATGTCTAAATTTTGTTTGTGTACCGACTCTATCAACTGTTAATACTACAATTTCACCTAACCTTGGGGTACAGTACGTTTTGGTCTTTGCTCTATTTAAAGCTTTTTCTTTTTCAATTCGCAATGCTTCTTTTTCAGGTTCTGTTGATGCATTTTCAATTTTTTTATCCCATTCTTTGGTGATTTCATCAATAGCCTTTATAGCATTTTGCTGGGCTATCGCAATTTCATCTCTTAATTCGCTTTCTTTAACATAATGCTCTGATTTAGGTCGACCCTTTTTTTTAACCTGTTCTGTTGATACTTCTTCTTCCATTTTATTCTCCATTAATTATTCCAAAAATTTTTATAATCTAACCCAAATTTAATAGGGTTGACTTTATTTAAACCTATTAAATAAAATATGAATGATGATACTCCAGATCCACGCATTAAATAAACTGATGTATTTAATGAATCTAAATGTTTTTTAAGTATAAAAGCCATTTTTAATAAAAGAATATTATGCGCTGATAACTTGATATAATCATATTCATCTTCAATTAAATCACTTAATTCAGAAAATTGTTTTTTTAATTTATCAATTTCTCTATCAGTATCAATATCATTTATAAGCGAATAATCAAATTCATTTACTATCTCATTAAAAACTTTAACTCCAATAGACTTTGCATATAATAAATCTCTATCATCGTCTGAAATATACTCAGCATATGTTCCTAAATCATTAGAAATTGAACTCAATTTACTTCCAGAATTTATAATATATGAGTTTGAATATACAAGTTTATTCAAATCAGAAAGATATATCAGACCTGGTGCTAATTCATCCATATTTTACCCTTATAAGATTTTAGTATATTTTACATTTTTTATATAAATAACATAAAATTACAAGAGGTATTCTATGAAATTAAATACATTATTAAATGAAAAATCGTGTACTTACTACGCGTGTATATGTTGTGATCATTTTAATGATTGTTCGATTTTCAAAAGTGCAAAAAAACAATTTGGTTTTAGAGTTTCTGAAAGAAATTTTAAATGTGAATTTTATAAAAATGAAGATCGTTATCCAGGTAGAGAATTTAAAGCGGTATTATCTTAAAAATATTTTAATAAAATATCCGGATTATTGTCAGCATAATACAATAATATCTTGTTTGCTTTTCTTACAGCAAATTCAAATTCATCCGTCATAAATAATGATGGTTGTTTTTGCGTATATTTAAATTCTTCTTGTATAGTAATTGACCAAAATATATCAGCTTCTATCTTAGAAGGATATATATCAATATTAAAAATATCAAACAATTTATTTTTATATTTAACTTTATAGATCAAACTATTTTTAGTCTCAATTATATCTTTAATTATTACTAATTTTGGAGTATCAAATTTATATACAATACCCCACATTTTAGAATCTATTTGGTACATTTCCCATCCAATAATATAAAAATTTAGACGGATTATTTTTTTCAAATGTATTCATTAAATATGATGCTTCTTTTAAAATTTGTTCATCAATATTTTCTGATACAAAAAAAGGATCAAAATTATAATACAATTTCATAAAATTTACAGAACCATATATCTTAGCATCTAATTCTGTTTCAAATAACAGATGTAATGGATAACATATAGTTTTATTATTAAAATTTACAAGAACTAATTTATCAGATTTTGAAGATTCCAATTTAATAAACGTTGCTTTCAAAGGGTATATCATTTGTTCCAGTGACTGTGAAATACACCAAACATTATCATTTTTTTTAATTTTTTTTATATCAATCATAAATTTATTTATTGATTATAAATTAATATTTTGAAAAATCCTCTATATCTAAAATACCTTTTTTTAGAGCATTTTCTATCATCTTTAACAATGACCCTTTTGTAAAGTAACTACTAATCATCTGTTGTTCTAAATCCCAGATAACTAAATTAGTTGTTGGTCGAGTTACAGCAGTATAAACTACACGCTTTTCTTCTTCTAAATCATAAAAATCATTTTCTACCTGCTCTAATAAACTGAAATCATAAATAAAGATAACATTATCCCATTGTAACCCTTTACTTTTATGAACTGTCATTAACTGTACTTTACCTTGTTGTTTTTCTTCTAAAAATTGAGCTTCAAACAATAATTCTTCTAATGCTTCCATCCAAGAATCCAATCCTTCAGTTGTTTTAACAGTATTCAAATCACGATAAAAACGTTCCAATGATTGTTGAATTTGTTCAGATGATTTTTTTGAAGTTTCCATAAGTTTTGCGATTTTAGGTATCGCCGCATTAAACAACCCTTTTTCTAAATCATTATAAATTTTTATAATTTCTGGTATTTTTTTAATATCTTGAAACATTCTTCCAACCATTTGCATATTATCACATTTATTAATTGATGCAGCAACTTTCATAGGTATCCCACCTTTTGCAGCTTTAATAATATCCAAAACTATAGCTTTATTATATCCATGACTCACAACACTCAACATACTCATTAAAAATTTTACTTCTGATCTCTTTAATATATCAAATTCAGTATGTAGATAATACGGTATTTCTAATTTTCCAAGAATCTTAGCTAATGATTTTATAACCATATTAGTTCTAGCCAAAATACAAGTTTGCTCTAATGGTTTTTCAATCAATTTTAATTCATCAATAAATTCTTCAACATCGTATATGTTATAAACTTCTCCTTCAGATATACTAGACCCATGTTGAGCATATTTCGACTCATTAAGTGCATCATTCCCTAAATCAATAGTTTCGGCAATCTCATTAGCTAAATCTACAATTTCTGGAGCACTCCTAAAATTATATGATAATATTTTAACAACAGGATCAAATTCATCAACAAATGTGTTTATTATTCTAGGATCACTACCTCTAAATCCATATATCGATTGTTTAAAATCACCAACTTTTACTAAATTTACATTATTCTTTTCATTACTAAAAACTGACTGCAGTAACTTAGTAAATTTATACTGTGCTGGATTTAAATCTTGCGCTTCATCAGTTATAACATAGCCTATTGTACCTATATGTTTTTGTAATTTAACTGGCTCTTCTTTCAATACAAAATTAGCTAAATGAATCATAAAATCAAACATAGTTAGATTATGACTAACAAGATATTGTAGTAAGCGTACTGTCTCTGGAGCCGTAAAATCTTCTTCTTGTAAATCTTTAGAAACTATATCCATAAATTTGCGATTAAATCCAGCTCTATCTTGTTTTTTACCGTGTTCTTTATATTCTTTTTCCATAAATTCATCTGGAAACTCATGTACAATAGTTGGTATTGATGTATAACCAATTTCATTATAAAAGGGCTTAATAATTTCATTCCAACAAAAAGAATGTATAGTCGATATATATTTAAAATCAAAATCCATACCTTTAAAATGACTATTAACTCTATCTTTCAATTCATTTGCAGCTTTACGAGTAAATGAAAATGAAATTATCTGGTTTGGACGCAATCCACTTTTAATTTTATCGTGAATAAAATGAATTAATGTATGGGTTTTTCCTGCTCCTGCTGATGCTAGTGCCAATATATGGGTGTCTCGTGTTTTAGAAAATTCTTCTTGTTCGTTTGTCATACCCATTATTTTTTATCCTTATATTATATTTTTAGTTATTTTACATTTTTTTGATATAAATACTATTAAAATAGAAGGAGTTAAAAATGGCAGAATTAAAAAAAATACCATTCGATAGCGTAAATGATGAAGTGATAAGTATGAGTTTTGATGAAAATCCAAATATACCTACTGCAAATTATAGTGAAGAAACATTAGCAAAAATAAATGAAACTATTGTTAAAAAAATGAGAGCTGAGAAAATTAAAAAACTAATTGAATCAGAATTAAAAGATGAAAAAAATACAGAAAGTGATGATTTATCTTTTTCATTCAATTTTAAAAGTATGTAGGGAATTTTTTATGTTAGATCAATTAGAATTAAGAAAAATCGAAATGAATAGAAAATTATTCTCTATTAAAAAAACAGACCATTTTGAAATATCTGATGTTTTGGTTTTTTTAGATAAAGAAACTTTGCCTAGAGATATACCTATCACATCAAATAATTCCGTATTCATACGTGATCTAACAAACTATTTAATTAATAATAATTTAGAACCAAATATCAATAAATAACAATGATGCTATTTTATTATCTAAACAAATAACGTTCTCCAAAAACATTATTTTATATTCCATATCAAATATCCTTTTAACGGGGATTTGAACTTTATCAGGGACAACCATAGAACCTATTGATAATGGCTCTGGTAACATTAATTCTAAATATTTGCTATCAGGTGTTTCTTCTAATAATTCTTGTTTTTCTATCAAAGCTTTAATATTATTATATTGTTTTATTATTGTATCCTCCAAAACTCTTTCAGCCTCTCGAATATAAAATTCTTTTGGTACAAATTGTTTTGTAGAACCAACAAACATACTACGAGGGTATGTTATCATTTCTCCATTTTCTTGTTTAGCAGTATATAAATTTACACCATTATACATTTGTGTTTTTTCAACAATAGTAATTTCTGATCCATCATTTATATTGATAAATGATTTATTACGTACTGATGAAATATTCATTCTACGTTCTTCTAACGAGGTTAGTTTAACAATTTTATCTTCATCTAAATCTAATATTTCTTTAGATATTGTTATTGTTGTTCCAGAAGTATTATTAGTACTTTGTACACTTTTTTCATGGATAGATTGTTTTAATTCATTCAAATTAACCTTTTCTGAACTATTACCAATTGTGGAATCTATAATGGGTTTCCCATCTTTTTTAAAAAAAACATCTTCTATATTACCAAATGATTCTCCAGATGAATTATTAAAATCGAAACCCATTAGTCTACCTCATCTTTTTTCTCACCTATTAATGTATTCAACATCAATGAAACCTTTTTAGATGATTTAATAGATTCAATAATTTCCGCTTCATTAAATCCTATATATGAATTGGAATTAGCAGCTTGAGCAACTGCATTATTCACTATTATTTCTTGTAATCTTTCTGGAAGCATAAGAATAGCATCTAAAACACCTTTACCAATACGTCCATTAGTCATTATATCAATCTGGGCTTCTTTTATAAATTTATTAACCCAATATATTTCTTCCCCAGTTTCATCTTGTAAAAGTAATTTTGGCGATTCATAGTTATCTTTAATTTTTTTATAATTTTCCTCAAAAATAGCAATTTCATATTCATGATTTTTTATAGTTTTCTTCATACGTTTTAAATTATTTTTTTGTTTCTGAATTTCTAATTTTTTAATTTTTTTAGTTATATCAGTTTTAATTTTATTGTATTCTTCTTCAGATTTTTTTATTTCTAATTCTAAAATTTCATAATCTATTAGTATATCTTCATACGCATTATATCGAGTTCCTAATTCTAATAATATTTGTTTTAGAATCTTATAGTCTGTCATTTTTTCATTAATAACAAAATTATCAATTTGATATTTAGACATTGTTGTAGGTTGCATATCAATAAGTTCTTTGATTTCATTTTGATATTTAGACATAGATACACCTCACAATTTTTAAATTATTTTACAATATTTTCATCAATAAATAAATTCAATAATATATCTGTATCCATAATTTTTAATCTATCTTCAAGTATCTGTTTTTCAGCAATAATTTTAGCAAAAATTTGTTTAAATTCTTTATTTTTAGTAATAATTTTTTCAATTAATATTTCTTTACTAATATTTCGTTCTGAAGATAAAATATCTATAAAAGGTGTATCCATATCCCCATTTTTATACTCAATAGCTTCTGAGTATTGTATATCCCATGAATCAGATTCTCGACCATATTGTTTATATAAATTATCAATTTTTTTATCAAACATACGGATAATTTCTTTCTCTATTAGAAATTTTTTAGCTTTCACTTGTAAATATAACTCATCATCAGTCATAATTATTTCTTTTTTTTCATTGTTTGGGTTTGGTCTATTATATTGATCATATCTTTTTTTTGAATGATTAATAATATTAAATGTTTGTAAACCCTTAGCAATATCTAATGATATTTCTATCATATTAAAATCTTCCAATATAATATTTGTGTATCCTACGTACCAGTCTAATTTTATAGGGATACTACTAGGGATAAATGATTTGGTGAAATTATGTGGAAATTCACCTACATTATTAGCTGTATATATTACAATTTTTTTATCTTTAACTTTGTTAATTATTGGATAATCTATTTCTGGTATTGTCATTTTTATACTCCTAAGTTATTTACTTTTTCTTCTAAATCTGCTATAGCTAGACTTAGTGAATTTATTCTACTATCAACATCACTTTGGCGATAGTATCTATCATCGTGAGTATGAGCATTACTAGTAATATTTATTAAAGGTGTATTTTTTACTTTACCCCAATCAATTTTATTCGCTTCATCTAATATTATTTGTTTATTAATTTCTAGTTTTAATATATCCATTATATTCTCCGGTTTTGTTATAGTTCTATTGAACTGGCTCCACTCTTATTTAAAGAAAGAGATACAGATTGTGTAATTGAAAGAGTAGACCACATCAATTTATTAGTTAAATCACCATCTATTCCTCCTGCTACAATCATACCAAAAAATTCAGTTGTTGATGTTGATGAATTATCCATATCATCTATAAAAATATTTATTGATCTAAAGCTTTCTGTTAGATAATTATGCTCATAATTACCATTTATTTTTGAAATCCAATAACCTAAATTTGAACTTTTATTTAGGCCTGTTGTTATTCCGATTGTTCTTATCTCTGATAATTCTTTTAATACTTCTGTTGTATATGTTAATTCTTTTACCATACCTAAGTCTGACCCCTTACAATACCCAATAACACTAGATGATAAAAATGGTCGTCCAGATACATCAACCGGATTATCACTTTTAGTTTCCCATATATCTAATAATTGATTGAGTTTATTCCAACCAATACCATCCGTAATAAAACCTAAGCTTTGAACAGCAAAATCTATTAATGATGCTTTTGGTTCAATATTTGATTGTTGAACCGATTCAATTGTTAATGTAAAGTGATAAAATTTATCAATTATTCTATCTGTATTAGTAAAATAACCAAATTCTTTTGACGAAATACCAGGAGCATTAATACTTATCATATTAGTATTTGTTGAAATCTCACTAGTTACTTCAGTTGAAAAATTATAATTATGTATTTTAGTGTTATTTAATAGTCCACCTGCCATCATTATATCTGTTTTATAGGATAATACTTCAATACGTTTTTCAAGCAAATCAAGCTTATCCTCTTCCAATTTAAATTTATCATTAACTATCGACGATTTGTAATATAAATCATCATGATTATGTCCGGAAGCACTTACTAAAGTTGATGGTATATTTTTAAATCTTGTCCAATCTATCCTGTTATCAGTATCAAATATATTATTATTATCTACTTTAAGTCGGTTTAATTTTGCCATTGTTTATTACCTTATGATTCTGCCATTCCAGCTGATGATTGTGGTATTGCTAATGATCCACCCAATACATTACTAGCAGTCTCTGTTTCCCATACCATTTTTTGAACTTTCCCATGCTGTGCACCATCATAGCCACCCATCATAAACCCTTCTTTCTCAGACCCTAACGCATTACTTTCACCGAAACCTTCTGTAAAACAGACGATATTAGATACAGTATTATTCAACATATCTACTCGCCAATTATTAGCAGTTCCATAATCTATCCAATAACCTTTATCTTTATCTTTTGAAAGTCCAGCAGGGTGCTGTCTAATCTGCTGTGTAGTACCAGTATCTGTTACATTTGTTAAATAATCAAATTTTAATGAAGTTCTTTCATAATTACCAGCTTGAACAACATATCCAAATGTTTCTGAAGATAAACCTTGTCTTCCCATACCATACCCATTAAGTGTAGACGATACACTATCAATAGTATCAGTCAGAACAGATAACTTAGACCAACCTGCATCAGCATTTGATAAAAATATTTTAGACTGTGAATAGATATTATAGATTGTTGATTTTGTATTATGCAACGTAATATTTCCTAAATATTCTTCTACCTCTGTTAAATATGTAATTTTATCTAAATCTCTCCCTGTTCTAGTATGATCTCCACCCTTTGTACTACTATTGGCATCACCAAAATAATAACCTTTCAATTCCGATGAAGCTCCAGGTGTATAATACGATGCAACTGTACCTATTTGTCCGATTTCAACTCCAGTTTCAGTAACAGTATTAAAACGTTGAACTCTTTGTGCATAAACATATCCACTTTTATAACCACCGTTTAAAAAACCTTTTGTTTTTAATGGTCTAATAGTTAATGCCTTTGTTAGAGATGCTACTTTATTCATTATACGAGTAAATTCATCTTCAATAGTATTTTTACTCATATATTCATTATCATGATTATGAGTACTAGTATCAACTAAAGCTGGAGGAATATTAGAAATTGCATCATAATTAACTTGAGCATTAGAATCAATTACTTCTTGACCATCAACAGTTTCTATTTTTATCAAATCAGCCATTTATATCCCTTTTAAAATTGAAAAACCGCAATACCATTCCATATTTCATATTTACTTTCACCTTCAGTTTCTATTTTAATCGATTTCTCTATTTCTATATTTATAGTTTCAAATCCATATTTTATTCCCTTTTGAACAGCATCAAAATTATAATCATCAAAAATCAATATAGTATCTTTCTTAAATAAAAATGAATATAAATTTATAAACTGTATAATATCTTTAACATTATGAGGACCATCATAAAATATCAACTCAAATTTTCTTAATCTTAATTTAGACCAAATTTTTTTTGAAAAAATATCACCAACAATTAATTTGATATTATCAATAGATTTTATATTATTTTTAAATATATCATATGTCTTATTTATTACAGTTTTTTTTATTTTAATATTATTTTTTATTGGTAAAATTTCAATATCAGACCAATTATCTATGGTCGTAACTTCTTTTGCATAATATGATAATGCTAGAGTAGTTGCACCATATAAGCTACCTATTTCTAATACATCCTTATTTCTTGCTAATTCAGCCAATATATTTTGAGTTTTAAAACTAGTTAGTCCTTCTATTCGATATATATTATTAGGAAGTATATTTCTATTACTGATAGTATGGATTAATTCTGCATTCATATCATTTTTTAAATAAATCATCACAATAAGTACAATCCCAACAATCAAAATTACAATTTTTTACTTTTTCTATCCATGTATGATATTCAATATCTTTTATATTATATTTAATACGAGTATAATATAACTCATCTATTATTTCGGTTTTGTCATACGTAGATTTAATTATATTTAAGCTATTTAAAAAAACATTTTTAGATTCACGACCATGAAGTTTAAATGCATCAATCATTTCTAAACCGTTCATAAATTTCTCATCATTTATGACTGATGCTTTTTTTAATAGTAACTCTGGAGATTTCTTTTCCCATTCAAGACAACTAATTTTACCCATTGACGATTTAAAAAAAATATTTGGTTGGGTTTTAATATCATTATGTACATTGTATAAATAATGTTCATTCTGTATAGGACAATTACCTATACAGTTCTCATTAAATAAAATACTAAGTTTAATAGTCTTACCCAATTTTAATTCTGCAGCTTTTCTGGCTTTATCTATAATTTTAAGTTTATTTTGATTACGTAATAAATTTCTATCTAAATTAATATAATCAAATCCATTTATTGCTAGATTGTAAATTTCTCTTGGTTCAGATACACTTTGCAAAACTGTATTTTTTATATATAAATCAGGAAAAGATTTTTGTAATTTACCAAACATAAGCCATGAGGTAAAAGGAATTGTTATCGATTTAACACCCAAATTATATAATGGTGTAAAATGTTTAATAAATATATCTAAATTTTTCTCTGATGGAGATATAAAAATATTATTAAATACAGCTGAAATAGGTATTTTTGTTTCATTCTGAATAATTAAAGCATTAGAAATTAATGATGGTATATCTTCATCACTAAATATACTACCCATAGCATCTTGTTCAAAAGGTGGAATACGTACTGTAAAATATAAATCATATATTAATGATTTATGTTTTTTTAAAAAAGGGATAAATTCTTCTCTAATATACTTCGGTTCAAGATCAGGGTATATAGGTAATGAAAACATTTATTCTCCTTTTAATTTTTTTACCTCATTCATCAATTCTATAATTTGTTTTTGTTGTTCTTTTATAGCTTCAACTAAAACAGCAGTTATTTTTGAATAATTCATTCCTTCAATTTCACCATTATCAATTAGAACTAATTCGGGAAGTACTAAATTAACATCTTCAGCAATAAATCCAATATCATCTTTTTTTGTATCTTTCCATGTATATCGAACTCCATCTAATTTAGATACAATTTCTAATGGTGTTTCTATCAATTTTACATTTTCTTTATATTTAATAGAAGATGTTTCAATTATTGTTCCTGCTGTAAGTGTACCATCTACGGTTAAATCTTTCAATATATGGTAATTTTCATTCATAGTAGTGTCTATATCGGTTCGTACAAATTGTGTTTCATTTAAACCATTTAGTAATAAACTATCTTTAGATTGACTATTAATACCTAAGAAATATTCTTCTAAATTACCGTACAATACCGACCATATTTGACCATTTTTATTAAATTTAATAGTCTCAATAGTATCCATAGTATAAATATATTCATTTATATTTGTACTACTAATAATATCGATAGTAGTCAGATTTTCATTTAGAGAATAATAAAACCATTCTGTTGATAAGGACCATGTTAGTATTGAACCATCTAATTTTAAATTAGGATTTATAATCTGTTCAGCCGATGTTGTTTTATTGAGAAAATTTGTTTCTATATTTGTTGTTAATGTAGAAATCCCACTATTTAAATCAGCTTCCACTAATTGAGCTCTATTAGTTTCATTATCTATATTTGATTGTAATGTAGTTTCAGCAGTTGTTGCTCTATTAGTTTCATCTGATATTGACTGTTCAATATTATCACTACGTTCATCATTAACCAAAACATAATTAGCGAAAACATCATCATTTTCAATATCAACCGAATTTATCAATGACACTATCTCTGCAAATGAATCTTTGTCAGCATCACTAGCCGATAAGATTGAATCAATGCGTTCTTTTTCAACATTAATACTTTCAACATTTTCATTTATAGCAGAAACCAAATTTAATTTAGAGTTAGTTTGTAATTTATTAATATCACCTTCTACTATAATTGCTCTGTTTACTTCATTATCTATATTTGTTTGTAATGTAGTTTCAGCAGTTGTTGCTCTGTTTACTTCATTATCTATATTTGTTTGTAATGTAGTTTCAGCAGCTTGAGCTCTAGTAACTTCATTATCAATATTACTTTGTAAAGTAGATTCAGCAGTTGTTGCTCTGTTTACTTCATTATCTATATTTGTTTGTAATGTAGTTTCAGCAGCTTGAGCTCTAGTAACTTCATTATCTATATTTGTTTGTAAAGTAGATTCAGCAGCTGTTGCTCTATTAGTTTCATCTGATATTGAATTATTTACAAATGGCTTGGTAGCTACTTCTTCTTGATTAATAACATCATCACTATCTATAACTGGAATTTCAACATAATCCATCGTTTCATTAAAAGTTAGAATATTTAATTTACCCAAACTTCCACGATCGATTTCTATACCGGTATTTTGAAACGGTGAACCTACAAAACCGTTATTTAACGTTATTACATTATCTGAGACTGTTAATGTTGAAGATTCTATTTCAACATTTTCACCCATTATTTTTAAATCACCAGTAATATTTATGTCACCATTAATATCTAAATTACCATTTACAGATAAATCGTTTTTAATAATAATTTTACCATTTTTATCAATAGATAAATTTTCAGTATCTACTTCAATATAATAAAAATTATTTTCATCTGAAGTTATAGCAAATTTTCTATCAGAAACGATTAATGACGAATCAACCCAATCAAAACCTTTATCCATAATAATATAGACTTTCCCTGATATTGATTCATTAAAAGATAAAGTCATTATACCATGTTCAATAGTATAGTTAAAATTGGATGTGTACACTCTATCATTTTGATCATATACAATAACATGTATATTATGAGTATAAAATGATATAGGAAATGACCATATATTCTTTTCTTCAACTTCAACATACATAACAATTTCTTTTTCATACGTCATAGGAAACCATTGACCTATATCTGAACCAGTATTATCTAAATCAACATAAATATATAATACACCATTGACAACATATAATTCACCGTGCCTTGCATATTTAGGCAATTCATTATCAGAAAATTTTGCAGTTATTCTATTATCAGTCACTATTGATTGAATCATCAAAGGTTGAGCCATCATTATATCCTATTATTTTACTTCTAAAACTTTAAATACTTGTTTAATTTCATCAATCAAACCATTCATATTATCACTTTTTGTTAATTGACTTCTAACCATTGTTTCAATAAGAGTACTTAAACTTTTCCAATACCTAGTTTTATTTAAATCCTTCCCTGTTATTTCATCTTTATTCGAAGCATACGTCTTTGTTATGTCTTTCATAATCAATTTAATTATTTCATTCAAGGTTTCACTTTTTAATGATACCATTGGGTGAACAAACATTACTTGACCACCATCCTCAAAATCAATTATCGTCGAACTAGATGTATGCTGAATTTCCGTCATACCTATCATTTCCTCAATAGCTTTATCAATATCTTCTGTGGGTGTTTCCATATCATTATTTTCTTCTGGCGGAACATCAGTTGAATTGTCTGTTTCATCACCAATCACAGCATCTTCATCTTCGGCAGTATCATCCTGAACTTCTTCTGTACCCTCAACTGGAGCTTCGCCTGCTCCAGGATCTTCAGTATCAGTTTGAGCATCATCCAAAGTCAGTTCATCAGTATTTTCAGCCGGAGCCTCTTCATCAGCTTCTTTTAATTTTATCATTTTATTCTTATTTAGAATATCAATCAGTCTAGACATTTTAAATCTCCGTTTTATTAATTATCTTTATTTATTCTTTATTCAAACAAAATTGTAAAATAAAAAATAAATAAAATAAAAAGGTATTAAATTATGATAATTAATAAAATTATAGCCGTTGAAGGTCTTGATAAAACTGGAAAATCTTCATTTTGTGATTCGTTTGAAATGGTATGGAATCAAATACAAGGAACAAATGGAAAAAAATTAAATAGATTTTCATTCCCAAATCCATCTACCCCTATTGGAGCTATAATTAGAAATGAATTAAATTCATCAAATCCGGATTCATCGATAGTAAACACACCCAATTTTTTATCCGAAATGAGTCACTATTGGATGAATGAATTATTTTTAAATACTAAACTTATTAATGATAATAATAGTAATAATTATCAAATTGTGAATACTAACATAATTAATGAGTCAAATTATCTATTTGATCGTTATTTTATATCCACATTAGCATACCAAGCATTTTATAATAATAGTAGAACTGATTTAGAATTTATAAAAGTTGCTCTCAATACAAATAAATTTATAAAAATGCCGACAGATATTATATTCCTTGATTTACCAAACGATTTAATAATTGAAAGAACGGAATCTGATATTAAAAATGGTTTGGTAGACTCTAATGATACTTTAGATATAGAGATTTTAAATAAACGTAGAGATGCATATTTTAAATCGTTAGAATTTTTAAAAGGTTCTGGTGTTAATATACATTGGTTTGAAGATGTAAGTTTATATAAACCTGAAGATTTATCGAGAGTTTTATTAGGTAAAATATTTTGATTTTGTTTTAATATAGGGTGGACCCTATATTAAATAGCTTTAAGTATTTCTATTACTGTTGTTTTACCACCCAATTTTCGTGATATACTTTTTAAATCATCATATAATTGAATATCTTCTTCAGTAGCTTCACCGTTATTTATTTTATCCAACCACACTCTTACATCATTAGCAGTAGTTTTACCTTTCTTTCTAGGTGCAGATTCAAATAATTTTGAAATTCTCATATTAATCTCCTTTTTTATTTTATTTATTTCTATTTTAGGATTTCATCTATTTTTTCTTTTACATATGGTAAAATTTCATCCAATCTTGGAGTTTTTACTTGCAAACTATTTTTAAAAAAATCCGTTTTTACTATATCCACCCACATAAGATTAAATTCGTATGCAGCATTATAAAATTCACCCATATCTTTTGATAATAATTGTCTAAATAGAATATCATCTTTTATACGTTGATCATAATCATCCAATAATTGAAAATATTTTTCAATGAATTTACCTAAAACGATACTATCAATATCCAATCCTTCAGTTCGATATAACAAAGACTTACTGTCTTCATTCATTTCTGGAACTTGATATAATATAAAATCTCTATCATCAATCATTATATTTTTTACCGCTTCTACAAACATTCTCATAAAAAGAAGTTTATCTTCTAATTCTTCCGAATTATAACCTAAAGCTTTTATTTTTTTTAAATTTTTTTCCGTAGAAATTATAGAATATTGATCCGATACTAATCCTTGATCTTTTAATTCTAAATACAATTTTAATTCTATCATATCATTTTTTTCAGTTAAATAATAGATTGTTTTAAGATTCTGTGATATTTTAAGTATTCTTTCTTCTGATACATCATTAATATTAAAACGTTTATACCAAATACCATATTTTAGTTCATAGTCATATGATTCTATATCATCAACTTCAGACCCTAATATTTCCAAATCGGTCTTGTTTATATAACCGTCATTATTAACATCATATATAGGTTTATTATTTTTATCTAATGCTAACACCATAGATAAATCCGGTGATATATCAATTTGCTTATTATTAAATTCATCGGTTGAAATTGGTAAATTTGAAGGAATACTAATTAAATCAATGTTATTAGTTAGCTTTGTATTCAACGAATATAAAATATTCGCATATTCAACAACGTCATATTTTGTAATATTATATTTTTTATTAGCAATTTTAAATAAATCATAATCATCTAAATCATTAATATCTAATAAATTATCTTTTATTTTATTAAATAATAATGTAGCGATTATAAATTTATCAATATTTTTAAATGAAGAATTTAATACTTTTTCTATATCAACCACTTTTTGAATATCATTACTTAACTCTAATGGAATTTTTTGTCCATTAATAAAATATTTATTGGAATCAAATAAAGTATCCGTTGGATCATATAATAGTCCACCAAATATATAACATTGTGTATCTATTGTTATAGCATAAATATTCATAGTACCTAATACAGGTTTAAAATTAAATTTTTCATCATATTCCATTTCAATCAAATTATCATTTTCTAAATAATATAATTTTTGGTTAGAATCTAATTTCAGATACATATCGACACTTAAATCCTCATTAATTACAGTTTCAATTTTATCAATTATGAAGTTAGTATTATATATTTTTAATCGTTCATCAATTTCAAAATCTTTTGGTAATTCAAATTTAATAAATGTAGGTTTAATTTTACTATCAATATTAAACAATATAGATTCTTTTTTTACTTTGAAATTAGTAAGTACACTATAATACATTTTCATTCTATTTAAAACATCATCGATATCAATTCTAGGGGTACCAAATATATTTAATTTTTCAGCATTAGATATTTGTATATCTGTTAAGTTAAAACCAAATGTTACCAAATTATTATCTAATAATTTTAAATAAATTTCAATAGTCTCACTATCATCATGAATTATAGTATCAAGTATTAAATTATCAGCTTTCAAATCTTGTGCTAATAATTTTTCTTGCATATTAAAATTTTTGTAGAGATATTCAAGATCTTCATTTTCATCAATTAACCAATTTATATATTCAATAGAAAGGACTTTTTCTTGACCTTTATATATTATAGAAATATCTTCATCAGTTAAAATATGACCGTCATAACTAATATACCCTTCATCTTTCAATATATTAATTATATCTAATGTTTCAGAATACATTTCTTTTAAATTAGAATTCTTTATAAATGATATAATAGTAGTTTCATTTTGTGTTTCTTTATTAATATTCCTACTATTATTATCAATTATCTCATGCCCAACAGAATAATCAGTCGCATTTAAATCGACCCCTTGAGTAATATTATCTTTATCTAGCATAGATAATTCAAATTGCATATTTGTTGACCAAATGCGTGGCTGTGATAATAACCATCCACTCAAATTAAAATTCATTGTTACTAGCGCAGAATATTTTTGAGAATCTGGCTCAGTATCAATGTCTAAACTTTCTAAAAAAACTTCTGTTGTTGAGACTGGACATCTAGGAAGTGGCTCTATTGTTACTTGTTGAGGAGTGTTAAAGTAAGGTACTATTTGTTCAACTATTTCAAATGCTTGATAATCACTACTAGCCCACAATAACAATTCAAATGTAAATTTAAAGGGAGCTGGTTTCATAGCTACATAACCTGTTCCATACCCTAATGGTCGTAAATCAACAGTAATAGTATCAAGAGGAGCTCTTCTACGTTCTAAATTTTGCTCCATAGATGTCATACGAAATGAAAATAAAGGTACGGATATATCTTTTAATCTATTTCTATTATGGGTTTCATCATTATCTACGTTCATTTCTAAATACGATATTATATCTGATGGAGAACCATAATGAATCGGTACACTTTCTAATTTACCATTTCGATTTTTATAAGGTATTTCAGAAAATATACTTGCAAACCCAATTAAATAATTTTTTATCTGTCGACCTTCATAATAAAAGTTTTGATTCATAATTTACTATTCCTTTTATAATGTCATAGTCATTATATCTAATGCAGTATCAATAGATTTTTTTCTAGGTTTACTATTATTATGACTATCAGTTTTTGTTTTTTCTTTTTGTATTTCTGCATTAGATTTATGATGTTCCGTACCATCCATAATATCTAAAATACTTTCCAATTTTGTATATGTATCTTTATATGATTCATCATATTGATCTAATTGTGAGGTATAATTATCATAAGTAACTTTACTTAATGTTACCATACAAAATATGTTTTCCCATAAATTTGAGTGTCCATAAAATACATCAGCTACTTTAAATTTTGTTCGATCCATAACAGTTTCGATTATATCACCAACTAATGGTTTTCGTTTTAAAATTTCTTCTAAATCTGTTACATGAATATATAATTGGTGGTCTGAACCGGCTGGCATCATAACACCCCATTTTGATAAATCATTTTGATATTCCTGAGGTGTCCATGTTGCTACCATTTCTAATGGTTTTCCTAATGTTATATGCGTATGATCTTTTAAACTATTATCAAAATCTAAAGATTGCAATGAATCATTTGAGGCTGGGTCAATTGGAAAATATAAGATTGGAGCACCATCAAGATGTATTTTTTCTCTCGCAATACGTTTAATAAACAATACATCTTTAGGTTTATTATTATAAACTTTTCTGGAATTTGGTCCTGATTCAGATAATGTCCCTTTTACAGTATATGATGTAGGTAATATTTCATTTAAAAAATCAGTTCTAGTCATAAATTTATCTCCATTATTTCATATATTTATTTATTGTTCATTATTATTCGATAAATTTATAAACTATCCGATATAAATACCACCATTCATAATAACCGATTTATCAAATAACTCTTGTTCTAATTTTTCAATTTCTGTTTGAGCTTGTGAAATTAAATCTGATCCATTCATAGACATATCTTGAGGAGCAGATACACTTGAATATTTACTACGAATAATACCTAATGTAAATTTTGCTTGAGCTAAAGCATACTTTTGTATCCAAGGATCAGAATATATTGGAGCTAAATCTTTATACCTCATAACTTTCGCAGCAACATTTAAATCTGATGTTGGAGCAAAATCAGTTTGTATAAATCTTTTATTATCCCTATATAATATCCTTGTAGATACAGGATTAATTACCCGTTGTAAATCATTATCTTGATTATTCATAGCTAACATAGCATTTTCATAAGACTTACCTACTGTTTCTGGAATTAAGGATGTCCCTTGTTGCCCTGCCATAGCATTCATACTTATAATAAAATCTATCGAATCATCTATTTCATGATAATTTTCGCCTGCTTTTAATGGTATGACAACCCATTCTTCATTCCATGCCTCAGATGAATTATGACCATAATAATTTATAGCGTGATATATAGACATATCTAAATCTTCATCAGACAATTCAACATCTGTTTGTGATGCTCCCAACATAGATAAAATGTATTGTTTTAAGAAATCTTTTGTCATAATATTTTTAATAAAGAATCTTTATGATACTTTTTTCTTTCTCCCTCTTCTTTTAGGGGTTGGTTTGTCTTCAACTTCTTTAATAGCATCACTAATTTCAATATCTATATTATCATTTGATTGAATATCTTCAGTTTCGACAACTGACGTTATTTTATCTGCTACTTTTGCTTTTGGATTGGTTTTATTAGTTTTTAATTCATCACCATCTGGAACTTCACCATTAAAAATAAACATTTTAAGATATGTACCCGTAAGTTGTTTTTTAACGATAATTTTATCACCAGTAAATAATTTTACTGTTTTATTTTCTCCCGGAATAGTAAAACTAAATATCCCTGGTGTTACACTTGTATATTCATATGCCATAAAATTTTCCTTTTTCTTTTTATTTATATTAATTAAAGTTTATCTAACTTTTCATTTAATACCTTCAAATATTTTCTTAATCTACTTTTTTCACGTTTAGCTTGTGATAATTCTTTCTCTTGAGATTGAATATATTTCTTTTGTTCTAAATAAGTCATCTGTGTTTTTGATTTCACCATACGTATAGTATGATTGATAGATTGGATTATACGTTCATAAAATTGAGTTAAATCCCGTATTTTAACTTTAAGTAAGTCTAAATCGTGTTTTGAAGGATTTTGAGAAAGGATTTCTTTAATCCTTTTCTCAGTAATAAGTTTCTTTTTGGCTTCAGCTTCTATTTCTGAATTTGGTCCACCAACTCTAACATTCATTTTTATGCCTAATCTTGAATAAGGTATTTACCTTCTCTCATAACTTTACAGCCTAGTTCATCTCTAGCTTCTTTCATAAAAGTTTCACCAGTTCTTGGATTTCTTACTTTTCTAGCATTTTTATGTTTTTTATACACTTTAAATAACGATCCAAATTTTACTTCTCCACCATCTTTTACTTCTTCTGCAATAATTTCAATTAAACCATTCCAGATTCTTTCACATTCTGCTTTAGAAACTTTTTCTTCACCAATGATTTCTTGTAGTTGTACTACCATATCTGCTTTTGTCATATTAACTTCCTTTTTTTTTAATTTGAATAAGATATCAACCTTATTTTTATAATTCATTTTTATTTATATCAAAAAAGACCTCAAAAATCTTTTTTTATACAATTATTCCTTAATTTTATGACTTTTTTTTAAAAAATCAATCAATAATACATACGCATAGCCAATAGCATGCGGTTTTTTATATCTATACACACCATCATCAATACCCATTTCTTTATATTGTTCATTAAAAATGGGGACACCATATGTGTCTTTTAAAATATCATAATACTTTATATCTTTACTAATCTTTTTTTTTATTTTCATAGCTTTTTTTAAAGTATCATATTTTTTAATTGATCCAGGTCTTATTATAGATAAAACCATAGCAATATCAAATACCGATGAAACCTGAAATTCTTTTAATATCGATGGATATTTACTAAGTTGATATGGTTCATTATACTTATATAGTTTATTCCAATCAATTTCTTCCATTTCAATTAAATCTATAAATTCATCCATTTCATCATTTGTAATATTATCTAAAAATGTATTATTCAAAATATCAATTTTTTGATAATTATTATTCTCCATAAATTTATAATCGGCTATTGCAATTTTGTTAAATTGAGGTATATTTTTATACAAATATATACCTGCTGGATGAGGTTGATATTTTCCATTATTTTTAACCGACGCCCTTATAAATTTAGACCTAATATCATTTGACAATTTAGAAGGTATATCTAAATCTAAATCTGAAAATTTCATTTTATATCCTTCTCATACTTATTTTACAATAAATTCATATAGGATTTATTTCAATAGTTGAAATACCTCTTGATTTTGTAACCATTATAATTTCTTTAACTTTTTCTTTAATTTCTTCTCTATGAGAAATCAAATAAACCCGCATTTGTTCTTCTTTTGCTACATTTTTTATAAAAGTGTAAACACTTTCTAATAACGCACCATTAATACCACTATCAAGAACTTCATCCATAAAAATAGCGTTAAATTCAACATTATTTTTAAGTTTAAATACTTTCATTAATGCTATCATTATCATAATATTTCCAATCCTCTTTTCACCATTCGATAAAGATGCAGGATTAACTTCTTTCCCCAATTTCATAACCCTAATGGTGAAATCAGGGTTAAATTGAATATGAATATTATAATCAGGTATTAATTTTTTAAACCCTCGTAAAATTTCATTGGACTGTTTTATAAATTTTCTTAAAAATTTACCTCTTGTTTTAGGATCTTCAGACAATTTGATAAATGCTTTGATATTTTGTATCCATATATCAACTTTATCTAATGTTTCTGTATCTATTTCCCGAAGTAAGGATTTATTTGCCTCTATTTCCATCAAATAATGGTTTTCTTGATTCATTTCATTTTTTAATTCTTTCTTAATATTCGATAATATAATATCAATATTATCCAATTCTTTTTTATCAATTTGTGTTTCGATTTCATCTATCGCTTCTTTAATTTCAAATAAAATACTTTTTTTATCTTTAATTTTTTTTAAGATTTTTTGTTCAACTTCCTCAAATTCATTTAAGCTCTTCTCAAATGAAATTATTTCTGACCCAATTTTTTTTAATTTATCATCACTTGCTATTATTGCATCTGGATCTTCCCAATCTTGATGACAAGTTGGACAGATATTACCTTTCAAACTTTTATTATTTTCTTCTTCTGATTGATAATCGTTGACTAACAATTCAATTTCTCTATCAACTCGTGCTAATTCAGTTTGAATATCTTTCAACTCAATTTTTAGTTCTGAAATAGTTGACATAATATTAGTTTTATGTTCTTTTAACTCATCTATAAATGCAAATTTATCTTTTTCTTCTTCAATATCAATATTATTATAAAAAACTATACTTTCTTCCAGTTCTTTAATACGTTTATTTCTACGTTTTTCAAATTTCTCTGAAGATTCCTTCAGTCTTTCTATTTGTGATTCTATTTGTTCATTTGAAATTTGAACCTCTCTCAATGAAGATTCTAATTCAGCTCTAATAATCTGTTTATCTCGAACATCATCTTTTATCTCATTAATCATATTATTAAATAAATCAAAATTAAAGATATTTTCAAGAACTTTTTTTTGATTTGATGGCGTCATATTTAAAAAAGGTTTATTATGTTCTGAAGCTACAGAAAATAATGATGTTTGTAAAAATGTTTCAAAATTGATTTTTATTAATGAGACAATAAGTTTATCATTATCTTTAATATCAGCTCGTGATATATTTTCCCATTGAATAGTACCTTTTTCATCTTTATCAATTTCTTGATAGATATTCAATATATTTGGTTTTCTACCCCTTTCAATTTTAAAGAGTGTATTATTCATTTCAAATGTCAAAACCACTAATGCATTTTTACCTTTTATATAATTTACAATCTCATTAGCTTTTACGTTTGAAACAGTTTCACCAAATAATGCATATGTTATCGCTGCAAGGAATGATGATTTACCAGAACCAATTTTTGACCCCTCTGTATCTTTATCTATACCATCTATCAAAACAACTGTACTTTTAAATTGATCTAAATCTACTTCCTGTTTATCACCATAACTATAAAAATTTTGTATTTCAATTTTACGAAATTTAATCTTCATTTATCTTCCATTTTTTTATCTTTCTACATATTTTACATTAATAGGATTTTAAAACTATATTTTATTAGACATTTATTCCTGATAATCTTTAGATTTTTCTCTAAGATATTCTAGAGCTTCTACAGCGTTATCATCTGTAATAATCTTAGTCATTTCTGTTAATAGATATTCCATATAACTAGGATCTAAATCAGCAACATTGTCATCTGTTTCATCTTCATCATCTATTTCATCAATATCAAACGCATAAAATTGATCGTCTAATACTAAATCATTAATTTTATAATCCAAAATTAGTTTTGTTTTAAATTCCTCTAATTCAGAATATTTTAATTGTTTATCAATAACTAGTTTGAGATTGTCGCCTGGTTCAAATATTTTATTTAAATCTTCATCTAGACTCATTAATGTCGATAATTTAAATTTGTACATTTTCGGATGATGGTATTCAATAAATTCATACTTATTCGTATCAACATCTAGAATAGTCCAACCACGTTCTTCATCATTTTCACCATAAAAAAATCTACACATATTACCAATATAAGATACATTTCCTCTAGATTGTCGCTTATGAAAATGACCTAAAAAAACATTATCATATATATTAGTTATAGCTTGCATATTCAATCCATCTTCAGCTTTAACAAATTGATTCAACATAAAACCTTGGACTTCAATATGAGCACACATAAATCTAGCTTCCTCAAAAATATGATTTTTAAGATAATCATTTGGGAAATAAGGCATGAAATAAAAATCTGAATCAAATATCGAAATTATTTTTGGAGAATCGATAACCTCAATATTATTATAACCAGAAAAAATATGCAAATTATGCCCATCATTATTATAAGTTTTCTTTGACATATCATGATTACCAACTAATACATAAACTTTATCGAATGTATCATTTATTAATTGAAATGCTTTAGCTAAATAATTCATAGTACTAGTAGTAATTGATTGTTTTACATCTAATGTATCGCCAAGATTAATCATAACTTTGATATTATTATTCTTTGCATAATTACATTGTTCAATAATACCATTTAAAATAATATTATCGAATCTCCCATTTGATTTACCAAAATGCCAATCTGTACTCATTGTAATTTTATTTGACATAACTTACCTTTAAATTTAATAATTTGTTTTTTATTATACAATTAATTTTAATAGGTATTATATGAAAATAAATCATATCAAATAAAGATAGTCTGGATCAAATAATCTATTTCATGCCGAAGGCTATATATCTATCCTTTATTCTATTTGTATTTTGTACAGTCCTATTTTTGCACGAGAAAATATAGTGTTTCCCAGTGACCCTCGAAAAAAACTGTGATTAGATTGTGTAGTTTTCGTGATTAGATTGTGAACCATAAAAAGTACCTTTATTTTATAGTGTTAAAATGCGGCAAAAAACCCATTTTTTAACTCAAAAAATAATTCTTAGTTAAATTTTTAAATTTTAACTTACGTATTTATTTTTAGTTTTTTATATACCTTAAAAAATATTTTTTAGTTAAATATTATTTAAATATATATTTTATTGACAATATACAAAAATAAGATATAAGAAAATATTATATTGAAAACCATTAATTAAAAAAAATGCCATAACTAAGATTTTTTTTTTAAGTTTTTTTCTTATGAAAATTGCCTAAAATTTATATTAAATTTAACTAAGATTTTTTTTTTAAGTTTTTTTTGCCATAATTATACATGATAAGAATAAAAAGAAAAAAACTGTGATTAGATTGTGTAATTTAAAAAAAAGATAAAATGCTATATAAATATGGATAAATATACTTACAAAATATTAAAAATGGGAAGAAACTGTGATTAGATTGTGTAATTTTAATTGTGATTGTAAAATCTAATAAATACAAAAAAATAAGGTTGAAACTATGAGTAAAAAAGATTTAACAAAAAACTTAGAATTAAGAAAACCATCAGAGTTATGTCAAGTTTTATATTATAAAGATTTTATAAAAGAAGAATTTGCTGTTTTAACACCTATTCAAGTTGATTTAATTGGGACTATGTTTTTCTTTATTTCTGATATTATGTTACAACAGGAATTAACGGAAGAAGAGATTTATGAATGGGCATCTCTAAATCATTTTGAAATTAACTTACAATCAATATCTGACGTATTAGGTAAATATAAAAATGGATATTATAATGAGATAATAAAAAATTTACATGAAATATCTAAAATACAGGTTTTAACAAATGTTTTACATAAAAATAAAACACAAGAGTCTATTTTATTTCATTTTTTAAGAAAAATAGCATGGTCGAAAGATAAACAAACTACTAGCAAGAGAGTTAAAGTATGGATAGAGCCAGAATTATTGATAATGTTTTTGAATGTAAAAAATTATTATACTAAATTCTCATTACAAATCCAAGTAGGATTAAAATCGAAATATTCAAAATTATTGTATGAACTTTTAAAAGATTATGTTGGTTCGTATGAAAAACGTATAGAGATAAATATATTAAAGGCTATTTTGAATGTTGATATTATTAATAAACCGTCTTTACAAAAATGGGCTAATTTTAATAGAGATATATTAAAAAAAGCTGTACAAGAGGTTAATGATAAATCTGATATTAAAGTAACGTATGAGGTTATCAAAGACCGCATAGATAAAAAACTTGAAGTTGTTGCTGTTAAATTTAAACTTGAATCTCAAAAATCAATACTTATTGATTATACTGATAATGTATCGTATGATTTAGACACTAAGATTATTTCTAATGAAGAATTGCCTGCAATTGAATTATCTCCTATTGAAATGAAATATCGTTCTTTAGCAAAAAAGAGATTAGAACAAACAAAGATTTTCGGAACTGAAATTAAGAATGAAGAAAAATATCTTGAAACAATTATACGTAATCTTAAATCTGAAAATTTAGAAATTGAGAATATGATAATTGTTGATAATTTATTTAAAGAAATTATATCATATATAGATGTTCCGGAATCAAATAAACCTAAAGTTCTTATTATGGAAAACTTTGAAGGGCAGCCAATCGTTTCTATATCAAATCAATATTTGTTATATTCGCCTATCAATAAATCTAATATTACTGAAACTATTGAATCAACTATAAATAAGATAAATAAATTTAAAGATATGGGTGGGAAGTTCAAAATTATTGAAACAAATGAAATAATTTCTGAAATTGCATATTCATATTTATAGCAAGTTAGAGGTAGTATATGGCTAATAATAACACACAATTAATTTCGGATATAAATGGTAAAGATATAACATGGATAGACCCTGATACAATCGACTATGATAAATTTTCATTGCATTTGTTTGGTCATAATATAATTGATATAGCCGATGAATTAAATGAAAATTATATTAAGGTTATTCAAAATTTTTATGGTAGATATCAACCTATAAATCCTATAATTGGTCAAACATGGTTTAATCAAAATGATCATATGGTATATAGATGGTTTGGAGATAATTGGGTTCAAACAGAATATGATAAAACTTTTGATGTTCAAATTTTTATCAAATACGATCTGAATGAAATAGAATTTATTTTAGATGACTCTATTTTTAATTTTACTATTGATAATATTATAATATATAATCAAAATATGAATGAAGTTAAATTTATTATAGATCCTTTTGATTCAAAAAAAATAATTTTAAAAGAATCAAATATAATTGATTTATATATATTTGTATTTCATCCAAAAGATAGAATAAGTAATCCTAAAATAAATAAAAAAAATGAAATTTATACTTTATCTGGACAAACACAATTTGATATTGAAAGTATTCTTGAAGGAACAAATATTAATAGTTTATCTGTGGATTTAAATGGTATATTATTAAAAAATAATGAATTTTCTATAATTAATAATATTTTAACGATCGATGGGTTGGTATATAGAGTTAAAAATAATGATTTATTAACAATATGGAAACATGGTGGGTCTATTGGGGATTATTATTCTACTTGGCATATTAAAATTGATAAACCTAAAACATATTTACAAATACCTAAAAAATTTAAAAATATTTTCTCTGTTGAAATTATAGATATTGATAATAATAGTTTAATAAATCCTATTTCTGTTGAAGAGAATGATTCATATATTCGATTTAATTTCTTAGAAGATAAACGATATAAAGCTATTATAAACGTTCGTATAATTTAAGGAGTGACAATGAAATATCCATTTAATATTAATAAAGTAGAACAATTAGAATTTGATCCATCAGTTCAAGAAAATGGTTTTGTATGGTATAATACTACTGAAAAAGTATTTAAATCTTGGAGAGATAATGAAATACAAATATTCCTGACTAATTTATCATTACAAGATAGTCTTAATGAATATATTGATGAAAGTATTTCACAGCATAGTTTTAAATTCACATTTGAAGATGTATATACTATAAATATTCGCCATAATAAAAATACTATTTTTTTCAACTATAATATTTTTGATAGTAATTTAAATAGTATGGTTAATAGTTCAATATCTATCATAGACGAAAACGAAATAACAGTAGAATTTATTGATCCCGTAACCGGTTATATATTTATTTATTTTGAATAATAGATTCAAAGATATAAATAAATAAAAAAGAGGTGTTAGATTGATGATTAATAGTAAATTACACAATCCAATAATAGCAAAAAAATCATTTTTATCCAATGCAGTTATTGAAAAATTTAATAATGATGACGAGTTAGCTATAAATGACCTATCTAATGTTACACCTGTTATACCAGAAACTGGTAGAATTTGGTATAATACAGAAAGTGAAGTATATAAATTTGTAAATATTAATGATGGTGAAGTATATATTGATGAATTCTTATCAAAAACAGATACTAGGATTCAAAATATTATATCTGAAATAGAATTCAAAAATAGTATATCGATTATAAAAAGTGATTTATCAAATTTATTAAATATTGATATATCAAATGAGTTATTTGAATATAATGGTGTAGATATTCAATTTAATACTACTTCTACAAAAATAGTTTCAACAGATTCATTTATAATAAATGATGGTATAGTTGATAAAATTATTACTGATCATACGAATAATGAATTAACAATATCTTATGCTACTACTAATATTAATAGTGATGTATCGGTTGATGGTAATGTGATTATATCTGGAGATTTAACTGTTGGTGGACAAACTACAAAAGTAGATATCGCTGCTGAAAATATGACAATTGCAGACAATATAATTATTTTAAATAGTAATTTAACAACAGAAGATCCAAGATTAGCATCAGCAATAGTTGATGGTGTAGATGTTGATATGAATGCAGGTATAGCTGTTAATCGTGGATCTGAAGGTATTGTCGATTTAATTAAATGGGTTGAATCAACTGATACTTCAACTGATGAAACATTAAAAGAGGCAACGGCTAATGTTTCGATATGGAATTATGAGTCGGCTACTCCATCATATGAATTACATCAAATAATAGATTCATATACTTTGGGTAGAGAAATATTAGATAAGTCCGGTACATCTTGGATAGGTTACGATGGTTATAATGGTATAAATTATATAACAGCTGTTAATAATGGTGCAACAGAAGCAGAAGCATTAAATTATTCGTATAAAGTAACTGCAGGAAAACTAGATAGTATTGTTGATGATATAGTTCAGAAAATTGATCATGATTCTTTTAATAGAATTAATAATGTGAGAGTTGGTGAGACAACGACAGCTGGAACTTCATTTCAAATTTCACATAATTTAGGGACTGTGTTTGTTGATGTTAAAATTCAACGAGAAGATAATGGTTCATGGTTTTTCGATATATTACCTATTGAAGTAATTGATGAAAATACTATATTGATTGAAACTTCGGAATCTACAAAAATAAGATATATGATTAGTACTATTGATGGATTTGATATAGATCAAACAACAGACTTAATAATATCATAATATAAAAAAAATTAAAATCTAGGTTTTTTAATTGGATGACCTAGATTTTTATCCAAACTCACTATTTATAACATAAAACTTTTTCTCAAAAAAATAAATTTATAAATTGGTATATTTTTTCTCACATTATATAAATAAAATTGAAATAAAATAAAAAGATTTTAATCTTTAAAATAAGGAGAAATATATGTTAGTAGGTGTAGAAACAAAATTAATTGATAATTCGCCATCATATCCTGGTGGAGACTCATCATTTATTCCAACAATCGTAACATTTGCAAGTAAAGGACCGGTTAATCAACCGTATTTATGTGGTTCAGCTCAAGAAGCTTTACAAATTTTTGGAGAAGCAGATCTTTCAAAAAAACAATATGGTATGTTTGCAGCTTATGAATTTTTTAAACAAGGTTCTGCTGCATGGATAATTAGAGCAGGAGCAGACACTCCGGGTTTTGCTGAAACAACAATCAAAGCCAGAGATGCTAAACCATTATTAACAGTTAGGTATAAAACAAGTGGTGAATTTGGTAATTCATTAAGAGCTGTTTTTCAAGATATAAACCCTATAAATTTTGATGGTGTGGTTACAATGCAAGTTCTTATAGAAATGAAGAACCCTTTAACTCCTGAAGAATGGGCTGAAACTGAAACAAGTCCATATCCAGAATTTATTCCAGTTCCTGGAAAAAATAGATTTAATATAGATTTTGCAACACAAAGAGTATATACTGCTATTGATGATGCAGACCAAGTTAATCATTTTGGTGAATATTTGTATAATCCAGTGTCTGATGAATGTGTTAAACAATTTAATGAATTGGTAAATGGTAATGAAACTGAAGATTTCATGTTTATATTTGAGAGAGAGCCATTCACATCAACTATTTTGATAGAAAAACTTAAAGCGACTGTTAATTTTGCAGGTGGATCGAATGCTATAGAATCGGCTTGGGCACCAATATTCAATTTAGCAGGTTTCAAAAAATATGATGCAGCTAGAGCAGAATTTAGAGAAGAATCAGATAACTATACAATGGCAAAAAATGAATATGTGCAATTACCAATAAATGTACAAAAATATGCGCGTGATAATGGTATTTTAGTACTTTCAGGATTAACTCTAGACACTATGAAACAAGTGGTTTATTCGGATAAATTGATAGATTGGGGTACTTATAACAATGTAGATTGTTCTAATGGTTCCGTAGCATATGCAACAGCATATCCTATAATAACTAACATGGCGCTTGGTGATTCAACTATTATCACATTAAGAGATATTGATGGTGTAGAGAGAGATTTTACAGTTGGTGAAATTAGAAATTATGTTATGCCTTTAGGTGGAGACGTTACAACACATAATTATTTCTTAAATTCGGATGAAGATATTTTCTTATTAGGAGAATTATTTAAGAAAGATTGTCCGCAAGTATCAGATGGCCCTGCTACATTGCCAGCAATAGAAGGTACAGGTAGAAATTATAATGTTGTTGTACAATTTGCTAATGCAGCTGAAAAACTTGCTGAAATTATTGAAAAAATGAATAATATTAAGAAAGATCCAGCAAATCAAGCGTTTAGAGTTGATGCTATTTCTCCAGGTGAATGGGGTAATAACTATCAAGTTTCTGTTGATTATGATGTTTCAATTGATGAAGTTAATATTCATATCTATGAAGAGCGTGGTTCGGATATAGTTGAAATTGAAAATGGTGTATCAGTATCATATAAAGCTGATCAATTAACATTTAAAAATGTACTTATTAGTATTGCTACTCCAGTAGATCCAGCAAACGGTTTAACACATCCAGTTAATGATATAGATCCAGATACAGGAAGTGAAAAACCAGTCCAATTAATGGGTGGAGCTGATATGTTTACGGAAGATGATTATAAAAATGATGAAAAATTGATACCGTATATTGCTGGATCTGTTGCTCATCAAACGGGTGTATGGGCTGTTCAAAACTTTGAAGAATTTGCTTATAAAGCATTAGCGTGCCCTTATTTTTCACAATATGGCGCTGTTAGTGGTGAAATGGTTTCATTAGCTGAAAGCAGAAGAGATTTCCATTGTGTTATTGATACTCCAGATTTAACAGCTCAAGCAGTTATTAATTGGAGAATTAGTGGCAATCATAATTCTAAATTTGAGTCTATTTATTACCCATGGGTTATGAAATTAGATACTATGACTAAAAAAGTTGTAGCTGTACCACCAAGTGGTTCTGCATTACAATCTATGGCATTAACACTTAATAATGGTAAAATCTGTGATGCTCCTGCAGGAACAGTAAGAGGTGTAATCTATGATGCTGTAGCTGTTTCTAAAGATATTAAATTATCACAAGTAATGAGAGACAGACTTTATGGAATGGGTATCAATCCAATTACTAAAGGTCTAACAACAGGTATTCATATTATGGGACAAAAAACAACTTATAATAAAACATCCCCTATGCAAAAAGTGGGAACAATGCTTATGATTGAACAAATTGTAAGAGATTTAACAATGGCTGGTAAAAATTATTTATTTGATTTAAGTATTCCTGCATTATGGGATAGAATTCAAAATGATTTCCAATCATATTTAAATACGTATGTTGTTAATAGTTGTTTAGCAGAAGCAGAAGCAAGTGTAACGGAAGAATATAATCCACCGATTGTATTAGCACAATCTAAACTTAATGCTTTAGTAGCAATTAAACCGAGTCCTTATATGGAACACCTTATAATTCCTATATCAGTTAGCTAATATGATTAACATACCAACCAAAGATTAAATTCTTTGGTTGTACTATTTAGAAGATTTTTTAATCTCCTCATTTTCTTTTTCACGTTGTTTAATCAACTCTTCAATCCAAAATTTTCGTTCGTCAGGTGTCATCAACATAGTTTCACTACGTTGAGTATTCATATGATAATTTAATGCCCAAATTTCAAATAAAATATTATCTTGTTGTATTTTTAATGATTTGAGGATTGGAATAACATCATGTTCTGTGAAGTTTTTCAATCCTCTTCGGAGAAAAAATTGGTTATATCCACCACGACATCAGTTTTTTCTTTATAAGCGCAATGTGCACATTTAACGTCTAAATCTAATACAGTACCAATTTTATTAACTTCAGTAAAATGGTCAATAATATATTTAAAATCTTTAGGATTTACTTGTTCTACCCATTGAGCTATAAATTGTTTATCTTGAACGGTTTGTTTTTCACCCGATTGATCGATTACATTTACTCGTTGAATACAACTAACAATTTTATCTAATTGTTCGGCTATATCATTATCATTAACTTTTTGTATTTCTACGGCTTCTTTAAATACGATAGGTATCATAAATATTTCATAATTTTTAAATTTTAACATAAGTTCATCGAATGAATTTAATTTTTTGATAGGTAGTTTTGTATAGTCTACTGTAATTTCATTGGTATTTGAACATTCCGAACAAGTCCAACTAACTTTTGTCATTTTACCATATGTCAGTACCCTTGCTTGAAGTAATAAAGCTTCAACATCAGCCCGAATTAATAATTCTGGTTTTTTTAATCCTAAAACTGTATTTTTTAAAATGATTATTGGGGCTTTTAAATCTTCAACTAATTTTTGATCTGTCCAAATAAGTTCATCTTTAGTGGTTAATGCTCTAACTTGAACAATACCATCGTGAATAGTTCCCGGTTCAAATATTTCTTCAATATCCTCATATGGGATACCGTGTGATGGTAATTCTGTATCATAATATGTTGGCTCTTGGCTTTGTAATAGTGGATTGATAACACTCATAAAAAATCTCCTTTTTTCTATATAATTTATAGATTTATTTTATTTATTAGTAAAAATCTATGATTTTTAAAAAAATGTAATAAATAAATAAAAAATATGGTTAATAGTGTATAAATAAAAATAGATTAACCGAAAATAGGAGAAAGAAATATGAAGTTTGTTGAAATCGTTGAAATCGTTGAAGACATTGAGTCAAAATTAGGAACATTATCAGAATCCAAGTTAGATCTTATTGAAACAATTCTAGAAGAAGGGACTGATATTGAATTTGATATAGTACATCATTTAGATTACTTGGTTGAATTTGTAGAAACACAAACAGATGAAAATGCTAAAATTATAGCTGAAACAGTTGATGGTTCAAAAATTTTAAATATTATTTTAGAATCTGCTAGAAAAAATGCTTCTAAGCCAGAATTAATAATTGAAGAAGCACTAGATAATATTGAAAATATTGATATAGAATTTTTAGAAGAAGATGAAACAGCATCAGTAACACTTTTATCAATCGTAACAAATAAATTAACAGAGATGTTAGGAGAAGAAACAGTTGAATCATTACCAGCTGAAATGGTATTTGATATTGTAGAAGCTGCAAAAGATTTAGATCTTGATGATTCTGTTGAAACTATGGATTTAGTAGAAACAGTAGAAGAAATTTCTAATAAATTAGAAAAAGCTATAAATGAAGGTGTAATTGACTTTGATTCTGAAGATTATGAGGGTGAATCATTAATGGAATTTTTAGATGATTATGAAGATACAGAAGATTTATTAGAAGAAATGGCACAAGTTAATGAAGAAATATTAGCAGAAGCAGAAGATGAAGATGGAGCTAATTTATTAAGAAAAGCTAAAGGTGCAACAGTTTTAATTGAGAAAAAACTTACTAGATGTAAGCCTGGTGATGTTCAATGTGCGCAGAAAAAAGCTAAAGATGCAAAAAAATATTATATGAAAAATCCAAAATTACATGGTGGGGAAGATATCAAAGATTTATCAATGGATAAATTAACTGGTAAATTAAGAAAACATGTTAAGAAAGCAGCAAAAGCTCATAAACAAGCTACGGGTAAAGCATATTCAGATGAATATTTACAATTTGTTTTGATACCTGGTATTCTTAAACATATGAGAAACAAAGGTAAACATATGAAGGCTAGTAGTAAAATACTTAAATAATTATTTTTAATAGGGTTTGAATACCCTATTAAATTTTAATTCTAATTATCATAAATAAAATTAAAAGGTGAATTTATGATAATTAGAATTAAACCCAAAATTGATAGAAAACTTAAAAAATTATTTGATAAATTATTATCCACTACCGATAAAACTCTTCCATTACATTATAAATTTTTAAAAAATATGACTCCAGATATTAGAGATCAATTTATGAACTATTTTTCATATAAAACAAAATATGACTTAAAAGAATACGAAATACTAAAAAGAAAATATAAAAATAATACAAAATTATTATTAGATTCGATATTAGATCTAGTTACTGATTATAAAGATAGTGCCGTTTGGAAAACTAATCATATTAAAATTGTACGAGGAATAAAATTAGGACAAATGTATCAGATAAAATATAAAAATTATCAACATGATCCATTCCCATTAGTAATTTTTCTAAATTCCTATGATAGTAAGTTTCAAAATTTTAATGCTATTAACTTACATTATTTAATACCGGTATTTCGTGAATTCTTTGTTAAACAAATTTTAAAAATTAATGGACCACGAATAAAAAGTGGAAAAATGCCAATTTTAACAATCGAAATGGTTAGAAAAATCATTCCAGAACTTTCATTAGCATATAGAAATTATAAAGCTGAAGAAATAAAAGTTATTGAAGAAGTTTCTTATAAGCGATGGTTGAGTTATTTAGAAATTGATAAACGTAATATTAGATTACAAAATACTTAATTTAAAGAAAAAAATAAAAAAAATGAATAAATAGTTATATTAAATAAAAGGATTTTATATGAGTTTATTCGGAAGTTTATCATCACTATTAAAAAAACGTAATAATGTAACTGATGATTCATATGGTAAAGAAATTAAAACATGTTTAGTGAAATCGAAACTGAACAAAATTGAATATGAACTGATGTCAATATATTATTACAAAGGTCATACTTCATATCGATCATTTTTTAAATATGTTTTTATGCGAAATATTTCAAAAATTAAAAAGATTCTTGATGAAGCAGAAAAGAAAGCTACAAAAGGTTGTAATATTGATTTTACTTTTGTACGTTTTTATAAAGATACTTTAAATTATATTGATATACCATTTGATATTTTTTCAGAAAAAAGAAATATGCGAATGAATAGAAGAAATAATAAATTATGGAATAAAGCTAATATTGTAAGACTTTTAAGAAATAATCCATCATTACGAGATTTAGATGATGATATTATAAGTGAATCCATAGAATCATTAAGAATGGAGTTATTAAAATAATATGGAATTTAATAAAGGTAGTCAAATAATTGATTATAAAAATGCATCGGAGAAAATGTCAAAGCTCTATACACTTGTTGAAAAATTATCTGGTCAATCAAGTGAAAAAATAAATTTACGAGATGATTTTCTTAATGATGATATTAATCCAACTGAGATTATTAACAGGCTAAATCAATTAGAAGAAAATTTTGCAGATGAATTAAAAAAAGAATTAAATTCAGTTACTCATGATTTTACTAATGATCAAGATGATGAAAAGTTTGCTGCATTTATTAAAGAGATTGCTGAAGAACGTAAGAATTCAAATAGTAATGAAGCAAAAGAAATGTTGGGTTCATATGTTGCAAATTTGGGTAAATCTAAAGAGAAATCAGAAAATACAAATAATATTTCATTGGGTGATAATTCGTTTACACTTGATAGTTTGATTGATGATGGTTTGAAAGAAAATATTGAAAATATTTATAATGTAGATGGTAGTAATATCACTTTTAATGGTGATACTTCTTCTTTTATAGATAGTATAGATACTTTAAGTGATGATCTAATATCTGAACAAAATCGATTAGAAATAGAAACTGAACGTCAAACAAAACTAATTGAACGTCTAGTTAATGATGGTGCTGACAAGTCCGAAATTATAAAAGCTTCGGAGAATTTAAAATCTACTCAAGATTCATTATCAACAGTTATAAAATTACAAGAAGAAAATGCTAAAGTTATAAATGATTTGGGTCCTGCAATAAAAGGTAAAACCAAAAAAAAAGTAGACAATCAAAATATTAAAAATGAATCAAAATCTCAAAAAAAATTAGATGAAGCCGTACAAAAATCAAAATCTAAATTTGATATTCTTTCTCAAGGTACACAAGGATTTTCTAATCAATTAGATAAAGTGAGTGATGCAGCAGGACACTTATCATCCGCATTTGATAATGTTGGTGATGGTATGAAATCATTTGGTGAAGTTAGAAACGTAGGTAATGATTTTATAAGAATGATTAGTAGTGTTGGTGCACCAGTAGCAGCATTAGGAGCCGCAATGGCTATGGCTACTAAAGCGATAGGTATGTATCATAATCAATTAGATATATCAAGATCAATGGGTGATACTAGTGGTAATATGATTTCAGATCTTCAAAATATGCACATTAATTCTTTGATAGATCCGGCTGGATTAAAAGCTCTATCTGATAATTTACAAACTACATTTAATGTTTCGTTAAATAATAATCGTGTTGAAATGGAGAAGGTAGCCGTAAAACAAAGATTGTCTGAACGTACTATGGGTAAAGAGTATGCTGAAAATCAAATGGAAGCACTTAATTCACTAAAAACTGTCTTAGAAGGACAATCACCAGCAGGAATGATGGATGATTTAGCTGCACAAACTTCAGCACTTGCGAAAACTATGGGGGTTAGTAATAAATATGCTCTTGAACAAATTAAAGCTATTCATGAAAATTCAAAACTGATAACAAAAGGTATGAATGCTGATATTGCTAAAGAAATTGAAAAAACTATGGGTGGAATGGCCTCTGGTATGAAACAAGCTGGATTTTCAGAAGAATATATAAAAGCTACTTTAGAGAAGGTGTCTAATATTGCTGCAGACCCAGAAGCTATAGCTGATTCTATTAAAGATATGAATATGATGAATCAGATGGGTGGAAAAGGAGCTGATTTCTTAAAACAGGGATTAGACGCTATCGGTATGAATCAAAAAGAAGCAAATGATTTAGCAGCTAAAGCATCTCTTGTAGGATTTGACGGATTAAGTGAAAAAGATAAGAAATTATTTTTACAAATGCAACAAGTTAATGTTCAAGCACAACAGGTTATGTATTCTGACCTAGCTAAAAAAGTTAATGATGGTACTGCAACAGCAAGCGAGAAAGCAAAACTTCAAATGCTACAACAAAATAAAGATTGGGCTAAAGATTCTGAAGTAGCAAATAAAATAAATCAGCAAGGTGTTGCAGCTACCGTTGCTGCACAAAAAGAAGGGACTAGAGAATTTATAGCTCGTTCAAAAGGAGAAAAATCAACTGCTGATTTAGATAAACTTTTAGTTTCAATGGGTGCTACTGATAAAGAAAGTTATGATAAGATGTTAAATCAACTTATATCGAATGATCAAAATGCCGAAGAAACAAAAAAACAAATGATGATTATTTCCAAAATGAGTGAAACTCAACTTGCTGAGTTAAAAAAGAATGACCCTAAAAAATATGCAGAATACCAAAAAGATGCTTTTAAAATTTCTAATGCTGATTTAATAAAAGAACAAATTAAATTAGCTAAAGATGGTAAAAAATTAACTATGGCAGGTTTAACAAAAAAAGATGGTAGTGCCTTAACGGGTGATGATGTTAAAAAAACGATCGAAGATCCTAAATATTTACAAAAACAAATAAAGGCTAATAGTACAGGGGTTGAAAATACTAAAGATACTATAGAACAAAAAGCGACCTCAGCATTATATGCATTTCAAAATAAAACTATGGAATTGGTTAATGATGTACTTCCGTATTTAAATAAAGCTTTAGCGTTTTTAACTGAAAATATTAATACTATTGCAATGGTTATGGGAGGATTATTTTTAGCAAAACTATTAAAAAGCTCTGGAGCATTTGATTTAATCGGTGGTACTATATCGAAACTTGGTTCCGGTATAATGAAAACTACTAATTTAATAGGTACTGCAGGTTGGAATGTTACGAAAGGTATAGCAATTGGTATAGGTAAATTCACAAAAGGTTTAATGAATTTTCCAAATACAATGAAAAATTTAGCAACCAACATTGGTAAATCTTCATTAAAAATAATAGGTTTTATTGGTAAATCTGCAAAAGGTGCAGTGTCCGGATTATCAAATATTTTTGGAGGATTTAAAGAATCTTTATCTTCGGGAATTGGAAAAATAAAAGATGTTTTTTCAAATGTGGGTTCAAGTATTGGAAATACCTTTAAAAATATCAAATTGTCATTTAAAACAGGAAGTCAGGGTGCTGGACCTGCACTTCCTCCTGGAATGGAAGATAATAGTAACTTTTGGCAAAAAGCAGGTAAAAACTGGAAAAACTTTAAAACTAAACTTGGTGGTGGTTTAAAAACCATAGGTGGCGGTTTAAAAGGTATGATGGGTCCTGCTTTTCTTGCTGGAGCCGCAATGAAAGCACTCCAAGGTGGAATGGAAGGTTGGGGTAAAGCAGCCGAATGGTTTGGAAAAGATTTAGAACCACAAAAAGAATTATTAACGAAAAATACTGAAGAAGGAAAAAAATACGCTGAATCATTATCAAAAACGGGAAAAGCGGTTTTTGTTAATGGTCAATGGGAAGATGAATATGGTAATAAACTAGAAGCTAGAGCTTCTTTAACTCAAAAATCAGCTTCAGCTGTTGGTGGAGCACTTGAAGCATTAACATTTGGTATGTTAGATGGGCAACATGTGGCTCACAAAGTAGCTGAAGCTTTTTCATGGTTAGGTAAAAAAATGGATGAAATGGGGATTACTGCTGCATTTAACGAGTTGGGTAGTGCATTAGGATCATTCTTTTCTAAAGTTGGTGAAGTAATAGGATGGATATTTGATAGAATACAGCCTTTATTAAGTGTGGTTGGAGATGTTTTTAAAGGTATATTTAAATATATTAATGGTTTCTTCCAAATTATTACTGGTATATTTACGGGTAATTTTAGTAAAATTGGTGAGGGTATAAAAACAATTTTCGATGGTTTTTTAGATATAATAACAATTCCATTAAAAGCTGTTTTGGGTTTTGTTGATAGTATTTTTGGAACAGATATGCTTGGAACTTTCAGAAATTCATTTACAGCAATTAAAAATATCTTTGGTACATTTTATGAACTTATAACTGCACCTTTTAAATCAATAACGTCATTTTTCAAAGGTGAAATATCATTTGATACTATGGTAAAGGATATTTTTACTAATGTTAAAAATGCTATATCTGGCGCTTTAAATGGTATTGTTGATCTAGTACGAAAACCATTTGATTGGATTTTTGGGTTAGTTGATGAATATTTTGGTACTAATTTTACAAATGTATTCAATTCATTTGTAAATGCTATAAAAGGTTATTTTAATAATATTGTAAATGCTGTTTCAAATATTTTAGGAGGATTTATTGACATAGTTAAAGCGCCATTTTTAGCTATTTCTGCATGGATTTCTAGTGACTTATCATTTATAGATGCCGTAAAACAGATATTTAATGGTGTAAAAAACGGTGTAATATCATTATTTAATGGATTTACTGATTTAGTAACTGCTCCATTTAAATTTATAATTGATTATGTTGATGGTATATTTGGTACTGATATTATGTCTACATTCCAAGGAATTGTAGATGGAGTTAAAAATATTTTCGGTGGATTTATCGATTTGGTAACTGCTCCTTTTCAGGCTGTGGTAGATTATTTTAATGATCCAGATATGAGTCTCTTAGAAATGTTTAAAAATATGTTTAATGGTATTGTAGATGCAGGTAAAAAAATATTTGATGGATTGTATGATGTTGTTGCTAAACCAATAGGTAATGCTATAAATTGGCTTCTTAGTATGATTCCTGGTATGGGTCCAGATTCAGAAGAAGAAAAATCATCTGCTGATCTTGAAGAGAAAGGTTATTGGGTTGATGATTATGGCTACAACACTTTAAACACAACTAAAGTTCAAGAAGGATTAAATTCTGGTGAAATTGGATTAAAAGAATTAAAAGCTATGAAATCTGAATCTGGGTTAGAAGGTAAGTATGAGGATGAATTAGATAGACTTATTAAAGCTCTTGAAAATGGGGCTGATGCAAAAACCATAAAAGTAGAAGCTAAAGCTAAAGGTGGGTATACTGGTGATACAGTAAACAAAGCATTAACACAATTAATAGATCCAACCGGTTCAGCAGAACCTAATGGTATTGCAGGAGTCCATGGTCCTGGTGAATTTGTTATACCTGCAAACACAGTTGATTCATTTTATAAATTATTAGATTTTTCAACTTCAAATAATAAAACATTATCTAAAAAAGAATCTAAAAAAACAGAGACTAATGTATTTAGTAAAATTACAGATAGTATCAAAGGATTTATTAGTGCTCCAGTTGATTCTGTTAAAGGTGCGGTTAGTAATGCTTATGATAAAATAATACCAAGTAATAAACCTGAAAATAGTAATAAATTAACAGAAATAAAAGAACGTAATAATCAAAAAGAGATTATATCAAAACAAAAACAAATAGCAGATGAACAAGTTAAAAAGACAACAAAAGAAGGTATTGATGATAAACAAGCAAATACTATGGTTAATACTCTTGATGATGTTAAAAATATACTTAAAGATAAATTAGGTATTCTAGCCACAGGTTTAGGTGCGACGGCTACATCATTTTTTGGTGGGCAAGTTGATATTGGAAAAAGTGTTATGGATGGAATAACTAATGTTTTTAATGGAAAGAGTACAATAACTGAAGCATTAACAAATATTGGTGGGACTGCATCTCAATCATTACAAAATTTAGCACAGAATGTAACGTCGTTATTACCTACCTCGGTTCAAAATATAGTACAAAATGTTGGTTCAAGTATTAAAGATGTAGGAACATCTTTAAATACAAATATTGCGGGTGTATTAAATGGTGATACTAGTATTGGTGATGCTTTAACTAATGTAACTAGTTCATTAACAAATATTTTACCTAAAACCTTAACAAATACGATTGGTGACATTTCAACGACTTTAAGTAGTGCTGGAGATTTGGTATCAACAAATATTGCGGGTGTATTAAATGGTGATACTAGTATTGGTGATGCTTTAACTAATGTAACTGGTGCTTTAACAAGCAATCTATCTAAAACATTTTCATCATTTACTGCAGAAGGCGGTCCATTAGATTCTGTAATGGATGCATTTGATGGTGATGGTAGCATAACAGAAACCTTTAAAAATATTACTGGAAGTATGGGGGAAAGCTTAACTGGAGCCTTAGGATCATTTGATTTCGGTAATATAATGGATAATCTTGGTGGTACACTAGGTGGATTACTAGGTGGAGGTGGATCTAGTGGAGGTGGATCTAGTGGAGGTGGATCTAGTGTGGTTGTAGATACAATTTCTTCAGTTGCATCATCTGTTGGTAATTTCTTTGGATTTGCAGAAGGAGGGAAAACACCATCGGCTCCAGATCCTATATTAGAAACTCTAACTGGTATGAAAGGCGCAGCAGGAATTGTTCATACCAATGAGAAGGTAATACCTGAATCATTAGTATCTATATTCGACCAATTAGTAATGTCTAATTCATCTGAAGCATCAAAACCAACATCCGGTATTATATCTGGAACTAGTACATCGGGTATTAATACAAGTCCAAAATTGAATAATGTTTCAACACAAGACTATAATAATTCTAGTAGTTCAACAACAATAAATAATGAAAAAACAGAACCATCTACCTTATTAAATGTTGAAAAATTATTAGAGCAAATGTTACAGGTTCAAAATCAACAATTGGGTCATCTTAATAATACATCAAAAGAATTTACAAAACAGAATAAGATTGCTCAAAAATCATATAAACGTGATGTTGATTCTAGTGATAATATACGTCAAAGAGATATAAGTAAAGCACAATATAGATAAAAGATATTTATAATTTATGGAAAAAATATATATAAATAATAATAATTAAGTATAAAAGGGTATTAAATGGAAATATTAAATGAACAACTAAATCATTATTTGAATGAGGATGAATCATTAATGGAGTCTCCAACACCTATGTGGATGTCATATATGGAAGCATTTACACAGTTTGTAGAGCAGAGTGGAAAACGTTTAGAACGATATGAAACCTATGAAGAAATGGATCGTTACCCAGAAATTCATTTAGCGTTGGATATAATATCAACAGAAATATTTATGTTTGAACCGATAGCTAATTCCCCTTTCCTATTTGATACTGATGATAAAGTCCCAGAAAATGTATTATCTAAAGCTATAAGTCAATTTACAGATACCTTAAAATTGAAAGAGATATTACCGTTTGCGGTAAGACAATCACTAAAATATGGGGATTCATTTTATTTTGTTGTTAAAAATAAAGAAAACAGAATTGCAGGTTTAAGAAGAATAGAAAATAAGGATATTGATTTTATTGAATATGATGAAGTTGGAATTGAACCATTAAATTATTATATTGCTAAATCAAAAATTGACTCTGCACAAATGGGAAGTTATTTACAATTTTTAAAATACCAAAACCTATCAAAGGCATCAGAAGATAAGACGGCAGGTATAGCAGTTAAAGAGGGAGAAGAATTTTATATCATACCTTCATCATCAATGGTTAGATTTATGAATAAGGGACAAAATTCTAAATTTTTCCCTTTTGGTGAAAGTTATTTAGAAAGTATATTTCCATATTGGAAAAAAGTTTCATTATTGGAAGATTCATTGATTATTTATAGGATTGTAAGAGCGCCAGAAAGAAGAGTTTTTTATATTGATGTTGGTAAAGCACCTGCAAAAATTGCTGAAAAAGTTGTAACTCAAACTAAAGAAGAAATTAAAAGAAGAAGAACGGCAGCATCTCAGGAATCTAAAGAGTTAGGTATAGCATCATCATTCAATCCACTATCAATGCAGGAAGATTATTTCTTTGCCCAAAGAGCTGATGGTAGAGGATCAAGAGTTGAAACTTTACCGGGTGCTTCAAATTTAGGTGAAATAGCTGATGTTAATTATTTTTACAAAAAACTTATAGCTGGTATGCGGGTCCCAAGTTCATATTTCAATTTAGAAAATCAACCTACTTGGAATGATGGTAAAGTCGGGAGTGCTTTAGCAGAAGAAGCAAGGTTCGGTAAATGGCTTACAGAAATCAGGGAACAATTTTTATGGTCTTTTAAATCATTATTTATTGAGTTTCTTAAAGAACGGGGAATTAATATTTCATCAGATCAATTAAATATGAAATGGCGAGAGTCAATAAATGTTGCTGAAAATCAAGAATTAGAAAAAATGATTCAAAGACAATCGGTATTTACAGGCTTTCCTATGGAGCAATTTGCGCCTACATATTTACAAAAGAAAGTACTTGGTTGGTCAGAAGAAGAAGTTCAAGAAAATATTACACAACTTAAAAAATGGTCAAAAATTCAAACTCAGATTGAAGGTGGAGAATAAACTTATTTCTAAATTAAAAGAAAAATTATTTCGATATAAATAATTAAAAGAAATAGAAAAATAACTCATAAAGGAGATATAATTATGGCATGGTATAATGGAGATAATGGAACTGCAGTAGGAACTTCTGCGGCAGCAGCAGATGCATTTGCTGATTCTAAAGCTACTGGTGGAAATGAATTTGGATCGGCAGCATTTAATGTTGGTGGTGACGGAGCTCATAACGTAGAGGATGTTGAAGTAAAATTAATGCACAGATTTAGAGTTAAATTTGGAGTATTTAGAGCTGTAGGACATCATGTTAAAACAATAACAAAACCTAATGTTACATTTGCTGAGATTGAAGTACCTAAGTTAAACTCAAAAGTTTATTTTGCAGGTAGAAAAACTCAAGATCAAGCAACAGTTGAGTTGGATGACTCATTAGACGGAGCAGTTTCAAGAGCAGCTCAAACACAACTACAAAAACAAGCAAACTTTGATACTAATTATCATGCTAAATCTGCTGCAGCATATTTTTTCAACATGACTGCGGAAGAATTAAGTGGTGATGGAACGGCATTAATGGCATGGTATTATCACAAGTGTGTAGTAATGACTTGTGATTTTGGTACTTTAGACTATTCGGATGATGCAGGACTTTCATCTGTAAATTTAGGTATTAGATACGCTAACTTTACTACTTGGATGCCTTCATTTAGTTATGGTACTGCTGTGGATGATGGTACAGATGATTCAAATGCTACTACATCTAATGCATTTTCACAAAAATAAAAAATAATTCTTAAATAATTTTATCTGGAGAATTTTCTCCAGATAACCCCCCTCACATTTATTATCTTCAAATTTAAAAATAATGAAACAAATATAATTTAATGATGTATTATATTTATGAAAAACACATAAAATATATAAAAAAAGATTTAATTGTAATAAATACTAATGAAAACAATTTTTTTGCGCAATAAATTTTAAAAAATTGTAAGGAGATTAAGACATGTCAAATATTAGAAAAATGGTTGATGCAATTGAAGGTGAAGATTTTGATGGTGCAAGAGAAGCATTAAAAACATCTTTAGCTGAATATATGGCTGGAAAAAAATATCTTTCAAATGAAGAGGTATTTGGTGGTACATATAAAAATCCTAATGATGAAGAAGCAGAATTAAAGAAAGAATTAGATGAATCAGAAGATTTATCTAATGAGGAGTAATTATGGCTGATTTATTAATTGAGTCATTAGCACCAAATATAGCTAATTTACAAGAATCAAAAAGTGATGGTAAAAATTGGTATTTAGAAGGTATTTTTATGCAGTCTGAAGCCAAAAATGGTAATGGTAGAATTTATCCTAAATCTGTTTTAACAGAGGCAGTATCTAAAATTCAAGATAAAATGCTAAAAGGATATACTGTTTTAGGTGAATTAGAACACCCTGAGGCACTTACGGTAAATCTTAATAATGTCTCACATGTTATTGAGAGTTTTAATTGGAATGGTAATGATGTGATTGGTAGAGCTAAAATATTAGATACTCCAAAAGGTGAAATTGTTAAAGCTTTACTTAAAGAGGGTATAAAATTAGGTGTTTCTTCTAGGGGTTCTGGTTCAACAAAACATGAAGATGGTATTACATTAGTAGAATCTTTTAATTTAATTACTGTGGATATTGTTGCTACACCAAGTGCACCAGAGGCGTTTCCAAATAGTTTACAAGAATCATTGAATATAATTTATAATGATCCAAAAATTGTTTCGTTAAGTGAAGCTGTAGTTGAAGATAAAGCAGCTCAAAAATATTTTACTAAAGAAATTCAGAAGTTTTTGAATTCTGTAATAAATAAAAATAAATAAAAGAAAAAGCTTGAACAGGAGTTAGACTATGATGACAGAAATCCTAAAACCATTATTGGAAAATAATGTTTTAACAGATGAAGTAAAAGAAACTTTAGAAGTTTCTTTAACAGAAGCTATTGCGGCGAGAGAAGAAGCGGTAAGAGCTGAAGTTGAAGCAAAAGCTAAAGAAAATTTTGAAGCTGCTAAAACTAAATTTGAAGAAACTTTTAAAACGTTAGAAGAATCTTATAAAACAAAGTTAGAGGAAGCTAAAAGTGTTGCTGAGGCGGCAAAAGAGGAAATAGAAAATCTTGAAGATAATATTGAAGAATTAGAATCAAAACCTTTTGTAAATATTTCTGAAAGTGATTTAGAAGAAGCAGAAGCGAAATTAACTGAAGAATTAGAAGCAAAATACGAGGCTGCATTTGATATAGCAAAGGAAAAATTTAATAATACATTTGAAATTGCTATGGAGAGTAGTACATCTATTATTACTGAATTAGAAGAATCATTAGAAGAAGCGGAATTATTAAATAAGGAATTAGTTGAAACAATTAATGAATTAGAAAATAATTTAGAAGAAGCAGAATCTGAATTAGTTGAATCTAAATCTATTGATAGAGTAGAAGAAGCTATAAGAGAAACAGAAGAAAGAATGAAAGCTGAAGCTGATGAAAGAATCGAATCTATAAAAGAAAATTTAGTTACATCAACAGAGATTTTCTTAGAACAAGAATTAGCTGAAGTTAAAGCTGATAAAGAATCTATTATGAAAGAAGTTCAAGGTAGAGAATTATTAGAATCAATTAAAGGTATTGTTAAACAATATTGGAATATTGATGAAGAAGTAGCAGAAGAAATTCTTGAAATGAAAAAAGAAACTGAAGCAAAAGTTGAACAATATAAAGATATGTTGAAAAAAGAACATGCAAGATTAGAAGAGTCACAAATAGAAGTTGAAACTTTAAAGAAAAAAGTAATTGTTGAATCAAAAGGATCAATCTTAACTGATGATAAAAAAGAAGCTTTAGAAAAATTAGCTGAAAATATTGAATCGGATAAACTTGAAACACAAATTGATACTTTAATGGAATCAGTTGTAGATACTTTTAATGCAGGTTTTTCAAAAGAAGAAGTTATTAAAAATGTTGAACAAGAAATTAAAGAAGAATTGATTGTTGAATCGGTACAAACTTCAATAAGTTCAGGTGATACAGAAACAAAAACATCAGATGAATTGACAAATTTAATGTCATTAGCGGGAATTAGATAGAAATCTTATTAAAATAAGGTTAAAATCTTTTAAAAAATGATATTTTTTAAAATATCGATATAAATAAAAATGAAATAATAAAAAACAGAAGTTCTTTTTAAGGAGAAATTAAAATGGCACAAGTACAACCAAAAATGTTAGTAGAATCATTATTAGAAGGTGTAGCTGAACACAAAAAAGATTCTATGAGAGTAATCTTAGAAAATGAAGCGAATTATGCTGAAACTTTAAATGAAGCTACTTTTAGTGGAGCTATCAAATCGGTTCCAAAATTAATTATGCCTTTGGCAAGAAGAGTAATGACAAATGTTGTTGCTGATCAATTAGTAGGTGTTCAACCACTTAAAGAGAGAACAGGTATATGTATGTCTCTTAAATATGTTTATGCATCTGATTCAGTAATTGATTTAGGTGATGCTAATACTGCAACAGCAGAAGCAGCTAGATATAATGCATTAGTACAAAACGACCCAGATGCTCCAAAAGCAACTGTTGATGGTACAAATGTAACATACCCAGCTGGAGCAGAAGTATCATATGTAGCTGGTGTTAATCAGTATGCAAGTAAAATGACTACTGAAGATGGTGAAAAAATGACTCTTAATACAGTTGCTAATCCAACTTACAATGAGTTTAAAGAAACAACTTTAAAATTCACTCAAACTACTGTAACTGCTAAAACAAGAAAATTAGCAGCACAATGGTCTTTAGAAGCAGCACAAGATGCTCAAGCTTCATTAGGTATCAATATTGAAAAAGAAATGATTACAGCGCTTGCACAAACAATTGCTAATGATATTGATAGAGAATTACTACAAACTATTGAATCAAAAGTAGGTTATACAGCAAACTATGATTATAGTAATGTTTCTGGAACTAACTCAATGGCTGAAAAATATCAAGCTATGTACACTAAAGTATTAGAAGTTTCTAATCAAATTGCTGTAAGAACTAGAAGAGGGGCTGCAAACTGGATGATCGTTAATCCTAATGTTTTAACAATTCTTCAAACTCTTAAATCTTTTAACTTTGCTCCATCTGCAAGTTCATATGTTGATCCAACAAACATTGGTTTAGCTGGAACAATTGAAGGTAGATTTAAAGTTTTTACTGATATTATCAGAACAACTGATGATATTTTAATGGGTTACAAAGGTAATACTGAAACTGATACTGGTATTGTTTATATGCCATATGTACCATTAGAAGTATCTCCAACAATTTTAGATGGTAATTCATTTATGCCTAGAGTAATGTTAAGTACTAGATATGGTATCGCTGACAATATGATGGGTGCTGATGCATACTATGGTAAAGTAAGTGTTAATTTAGGTTAATTCCTAAATTAATATTTAACTATATAATAGCCAATAATTATTTTTAATTATTGGCTTTTTTTATGTTCGCAGAGTTTATAAACCTAATGTTTTTTCTGTCCATATACTAAAAATATATCCATTTTTTTTAGCCCAAATTTCAGCTGCCATCCACTTATCTTGATTTTTTTGAAAAGCCAAAACCTGTTGGTTGTATCTTTGCATAGCTTTTGCTGATTTTTTCTTTGGTGGTTTTGGAGGGATTGTTTGATCGTGAGGTTTTATTTCTATTATATACCTTTTTTGTTTCCCATCTTTATCATTAATTATAAAATCAACATCTATATAATATCTATGCTGTTTATTATCAACTTGATAAATATACGGTATAATTATACTTTCGCTACCCCAAGATATAACAGCTGGGTGATGATCTAAGAAATAAAAAACTCTTCTTTCCCAACTACTTCTAAAAACTATTGGTAATGACCCTTTATATTTATCTGGGTTCGTTGGTGTGTATTTTCCCTGTTTCCAGCTTCCTGATGCCATATTAACCTCTTTTTTCCTATTTCCTTTATTTATTTAAATAAATGGTTAAGCTTAATGTTTTAATAAAAAATTGTTTAAAAATAGAATAAATAAAGGAAATAGGAAAAAAGAGGTTAATATGGCAGTAAAAACTTTTGAAAGAGAAGTTAAACAATTATCTACGGAATTCACTAATCTTATCGAAAATTATAATTTTGAGGAATATGATTTTCATTCTATTAGGCAAACACTTCAAGATTATATTGAACAAACTTATCCGAACTATAATGATTATTTCAGATCTGATTATGTTATGATGTTGATTGAATTATTTGCATTTTATGGTGAAATGATGGCATATCGTATGGATACTAATATGAATGAAGTGTATTTATCTTCTGCCAAAGAAAGAAAAAACATAATTAAAATTGCAGATATGTTGGGATATAAATATGCTAGAATTAAACCCTCGATTTCAATTTTAAAAATAGACCTTTCAAATGGTGCATCTGGAGCACAGATTCTAAATAAGGTTAAAAATGTTGGATCTGTAAATGATATACTTTCAAAAACCAACGATATAACCTTTGTACCTATTGAATTTACAGTAAGTAGATATTTTCAATATAAATTAGATTATTTGTTGAAAAATGTAACGGCCGAAGATTTTATGAATACACTAGATAATATATTTGATAAGTTATCTGATTTCAAAGAAACTGAAAATATTAAAGTGAAACGTATAGTAGAAGATAATTTTGAATATTTTGAAAGATCAATTTTTATAGATAAATTTCAAATGAGATATAAACCAAATACTAATATATATCCAGAATATATGGGACAGGACAAGCCCTTTGAGCTACAAAGTTTATTATTTGATAGTATTACTTATTTTAATAGTGAAAATACAGAAGATGCGCTATCTTATAATGAAGATGCATTATATGCTCCGTTTAATGAGGCCGGATTTGAATTTACATTACGATATGATAAAGGTTATAATATTTTGGATAAAAATGTATTTATGTATATACCTGCAATTCAAGGTGGTACATTTACTAGACCAATAGAAGTAACAAAATCTATAAAAAACTTTAAGATGACTTCATATGAAGAAAATATATTTGATAATAAAACATTAGTACGTCAATATGATGCACAAGATAATTTATTAAGAACTTATTTTGAAGTTGATAATTTAAATAATCACACTCATAAATATGCTTATGAAGTAAATAATACTCCAGATGGACATATAGAATTATTATTTGGTGATGGTAAAAATTCAGAAATTCTTTTACCTGCTGCAAAAACATTATTATTTTATAGAAAAAATTTTAATAATAGTGATGAAATTATGAATGTGGTGAATGCAAAAATCCCAGCTATAAGTTTAGATGTAGAATATTTCGATAGTTACATTGAACAAACACAATCTTCGTCATTAAGCTTAGATGTTATAGATAGATTTAGTGCTAAAGATGGTACCCCGGCAGAAAGTGATGAACAAATCAAATATATGGCCAGAAAGTTAAGAAGTATTCAAGATCGATTTGTAACGGCATCTGACTATGAAACTGCAGGAATGCTACACCCAAGGGTTAAATACTCTACGGTCATTCTACGTAGTTATATTGGTAAAAATAGTGCTAGAATGACTAATGAATTTATAGATATATTCTTTGATGCAGAAAAAATGGATATTTCTGTATTTAAATTAGTTGAAGATGGATTTGATGAAGAGATTTTTATAATTACTCCAACCGCATATTTTACTGAACCATCAGTAGTTGACAAATTTGATAGTATTAAATTTATAGAAAATAGTAAAGAATATTATTTTGAAATTTTTGATATAGATAGTATTCCAGCAAATCTTTGGTATCGTTATCCGTCTGAGTTTACTGAAAGGAAAACTAAAGGGACTATTATTAAATTGATTAATAAAAAGGTTAATGAAAATGATATTTTAAGTATTATTAATGAAAATACATTAAATAATATTTTAATGCTTGATTACTCAATTAAAAATATAGTATTTGAATCGAATACAAATAAATATTTATATTTTAAGTTTGATGCGATATCAAAAGATGATATAGAAAACTATTTAGACGATAATAAGATTAATATTTTATTATCATTGAATAAGTTATTTGATGATATTGATATAATTGATATTAATTTAACATCGACCGATACATTGTATTCTATGACTTTACTATATAAGACAAAAAATATATATTTACCAGAAGTAAATTTATCATATATTTGGACGCATTATAAATCAGATGATATATTTATTAACCCTAGTAAATCAAATATAGTTGAGATATATGTTACTGCAATAAAAAAAGATTTAAAAAAGAATATTGATTTGTATGAACCATTAACAAGTTCTGAAATTAATAATTTAATTAATAATATTAATCAACGAAAAATGATTTCTGATATAGTCCAAGTTTATAATTCGAATACTTTTGAAATTGAAATTGCTATGAAAATTTTTAAATCTCATACATTTTCAATAACAAATGAATTATTAAAGTCTAAGATTGATAGTGTAATTGACAGTTTCTTTGATATTAGTAATATTCCATTAGGAAAGCATTTTTATTTATCCAGATTGATTGAATGGATTCATAGTAATGTTGAGGAAGTACAACATATAGAGATGATAAATGATATTAATGGTAGTCAGATAACTCCATCATCAACATTAGATATTTTAAAAGATAAAATAGTTTTTACACAGATTGTTGAAAAACATAAAATTATAAATACTATAAGAAAACCATCAAGAACAATTGATATAGTTTCATAAGGAAAATAAATGCCAAATCTATTAAAATCGTTACCTAGAGAAATTCTAGAAAAAGAAGATTCAAAATTTATTTATAATGTCTTAAATCCTCTATTATTTGAAAAAGTACGTGATATAAATATAGAACATGAAAATTCATATACTGTTGGTGAATTATTAAATAAAGATATATATTATAAAAATAAATTCTTGCCTCAATTTAGAATACCATATAATATCGATCCTAGAGCATTTCATGTTTATATGAATGATAGTCAAGAAAAAATAAAATTAGAACGTTATTCAAAAAAAGATTTAGTGCAAACTCTTGATGATATTAAAGATTTTATATTTTTTTATTTTGCTATAGAAGAGTATAATTTTTTACAGCCTATTTGTTCATTATATTTTAAATTACAGGATACTTACAATATAAACAAAGAATTATATGATGAAAATTATAAAAAATATTTAGAGACTCCGGAAATATATAAAAAGAAAGTTTATAAAAGTACTTATGAACATTATAAATTGATAGTAGATGAACACAAACAATTAATAGACGAATTTGATATAATTTTAACAGAATTATCTAAACACAATGAGTATTCTATTCATCAAATCGTTGATAATATAGCTGGTTCATTAAGTTCATTATTAAATATTAGAACTTTTGATAATGAAATAATTTTCGCAAAGAGTGTATTAGTTGTATATTTAGAAGACTACATTTCATATGATAAAAATGTTGTTAGATATGTTTTTTCTGGAAAAGAAAAAATCTCTTATGATAATTTTGTAATTGATAACATAGTTAATTTGTTAGCTATTTTTTCATTAGAAATATCATCAATAGTTGAAAAATATAAAGAATATCAAAGTATATTGGTAGATAACAACGGAATGGGGTATGCATTAGAAAAAAGTCAAACAAAACTTATTAGAGAAGATGTATTTAGTAATCAAACTATTAATCTTGATAGTGATAATCTTACTTATTTTTTAAATGAAGAAGATAATAATTTAGAAATTTATTTTTATTTAGATAAAAATTTACAAGTTGATGAATCAACATTTAAATTGTATATAAATGGTGAACGTATATATGAAAGAATAGTTCCTTTAGATGGTGAAGAGTTATATGGGTATTTTATAAAAAATTATTTTGATGATAATACTATGTATTACAAGGTAGTAGTTAAAGATTATATTATTTATGACTTAAATGGTCTATCAATCAATCATATTATAGAAGACATTAGAATTGATACTGATATAATTGGTATTGTATTTGAAGAAAAAGAATATAATAATTTAACCATATATACTACAGGTTTTTTAGATAATTTTATAATTTATAAATATAATGATTCTGGATTTTATGAGAAATTAAATGTTGCATTTAAAGTAAAAGTTGGTATAGAAGAGCAAGAAGAAAGATATATACGTACATATGAAATAGTTGGTCTGGATGAATCATCACACCAACTAATAATTGAAAATGAAAAATTGATTATTGGGTTTAATACATATAACTATGTTTATGAACCTAAAATTTATGTAGATTTTTTTAATGACTTAAATAAAAGTATAAATTTTAGATTTCATACTATTATAGAATATGTCTTGATAGATGATATTATGTATGATAATTTTGAACTTAACTATTATTCCGATTTTGAGATAAATGACTTTAATAATAATATTAGAAAAACTGTATTTATGGATAATGGTAAAGCATATAAAAAATCTTTTGAAAGATATAATTATTCAAATATCCTTAATCCTTATAATGAAAATGTGATTGAAATTATTGATAAAATTACACTTGTTGAATATAAACAACGTAATACCGTGGTGTATTCAACAATAGTTGACAATATTAAAAAAATTCCATTTTATCGGAATCTTATTTTTTTAAATAAATTTAATTATGATCAAGAACGTAATTTAATTATATTTAATTATTGTAACGAGCAATTAATAATTCAATTAAACGATGGTCTAAATAGAGGTTTACATATTGATAATCTCAAATTTGATAATATTAAAAATAAAATTAATTATTGCGACCAAGAGCTATGTGAAGAAGGATTTGTTTTTGCTAATAAAAAAATATATTTAAAAAATCCAATTACAGAAGAATATGATGAAATAGAAGCTGTTTCTCCAATATCTATTAATAAACCTATAATTAATAGTATATATTTTGATAGTTTTGAGATGATCTTTATAATTGAGATAAATGAAAAGAGATTTAATATTAAAAATTTATATATAGCAAACAATGACGAGGTACGTCTTTATGATAAAATAATATATATAGATAGTTTGACTGGTATTCCAAGATTAAAAATAATAGATATGTATATTGATATCAATTTAACTAGTGAAATTTTTATTGATACAAAAATGAATAATTCGGTTTATTTTGATTCAAAAGAAGAAAAATTATTTTTTATATATGATGATTTAATAACTATTGAATTAGAACTAGAAGAAACTGAATTTGTTAATTATAGTCATAGAGATAGAGGTATGACCGTAAATTCAATTTTTTATGCAGGAAATGTATTACCTCAAAATTCTAACAGTCAATTTTTTGGTAGAGAAAATATTTATTCATCTATGATGATTCCTGATAATGTATATATGTTAGGGAGAGGACAGGATAAAATTAATGATTCACAACAACATAATTTATTGGGTGAACAATTAGATATAGATATTAATAATGCAAAACCTCAAAATTTAGAAGAAGAACCATATTTAATGTTTAAAACGAATACTTCGTCTTTAAAAGGATTGGAATCATATTTAAAGTCAAATTTAAAAGCCATTTCAAATGATATAAATGTTTCATCGGTTTATATGGTTCAACGTAATAAATTCATATCTGAATGGGCTAGAGTTTCAACTGTATTACCATCTTCAATCTATATTGTTGATACATTAAAAGAATTAGTTGCTGATTTAATGGAGACGAAATTGATTTCTGGTTCATATGATGATTTGATTGATATTTTTAAAAATAATAATTATGAGCATTTTTCTTTAGATACGAATAATATACATAATATATTGATAGAATATATAAGAAAATATCTTGAAGATGATTTTTTACTAGAACAATTCGATTATTATTTGATTCATAATGTATGGATAGAGAATAATTTAAAAGATATTGTTGATTTTATAAAAGAAAATGCTGATAATGCAATTGTTTCTGAAGTTTCAATGATGACATTTAATCAGTATGATAAAGAACGGTTATTTTATATTTTTACGGATGAATTAGAAAAGATAAAAAAAGATACTATTGAAACGTATAAACCAATTATAAATTATTCAGACTGGAATGATATTCAAGATAATAATCATGTGCATTTTGAAAAACCATTCAAATATGATATTTTAGATATAAATGGATTTATTAAAATGTCTGTTGATTGGAAAGAACCGTTATTGTTAATCCGTCCTATTATTGATGATGGTGTTTTTTCTAAAAAAGATTATAGATTATTAGATTATAGTATGATTACTAATTCATATGTTAGTTTTTCTGATAATTATAATGAATATGAAGATATTATTAAATATGAACTAAATAAACCTGTAGATTACTTATTTGAGGTATTAGATGTATTAAATCGGTTATCTATTGAACAGGGATTTGATATATTAAGCGTTAATTTAGTTATAATTCGATGGTTTGTTGAGAGATTTTTACCAAATTATATTCTTATGAATGATGTAAAGACTGTTGAAGAATTTAAAAAAGTGATATATTTTGAATTAAAGCAATTTGATCATCCAAATTTATCTGTGGAATATAATAAAATAAAAGAACATACTCTCCTTGCGGATTTAGGTAACAATGTAGATGAAATTTATAAAGTAATAACCGATTCAAACTTAGTATATAATTCATTCATAAATCTTGAAATAACTGATCTTGAAGAATTAACGTATTTAGACAATATTAAGCAGCCAGTAGAACATTATTTTGACTATTTATTTAATATCAAACGTTATGATTTAATAACTAAGATACTAGCATTATTTACAGAAGATGTAATTGCATCTTCAATGTTAGATTTATCTATGGCTATTAATATAAAGGATAGTAAAGGTGATGCAACTTATGATATTTATGAGAAAATAGTCCAAGATTTATTTGATGAATTTTTACCTTTTCATACTGTTTTAGATAAAATTATATTTACTATTAAGATTATGGAAAGTTCATCAGCAGAAGCAGTTTCTAAAGAAGCAGATATTGTGGTAGGAGATAGAAATATCATCGATATTATTTCTGCGTTTAGTGAAAACATTAGAATACAAACAATAGACCGTTCTATAATAACATCTAAAATTGGTGTAATTTTTCCATCTGAAGGATTAAAACTGTGTGGCGCCCATGATGAAATACCATATGATTATGATAGAAGTGTAAAAGTTGGTGGACATGATTTGATGGTTATGGATGATGAAACATATGGTATAGATGATGAATGGTATGTACTAAATAAAGAAATTTGGAAGCAGAGACCTGAATCTATATATACTCCACCTAATTTAGCAAATTTATGGTGGGAATGCATACCTGAAAATGAATTTGAGAAAGTAGTTGATACTTATATTGATGATTATTTTCATATCAAACAAAATATTTTTGAACAAGATAATATTATTGAATCACATTTTATAGATTATATACCTACTATTGATATTATGAATGATATTGATGATGTTACGGAAACAAATATTATAGAAGATTATTTGATTGACATTGATACAGAATTTAATATTCGATTTTATGATATGGAACAATTACCTATGGATTTATATGGTTTAGATGAATATTCTGGACCTGAAGATCAAACAACATTAATCGGTATGAAAGATTTAATGCATCAAACTATTTTACACGAATTTTATGAACAATTAAATATTGCTGTATTGGATTCTATTTGGACTGATATATGTATTCTATATGATGTACTTGATATTCCAGGACATGATGAATTTGCTATTGACGAATATTTTCATCAAAGCAATCCTACAATATTGGGACAGGATATAAGTGCTATGGTTTATGATTCACTATTAGAACAAGGTTTTGAAACAGAGTTATTAGATATGAATGATATTTCATTAAAAGATAAATATATTGCTAAATTAGATATGGTGGAAAGTGAAAATATTCAGATAAAGCCAATTGATACAATACATACAGAAATACATATTTGGGCAGGACGAGAAAGAGAATCATTTATAACTGATAATGGAACATTTATACCAGGACATAATGAATTTGCATACGATGAATTTTATCATAACTCTGCTGATTTAGATAGAATTGCTAATATGGTAGATTCTTTATTAATTGATGCATTAGGTATTATACGTATAGATTTTGGGTTTATGCGAATGCTACCAATAGATCCATATAGTGATTTAATTTCACAAAAGTTTTATAGAGCTAATCAACCTGGTTCAGATATGCATAATGCAAGAGTTAGAGATTCATTATTATATGATATACATGTTTTTAGTAAGGATATAATTCGTATAAATCTATTAGATTTTTATACTATTGATATAATTGATGAAAATTTAAGAAGTGAAATATATTCAAAGATTGATAATGATAATATTTCTGAAGAATATTTTGCCAATAAAATTACCGATTCATTAATTAATAGACATATAAGATACGACTTTAGAGAGTACGTAGTATCATTGGATAAATATGCAAGCATTATTAATGATGAATCAATAGTTGGTATTTTTGGAATTAATGCTGCAAATGTAGAGCGAGATAACTTATTTAAATTAGAAATTAGTGATAATGTATATATTGATACAAAGCATAAAATGAAAATAGAAAGAGGTATGACTAAATTTGATAGAGATTATTTAAGATCAATAAAAATTGAAGAGGATAATTTTGTATTGCTTAAATATAAAGATGATAATTTAAGAACTAGATTAATGGAAAATCTTAAAACCTATTTTAATATGATTGAAAAAACTACTATTTTATTAAATGAAAATGAATATGGTAGTATAAAACAAATAAATTTAGAAAAACAAGAAGTATCATTATTAGATCGATTATATTATGGACATCAAAGTAAATTTATTATAGATGGAATGACAATATCGCTAAATGATAAACTTATAGATGTTTTGTCTAATAAAATATATAGTGATTCATTAGTTATTTCACAAACAGAGAAAACGTTTTTAGAAGATGTTGCAATAGAATATGAATTTGATGATAGACGACTATCAGAATATCATGATTTGTATGGTCAAATGGGCTATACTGATGAATCAATAGAACGTTCAATTACATCAAAATTAGATGATAGTTTAATTTTTACTATGACTGATACATTTTATGATGATAATTATATTTCTTTATATGATTATTTAATGCAAGATATATCAAATAATATTAAGGATAGTGTATCTGTAAGTATTATAGATTCGATAACCACATATATTAATATAGTTAAAAAACCTTGGATATGGCAAGAATTTGATAAATTTGGTCATGATGAATTGCCGCATATGTTCCATGGTATATCTGAAGAATTCGATATAACTACGGAGCTTAGAGAATATTTAAGACTTGATTCTATGAATTTATTATATGATTCAAATGCATTGATAACATTTACTGAGAAAATTTTAATTTATGAAGAAATAGAAATAGATGAAATAGGTACAAATATATCAATAGCCGACGAGTTAAAAATTGTTGAATTTGGTTTTAAAGATAAATTATATATTCAAAATCATGATAATAGTATTATTAGAAAAGAAAATATTGAAAATAAAACTAATATATCAATATTTGATACTGTTTGGTATGGTTACAAGTTAAGAGACAATTATATGAATATTCAAATGACTGATTACCTTGATTATGGTTTTGAAGATGCTAAAATAAGTGAAAGTATGTTTAAAGTGAATTTATCAGATTGGTTACTAACCAAATTTAATTTGGAAGAAGAAAAAACTAATATTGTGTTTTCAGATAGTTTATTAGAAATTTATGACACGAATATTTTTTATGATGATGCTATTAATACTAAAATTAAAGATACTCTTCTTATTGATGAATATCGTACTTTAAATTTAGAAGATAGTATATATGTAACAGTAAGTGATAAATTATATTTGAATGATGATAAAACTTTTACAGATTCTTTAACTATTCAAGCTGGTAATGAACAAATATCATATGGAACGGGTAAATGGTTTACAGATAAAATAAGAGGATTTATATTAAATAGATTGAGTGTTGATGAATCTGCCGATAATCCATCAGACATTGATGTGCAAATGAATGAAATATTCCAATATAATGTTGTGAATGATCCGCAGGGTAATATTGCATCAGTAAGAACATACGAACGTTTAAAATACGGTATGATATTTAATGATAATTTAGATGTGTCTATTTTTAGAGATGAACAACTATATATTTCCAGAAAATGGACTGTGAATAGATATGGTGTAGACAATGTAATACATGAAAAAGCTGATGTTGGTATGGAATATTATGATGATTATTCAATAGATAATAGTGCAACATTAGGTCTATTCGATGATTTAAATATTATAAGTGAATTTTTTATCCGAGATACATTAACAGTATATCCTGATGATGTATTAAATACATCTCTTAATCAGGAAAGAATAAATACAAAAGATATTATCTCAATTAATAATTCTGATAATCTTATGTATGGAGTTGGTTATTATGATTATATATGGGATTATAAAGAATGGGAATCTTTTGGATATAACGTTCCTTATGAGACTTGGGTCGGACAAATTCCCCATGATGAAATACCATATAATGAATTTGAATACGATCAACAAGGTGATGATTTATCTCAAATTACAACTGGTGTGTATGATAATTTGATTGTTGGATTTGATTATTATTTTAAAGATACCTTAAATATATCAATGAAAGATGTTTCTGGTTTTGATTATTATCAATATATAACTACATTCCATGAAACATTAAATATGAATATGATTGATAAAATTGATACTAGATATTTGGTAGTAGATAATAAAAAAATACAAGCACGAATTAGAACTGAACAAATGAAGTTATCTTATACATTTGATGATTTAGTTAAAAATCATACATTTAGTTATAATGAAAAATATAAATTAGAGAGTATAGATATTTTGGATCCAAATATTAATCAAATTATCGAATCAATTTTTAAATATCGTATGTATGAAAAAATAGATATAGATATAAATAATGATATATTAACAAGTGCTTTATTTAAGTTTGATGAATATATGTCCTTAGATACAGATTACAAAACAAAAATAGATTTATATAAAGAACGAACAGATGGTTCTATAGCTAAATCAATGACGGTTATTAAGGATAATACTTCATCAATAGTTGAATTAATATTCGGGGATTATACTGAAGTTGGAATTATTGATAAAATACAAGGAACATATGCTGAAAATCCTAATGTGTATCTTTAAATCTTAATAAAAAAATCTTTTTTAAAATAAAAAAAGGTATTTGAATATAAATAAAATAAAACAAATAAAAAATTGTTCAAGGGGAACCAAAATGAGTATGAAAGAAATGTCAACACCAAGTGTAATTGGTACATTAAAAGTATTTGATGGCTTAGATTTAGTTGTTGAAAAAAGAAACAAAATTAAATTAGATAACTTTGTTAGAACATTAGCATTTGGAGCAGTTCATGGTGATGTAACTAATGCTGATGCGTATAGAATAGCAACTATTAGATTTGGATCAGGTGGAGAAGATGTAGATGGTAATGAAAAAACTCCTGATGTATCTACGGACACATTATTTGAAGCTGCACATTCGGAAGATGTAGTTGGATCTGGAAACGGTATCAAAGTTTTAGATATTACGGATGATGCTAATAATATAATTGAACCAAACTCAAAAATTATTGAAGTTAATGCTACTATTAGTTCAACAGAAGCTAATGGTGTTAAGTTTAATGAATTGGGTTTATTTGATATATCTAATAAAAAATTAACACATATTACATTTGATGGTATTACTAAAACTGAAAATAGAACACTTTCATTTACTTATCAAGTAGAGATTACTGTTTCTTAATTTTTAACTATTCATATCCACTAGAACTTATTTTATAGAAGGTAAGACCTTCTATAAAAACTTCATACACTATACTGCTGCAAAATCAACTTTTCATAATATAATCTTATTAATTGGTATAAATAAATTATAATAAGGAGTAACTAATGAAAGTTTACAATAAAGAAGATTTTCTCTTAGATAATATAGATAATACTTTATCAATATATATTACTGAACTAGAAACATTAGAATTCAAATACAATACATTGAATGATCAAGTACTATCAATAAAAAAAGATCTATTTCACAATTTATTTTTATATGAACAAATGAAAATAAACAACAAAACTATAATTCCAGATAAAATAGTTTTATCTCAATATAAGCTTTTAGAAAAAGATGAAAATTATTTACGTATAAAAAGAGAAATTAACAACTATAAAATAAAAATAAACAATATTAATAAAATAATAAATGATAAGCGAAAATATTTAAATAGTCTTTTTAAATTTGATCAACTAAACTATCTTAAATATATAGATATATTCACTATATTTCTTGAAAATGAAGATGATGTTGTGCTAGATTCGTTATTTGAAGAAATTTTTAATAATGAATTTTTAGATAAAGATTTATATTATGATATCAAATGGACTAGAAATTATGATGTTTTTAATTTAATAGTTGAACAAGCTCCAGAAGAAATGAGAACAATAATGCAGTATATAATTGATTATAGATATATAAAAGATGTTCAATTTGATAATAATTTTATACCTATTATAGAAGAAAATCCTATGCTTGATCGAATGTATGAATATGAATATCAATTTAATAAAAGGGCTTCTTAAAAATGAGTACTATTACAACAACACCATCAAAACCATTACCGACTAATAATGCCTTAAAAGCAAAAAACGCCATTAGAGCAAAAAGCTCTTCCTATGATAATGCTTGTAAAAAAACAACTCAAGCCAAACAAGATGTTATGGATGCAAATGCTAATTTACAACAAAAAAAGAATGATATTAGTAAATTGGAAAACAAAAAACAGATAGCTAAAAATAAAATAGATATAAATGATGATAAAATAGATACAAATAATGATAAAATAGATACAAATAATGATAAAATAGATACAAATAATGATAAAATAGATAATTTAAAAGTTCGGGAAAAGGAATTATACAATGTTGCTATCGATAATTCAAAATCTCCGGAAGAAATTGCGGCAGCAAATGAGGCATATGAAAAAGTTGTAGCTAAGAGAAAAGCTTTAGAGAAAGAAAATGGCAATTTAGCAACTGAAAATGGCAATTTAGCAACTGAAAATGACAATTTAGCAACTGAAAATGGTAATTTAGAAGATGATATAGAAGATTACGATAGCGATATTGAAACTGCTGAAAATGAACTACCTACTCTTGAAAATGATGTATCAAAAAGCGAAGATATTTATAAAGAATCATTGGAGAATGAAGAAAAAATAAAAGAGAAATTAGCTGAAGATTACCCAGAAATTTATAAAGATATGGTTGATAGTGTTGAAGTAGCAAAAGAACAAGATGCGGTAAATTTAAAAACGAATAATAAGAATATTGAAAAAGATAAAGAGAATGCCGAAATAGCAAAAAAACGTGCCGTTATTCAAGCAAAGATATCTGCTGAAAAGAAGCGTATAGCGGATTTAAATAAAATTGTTAATGATCCTAATGCAAGTATTAGAGAAAAACAAGATGCTGCAACCCAATTATATGATGCTACACATAAGATAGAAGAACTAAAAAAGAAAACAGCCGAAGACCTTATTTTAGATCAAATTTATAGAGATACAACAAATAAATTAAATCCTAAAAACGAAGGTACTTATTTAAAATTTGATGCAAAAATGGCTAATACTGATGGTGAATTGGAAAAAATAATATCCCAACATATACAGCCAAAAAATAAACATGCATATATGGGAGAATTCCCTTCAAAATTATCGGATTTAGATTGGATGGTTAAAACCATAGATAGGCCTAAAGTTGATATAGAGAGTATTGAACAAATTCGATTTAATGTTAAACGTCAATACCCAGTAAAATATAATATTGGTGATGTTAGTGTTACATTTTGGGATGATGTTGATCATAAAACAGTTTCGACTTTATATTCGTATTTTACTGGTGATGTATGGGATCATAAATCTGTTGGTAATACTGGTACTTTTCTTTTAAGAGATTCGATATTAATTCCTGTATTTTCTATATATGATTTAAGTGTTGAAACAAATAATCATTTAGAATATAAATTTGAAAATGCTGTATTAAGTAGTTTTGATTTTGATGCGGCTGATGATGAAGGTGATGAAACTATATATACTGTACAAGCTGTATTTAAGGTAGAAAAATTTAATGTTATTCAGGGATCATCCCCTAGAGTATTAAAAAAAGGTAATAGTCCTATTTGGATATAAATCAAAATAATTGATAAATAAATATAAAAAGGAATAATTATGTTTGATCCAGACAATGTTTTATCCCCCTTAGCATCAGTATCATTGACAAGTGGAACAAGTTCAGCTATAACTGGAATATTAGGTAATACGGCTGATTCTGCTATGCGTAATCTGTTAGGAGCAAAACCTTGTCCTAGTGGTGCCGGAGGAGGACAAGGTTCTGGGGATGTTAATAATGATCCTTGTGGATCTGGCAATAATGCTTTGTTAAATGCTATCGCTGATTTAGGTATGGCTTTAGCTGGTCCTTCAATAGCGGAAGCAGGAAAATTTATAGGTTCTGGATTGGATACAGGTATCGGTACCATTTCATCAACATTAGGTGATGGAATAGGACTAACAACAAATACCATCGGTGGTGCACTTGGTATGGAGCCTGATTCAAGTGGTCAGGCTATAATCAGTTCATCTCTTGGAGCCGGAGTTGTTTCCGTAACAACAGGACAAAGTACTACGGCTAGTAGTACCAATATTTTAACTAGTGCTGCAGCAACGGCCTCTAATGAAAACACAACTGATTATTTTTCAAGTGTTAAATCAGCTGTAATTTAAAAATTATTCGTATCGAATTTTATATTCTGTTTCGTACTCTTTTATTTTTTCTTTATAACGTCTTGGAACAACAATTTGTAGAATTGCATCATTAACTAAAGTTAAAGGGGAGTCAACGATAACTAATTCATCTTCGGTTCCTAAAGAATTTATATAATTCTCAAAAGGTATATAATTGGTATCATATATATAATCTTCAATTTCTGCAACCGACATTTCAGATAAAATCAAATCAATATCTAATATACCATTATTCATATAATCATCAAAGAATTTTAATGAAAAATTATCGGTGTTATTCCAATTTATATTTTTATAATTTTCTTTAAAATAATCTTTAGAACTTTTATATTTGCCTTTTGTTATAAATGATAAAATACTTGGTCTTTTATCTAGCCATTCAGTAGAATATCTAACTGTAAATATTTCGTTACTTTTCTTTAATAATTCCTTATCAAATGTTACTTCAATAGTACCATATTCTTCTAAGTATTGGTTGATTGTTGAACTACGTTTAGTTGTTAATGCTATCCAGTTTTTACCATCAATAATACCTTTTCTTTGATCTCTCAATGATTTATCATATGAATATACTTGGCCGTCTTTTAGTAAATCTAAAATCCATTCAAATGAACAATATTTAAAAAGTCTATTTTCATTTTGATCTCTAGCTTCATATATAGCTTTTAGTTCTTTAAGTTGCATAATGTCGAAACTCCTAATTAATTTAATCTTATTTATTCAATAAAATAAATATTTTATAAAAAAAGATTGACAATGTATAAATAAAGAAAAAAGGATTACTATATGAACTATAAAGATTTAATATATAAAATAACCAGTAGATCTGATGATAATTTAGATATAGAAAAAAATAAAGATATAAATCCTGCAAAGAAGTCTATTCAAATTAATAATTTAAATATTGGAGTTATTGCTGATGATGATTTAGAATTATCAGATGAAATGATATATGCATTAAAACGAGAAATAGAACGTACATTGACAGTTTTATTTAATAGTCCTATATCTGATCAATTTGCTTTTTTACCATTTAATAAACGTTTATTAGAATATATGATACCCTTATTTCCTTCTAGAGATTTTCATTACGTAACAACTAGAGATGAATTTAATGAGATAAAAAAATTAAAACAAGAAAAATTAAATATTAAATCTATTTATCCTAGTTTAAATAAAAAGGAAGATTTTTTAAAAAAAATAGATTATTTAGTAACACTTAATTATGAAATGGAAGAAACGATGGAGTCGTATCTAAACAGTCATAAGATTATGGTATTTCCTATGTCATTTCGTAATACTGAAAGTTTTTCACAAAAGGAAAAATTAGTAACTCCAGATCCAACAGGCTGGAGTTACAATTCTACATCTAGTTTGTGGACTAAAACATGGGGTAATGATGGTTCACAAACAATCCAAGGGTGGTAAATTTAGAATCTAATACCTTGAATCCCTCCTTTTGGAGATTTTGAGGTAGTTTGAGTATTTAATTTATCTTGATTTTCAGCTAAACTTTTATATGCTGCTTGATATGCCTCATCTGGTTTACCAGGAAACATTTCTTCTAAATTTGCACCATTTTCAATATAATTTTCATTGGGTATGGTTGGGATACCTCCCCTCTGTATATTATTTAATTGCTCTTTAACAACTTTTGGATTCATAAGATCATTATCTTTATTATAAGAAGACTCATTAAAATGTTCTATTGGTGATTTTGGTGGTTTTTCTTCATCAATTTTCAAATGATTCTCAATAGCATCCAATCTGTTCCTCATTTCAATCATCAAAAATGTTATTTGATTCAAACGTTCGAATAATTCTAATGGTTTAAATTTTTTTAAAGCATTTTCAATTTCGGTATATGAATCTGTAACTTTTTTGAGTTCGTCCATACTATCATCTATAATTGCAGATTGAGAAGCAACTCTCTTTATTTCATCATCAAAGGTACTATTTAATTTTGATTGAAGATTAGATTTTCCGCTGTCATCTAATTGTTGAATATGTGTGGGTATGATTGAGTCGTTTTCTTCTGAGACTTCTGAAATAGGTGTAGATAATGACTCTGTGTTATTGAAATATTTACTCATGAAATAAGCCCTCCTTTATATATTTATTTATATAAAGGAGTGATAAGAAAAAGCTATTTTCTTATAATCATTTTTACAACTTGATCTTTCATAAGTTGTCTGGTAAACATTATTCTATTATTAGCAACTTCTTGATAATCTTCACCAGTCCATTGGATTTGTCTATCAACATACACTTCAATTGCTCCAGCATTAGGTGTATATGATTCATTGTTTGGTAAAAATACATCATATGTTCCATCTGCTAATATTGTTACGCTTAACGTGATTGTTTTTATATCTGATGATTGTGCTGTAAATTGTTGAATTCTTAATTTACCACCCACTTTCCAATCATTAACTATGATTGATTTTGTAATGTTATCGACTGCATATTGATCTAATATTCTAAACATTCCATCGATTCTAGCATTATCATTACCATTACTATCTACTTTTCTATCGATAATTAAACCGTCTTGAAATACCATTGTTAAGTTTGATAATTGGTCAAACTTAGAAGTATAAATTCGCTGGATATTATTTTTAGGAAGAATTTCATAATGATTTTCGCTAGATAAATTATTTACGTTAGTAACTTTTTTATTAAATTCATATATTACTATCTCTTCACCAGCTACAACATTATCTAAACTGAATGCCATAATATCTGTATAATCTTCAGGATCAACATTTAATACTGGGTTACCTTCACTATCATAAATTGGATCACCGTTAATATCTAAGGCTGGGACTGTATTATTATAAACTCTTTCAGCAAACACTTTATATGTATTTATTTGAGTTTGATTTGTATCTTCAGATTCAGGTTGTTTTCTTGTAATTAATTGACCATTTTTAAATACTAAAAGGAATTCATCCGCTATAAATTCTGTATTTTGTAATTGGAAGTATTCATAACCATCTGTTGTAGCTGTAATTATTTCCTTAGTGAATGTTAAATCATCTTCAGCTATTACATCTTTAGTAAAAAATTGATAAACGATAATTGTATCGCCTCTAGCATTAGGATCGATATTAAGTTCATCGATTGTTGGTCCATTACAATCTGAGACTACTAATTTGCCATCATCATTAATATAGAAACTTACATCATCTAATTTCATACCATTTCTATATACTAAGATATCTTTTTGGCTGTCTATATCATTAAAGGTAAAAATATTAAAACCATCAACTGTTGCACCAAATTCTTCTAAATAAATATTATAAAATTCCGGTTGTGAAACTTGCATAATAGTTACGATATCACCTATTTGTACTCCAGATACAGATTCATCATTTGTTTCTGCATCTCCAAAAATTTGTACTTTTCTTAATCCATCAACGGTATATGTAATGCCATTATCATCAACAAGTGTTTCTTGAGTAATAATATTGATGTTTGCTGATTCTTGTAGCATACCATTTCTATATACTAGTAGAGGACTATTTAAGTCAAAATCTTGACTTAATTCGATTGTTATCCATCCTTCATTTGCAGCTAAAGCTTCTTTGTAATTAAATTCAATAGGTACATAATTATGTGGTAAATAGAATTGAAAAAATCGTATTTCATCTAAAGAATTAGCATGCATTGTTAATGTGTTATTAATTGTATCTACTGTATAATTTACTGGTGAAACAAAAAGATTATTTCTAGTTACAAAGAAATGATAGTTTGTATCAATATTCATCAAACTGAAGGTAACAGTTTTTTCAGTATTGTTAAAAACATAATCTACATCAACTTCACCATATCCAGCAGTATTTTTTGAAGCAGCTTGAAGCATATCAGTCATCATTTTACCTGCAACATTTAGAGCTGATTCTGTTGTATCTTCAACTGATCCAATAGTAAAAGAATTTTCTCGATTGAAGAATGATGATTTATAGTCATTACCCGCAATCAATTGTATGATTGTATAAATTTCGCCTGCATTCGTGTTAGGAATAATAATTTTATTTTCATTTAACTCATTGATTGATAAATCGTCTGTGGGTATAAAAATACCCTCTTTAAATACTATAATAGACCCTAATGATAAATCTGCTATTTGATTTGATATTTTAACAGGGAATCTACTTTCGATTTCATCCAATATAGTCCAATCAGCATCAGTTAAATCACTTTCAGAACTATTATCGCCGTACTGTGCGATTAATTCAACTAGCTTAGCATCATATTCAGCTTTAATAATATCGTATTCTTCTTGTTCTTCTAATGTTCTAGTATAGTTATCAATAGTAAAATTGCCATTAATAGTTGATTTAAATTTTTTAACTATATAATTTATAGAAATATCGCCATTAAATTGTAAAATATCGATTTCATCATCTCCAGCCGCATTATTAAGAATTAAATCCTGGGAGTCTGTATAATAATTATCAGTAAATCTACCATTTCTAAAAACGAAAAAAGATCTATTTAAATTAACCTTCTGTATATTAATAATTCTTCGTTCGCCCTCACTTATATCTGGGTGTATAACTTCAACAACGTCAGATGTTATACCCACATTCTCAACAATAACGTCTCTACTAACTGCTAGAGGCACTCTTGTTGAGATACCATCTGAAACTATAACTATTTCATGTGAAATTTCATCATAATTAATTGATACATTATCTCCTGTTGTACTATTATCGATATTTATATTAATATCTTTCCAATCAGAACCATCATATATTTTTAATGCGTTATTAACATAAGCCATATCACCATTTTTAGGACTAGCAGGAATTGTTAGATGTGCTCTAGCATTTTCTGGTAAAGCGGCCCATCTTCCATCTTTCATAACTTTTAATTCTGAACTTGTAGTATCTAACCATAATTGCCCAGTAGTAGCATCTAACGGGGTTTGATAACTTACGATAGTACTTGAATTATTAACAACTATCCACGAAGTGCCGTTAAATATCTTTAGTTCAGATCTTGTATTATCGAACCATAATTGTCCTTCTTTTGGTGAAATTGGGGCTACACCATATTCAATTAATCCTGTATCTTGTACAGCTTCCCAATTACTTCCAACTTTAATTTTCATAGAACCAGTTGAAGTATCGAACCATATCATACCATCTTTAGCATCTGTTGGCATTGTTTCGGAAATATATGAAATTGCAGTTTGGTCAATATCTGTCCATACTCCAGATTTTCTAATTTTTAATACATCATTCCCATCTAACCAAAACATACCATCTTTAGCATCAACAGGCTCATTTACGGATTTTATAGCGCCACCAAATTCTGGAATTTCAACCCATACAGGAGAAGTTTTAGTACCTTTATTAATATATAGGATATTTGAAAAAGATGTACGAGTTATATGTAATGCACCAGTTTTGGCAACGGTCGGTAAAACATCACCTTCTGTAACAATTTCTGCTCCTAATTCTTGCCAATAATATTCACCTGTAGATGGTTCTTGTTTGTATATAAATATTTGACCTGTTGTAGTATTTGTCCAAAATTGACCAACAGGCGAATTAGTTGGTTGATTTGTACTTTCAATAGTCGAAATTAACCTTTGAAATTGTGAACCGTCATAAACTTTAAGATTATTAATATTCTTATCATACCATAAATCTGACGCCTCGCTATCACTAGGTTGAATAAAAGATGCTATTGAATTGAAACCAAATGAAACCCATTCAGTACCATTAAAAACTTTTAATACGTTTACGTTTGTATCGAACCAAGTAGTACCAATAGATACATCTGTTGGAGGTATAGTCCCTGCATTACTTTCTTGTAATTCAGCAACTAAAGCATCAAATTTAGCTTCAATATCCGTATCTTTATTAATTATTTCCCATTCTTGTCCTATTGTATAAACTGATAAAACACCTGAACCCGTATTATACCATAATTGACCAACTTGTGGGTTTTGTGGTTCAATTGAACTAGCAAAATTTTCTAGTAAGTGTACAAAATTATTTACATATGCCTCACCCCAATTTAAAACACCTTTACCTGGTAATTTTAAACTTGTTGATACATCATCATATGTTTTATTCGCAATATTAAGGAATTCACTCCCATCTGCGTGTTTAACGATTAAACCCATATCATTTCTCCATCTCTAATATATTTTTTATTTATTTATTAGAGAATTTCCTTTTTCATAAGTAATAAAGAATTAAGATTATTGTAAACATGTGGAAAATCATTTTTAATCTTATTCATAAAGGAATTTAGAGTATTTAGATTTAAATTATTTAAGTTTAAAATAAAAACTATATCGTCAAAGGTTTCGACGAGTTCAAAAATAAATTCATCTGAAACCTTATTTTTACTATATTTATATATGATTTCCAATGATAAATTCTGGCGTAGGTTTTTATATAGTGAAATATCTATTGGAGCAACTTCAAAGAAATATTTTAATGTTTCATCATTTATATCTAATCTACTATTCATATTGGTAAGAATAAAATATGGTTGATTTAATTTTTTTAATTCGGTAAATTTATTAGGATGATTATTTAACCAATTAAATATTTTATATTTGTCTTTATCAAAAATTTTATTTATTGCATCATTTATATCCAGTTTTAATGCTATTTTTATATAATTGTCAATATCATTATTATATATAAAATCTAATAATTTATTATCGATGAATAATATTTCACCAGCTACAACTTGCTTAGTAATTTCTTTATAGAAAGTACACTCATATTCAAACTGTTTATTTTTTGTAAATATATCTTTAATTATTAAAAAAGTTTTAAAATCTAAAATTATATTACTATCCGAAATTTTATCTTTATAGTGAATTATTATATTTAAAGCTTTATCAAAATTATTATGATCCTGGTATTTTAATAAATTACGTAATAATAAATCCGTTTTTAAATTGATAAAAAAATCAAAATAAAATTTTAGTTCGACATCAATATTTTTATTAAATGGTATCAAAGCAAATTCATCATTTTCTAATAATTGAGTGATTAAAATTTCTAAATTATTCATAACCCATATCTTTTGGTGTTGTTGGTGGGTGTGAAGGTTGTTGGTCTTTTTGAACATCAAAGTCTTCACAATTAAAGTTTATATTTGGTGCATCAACAAAAATATCTTGTCTAGAGCGTATCTCAATTTTAGCATCACTTTCTATTACTATTTTTGTATCTGCATCAGCAACACCAATATAAAATGTCTTATTCATTTCATCTAAGATTAATTGTTGTGAACCATCACTCGTAGTTATTTGAATTTTACTCCTACCACTTGGAGAGTCTAACATAATTATTTCATGCCCTTGCATAGTAATGATTTGTGTTCTTTGTCCTCCACCATCACCGAAATCTTGTGGCAGTTGAATAATTCTATGATTATTATTAGCTTGTGGTGGTACTGGACTCATATCGATTGGATTTGCAGCCATTTTTAACTCCTTTTTTTAACTTGGATCAAATTTATTTATTAATACACCTTCTGTTACATCAATATCTGTTAAAACCGTTGGTCTTATTACTTCTGGTATAGTTGGGGCTCCACAAGGAGTAGAATGAGAAATACCACAAGCTACTACATTATACGATCCTTCAGATGATTGAATATCATAACCCAAATTTGCTCTCATTTGAATCATATTATCAGCGTGTAATAATAGATTGTTTGCTGCATATATACTAATATCACCAGTAAATGGTTTACCACCAGCACCTTTACCTACAAGGTTATGATTTTGGATAGTAATATCACCATTTTCAACATCCATAGTAATTTGCATTTGTTTATCATTGGTTGTTAGTTGTATTTTGCCTTTGTTAGATGCTTGCATATGACCAATGGTCCCTTGATCATGGTCTAATAATAATAATTCATGTCCTGATGTTGTATGTGCATGAATCCTTGGACATAATGGACTATCAGCAAGCCATATTTTTTGATATTTTTCTGTTTGAATTAATTGATATGAAGAAAAGTCAATTTGATTTGGATCTAATAATCTATGTCTTTCTTCTCCCATATCATCGATTAAATATGGTGTTTGCATATGATCAACAAACAACATATGATGTTTTTGTGAAGCAAACCACATAGCATCATAAAGGTCTGGTAATCCATCTTCCATATAAATATGCTTGCCTCTATATGAATTTAATAGGACTTTTTCATCAAAATCAATATCAGACATGACCAGTTGATGCCCTTTTTTTGTAGACAGCATTGCTCTACGTTTATAAATTGTATTAGATAAAGTTAAATAATGACCTACATTAAAATGCTGATTTTCTGGATCATATTTATCCCCAGTATCTTCAATCCATTTTTTAAGTTTTCTTCTAAATGGTGCTCCAGCAATCCAAGGAACTTTCGGCATTTTATCATTAACGTATCTCTCATCCCCTATTGCTACTTTCAATGTTTGATAAATAGGACAATAAGTTTTTGAAGTTTCATGTGTACCATCGGTTATTCTATCATCTAAACGAATTTCACCTCGTACTTTATCAGGTAAATCGGCTCCGGTATCTGGGTGTGGCTCTTCATGATAATCATGACCATTTGTTGCTAATTTAATATATTGTGATTCATGTGATAATGGTGGTTTGTCAGTTCTTTGAGTCCAAAACTCTTTATTTATATTAAAACCCTCCCATAAATCTCTATAATCTGATTGTCTAACTGGGGAATATTTTTTATGATTTCTCCCAGCTGTACCAGGAGAAATACTATGATTTCCTATATCTACCATCTGTAAAAAATTATTTTCTGCAGATCTATGTTCAACTAATTTTGCTGCTGAACCCCATTTATCGTGAATTTTTGTTGTATTGTACATTAAATGATCATTTTTTCTCCATCTATGAAGAAATGAAGCTGGTTGAAATACATCACCTAAAACAGGTTTAGCTAAATGTAGTCCTCGAGTTGTTAAATTAGGCCAATGGGATGAATTGTATTCTAATGAGTTGTTTTGCATATTTTGAGCTTCAACTGGAATATTTGTTCCAGGAAAATTTAAACTAGGACTATTAATCGATCCTAATATAATATATAATTTATTAATATATGTATAAAATACATAATCTCCATATTCTGGAACACAATATACACCATGACCTTCACCTCTTATTGGTGATAATAGTTCGGCCCATTTATATCGTTCAATCTCTTTATTTTTTGCATCAGTATGTACTTGTTCTGAATCTTCAACGTTCCTTTTTAATGCTTCAACATCAATTCTGATACGTCCTTGATTAGTATGATCGGCACGACCAATTACTTTTGCAATTCCAAAAACACCATTCCCATCGACATTTCTAAGACGATTTATTTCTCTTCTACCATTTTCATCAAATGTACTCATTTATTTCTCCATTTATTATAAAATTCTACTGGTTTGCAAAATATAAGTGTGATAATTTAATTTGTGTTGAATTACCATTTAAACCTATTGTATGTGTTACGGTTGAAATACGATATTTATTTGAAATTCCTTTCACTAAGTCTAATTTATCGCAGTCTGGGGAAGTATACCAGAAGAAATCAAGTTGAGTTCCTTGCATAATATGTATTCCTCCTCCAGTTGACCCTTCAATAGCATCTTTTAATAAACCACCATGTATTTTTGGAGTAAATCCATATGAATATGGTAATTCAACTTCAATCACGAATTTCGGAAATTTTAGTTTATTTAAAAGAGTATCTATACCTGCCCAAGATCCATCAGCTGCAAATTCATGAGGATTATTAGCTCCAGTTACTTGAGTGTGTGTTTGACCTTCGATAGGTGTATTTTTTTCTGGTAAACATTGTCCTATTGTTTCAGCAGAACCTTTACCCGTTCCTGTATTTGCAAGTTCTTCATCAATTACTTGTGTTGCTAATAGTGCTAAAAGAGGTTTAAAATCCATACCAACTAATTGTCCTCTGAATCTGGAACCATTACAGTTATCATCGGTACCAATGCAAATTTTATCTGAACTAATTACACTTTTTTCATCTTCTAGACCCCAAATTTTAACATCGATATGTATAATATCGCCCTCAGTTTTTTCAAAATTTACTTCAATAGTGGGTTTATCATTTTTTACACCTTTTTCGTTTAAGAATATAATATTGAAGAAATCTATGATAGCATCGGATATAGTTTTACCTGCTGCAATCTTATATGGTTCAATAGTTCTAACATTTTCTTCTGTTTTTTCAACTCTATGGATTGGAGTCAACCATAATTTATTTGATGGATTTCCAAAATTAAGCTTAATTGTTTTTGCATTACATTTATTGTGGTTTTTTGCTGCAGTATTCCATTCAGTTTCAAGTTCTGATAAAAACTGCATAAAATTTGTTCCTGGTTCAGTCCACCCATTAACTTCTATTTCTTCAGTATTTGTAACATATTCAGATCTAGCATGCATTAACATAGGTTTTCCAGTAAAGGTGTATGTAAAACCTTGAGTTGGTGAAAATTCAACAGAGCAACCTTCTCTATCAGGTACATATATTGCCGCATCACCAGACCAAAGAGAACCAGTTGAATCTGGACCTTTAAAATAAATCCAATATGATCCTGTTTGTAATTTCATAAAATTCTGGAAAGTTTCACCGGCAATATCATGTAATGTAAATGTTATATTTGCATCAGTTTTATCACCAAATGAACCGGAATTAACAAAGCCCCACTTTATTTCGGACAATGATGTGCCAGTTTTATATGAATATGTATCAGCTAGCAATGTTAAATCGCCCTTATTATCAATAGTACCAATTTTTAATTCATAATGCATCATTACAACATCAGATTTTCCTACTGCTGTGTGTATGTCGCCTGCAAATCCAGAACTATCATAAGCCATTATTAATCCTTTTTTATTATATTTTCTTTATTTATTCTCTAAAATATGATAAATTAAAAAAGAAAAAAAATATTGTAAAATTTTCATAAAATAGTATAAACTAACACTATAAATATATCCAATATATTATACAAATAACAGATTTAAAAGGGATTTCAAGAATGGCCAAACATTATAAAATAGTAAAGAGAAACGGAGATATTACCCCATTAGATATAACAAAAATAAGACAGGTTATTGAATGGGCTGCTGATGGGTTGAATGTAAATCCTATTGAACTAGAATCAAATATTCATATGAGATTTCGTAATAACATGACGACTAAAGAAATACAGGAAAATTTGATTGATACTGCATTGCAACTAACTTCCATTGATGAACCGGATTGGAGAATTTTAGCGGCAAGACTAAAACTTATGGATCTATATAAAGATGTAAAATTTGAAAAAGGTTATGAGACATTTGGTTATGATAGTTATTTAAAACATATTAAACAGTCTATAAAAGAGAATTTGTATGAATCATCGATATTAGATTATTATGATGAATCGGAGATTAAAACTATTGGTAAATTTCTTAATGTTAATTATGATATGTCATTTGATTATGCTGGTGCAAATTTAATGATAAACAGATATTTATTAACACGTGGATCTAAACCGTGGGAATTACCTCAAGAGGCATTTTTAACTGCTGCATTATTAATTGAAAAAAATCAACCAAAAGAATTAAGGTTGGATAGAATTAAAGATACTTATGAAAAATTGGCACAACGAAAATTATCTCTAGCCACACCTATGCTTATGAATTTAAGAAAACCATTTGGTAATTTATCGAGTTGTTTTATTGCAGCAATGGATGATTCAAGAGATAGTATTTATTATGTTATTGATCAAATTGCTGAAATATCTAAGAATGGTGGAGGAGTTGGTTTAAACGTTTCTAGAATTCGTTGTAAAGGTTCATGGATTGGACAAATGCCAAATGCCTCTGGTGGTGTGGTACCCTGGATTAGAAATGTTAATGATACTGTTGTAGCTGTTAATCAACAAGGGAAAAGAGCTGGAGCTTGTACTGTTGCATTAGATATATGGCATATGGATATTGAGGATTTTTTAGAACTTCAAACGGAAAATGGTGATCAACGAACAAAGGCATTTGATATATTTCCACAGGTTGTTATTCCTGATGAATTTATGCGTAGAAATAAAAAGAACCAAGACTGGTTTATGGTTGATCCTTATGAAATTAAGAAAAAACTTAATGTTGATTTAGCAGAATCTTGGGGTGAAACATTTGAAAAAGTTTATAGAAAAATCGAAAAGATGATTTTAAAAATTGGTCAAGAGGCTGATATTGATTTAACTGAATTATATGATGAGGAGTTTGATGCTACGTATAGCGGATTAATTTCTGGAAGAGAGGATGAATATAAAGTATTAAAATTAGTTAGACGTACAAAAGCAAGAGAATTATTTAAAACTATAATGAAAACTCAAGTTGAAACGGGTATGCCTTATTTAACTTTTAAAGATGCTATGAATAGAGCTAATCCAAATAAGCATGATGGTATGATTGGTAATGGTAATTTATGTCAAGAATCATATTCAAATTTTAGACCATCTAAGGTGATCGAGAATAAAATTGAAGAAGAAAATGGTAAATTTAAAATTATAAGAGAAACTGAAGCAGGGCTAGTACATACTTGTAATTTGAATAGTATTAATCTTGCCAACATAGAAGATGAAGCCGATTTACATAGTGCTTGTGAAACAGCGGTAAGATTATTGGATAATGCTATAGATTTTACTGATGTTCCTATTAAAGAAGGAGAAATCCATAATAACATATATAGAACTATTGGTGTTGGTTCTATGGGATTAGCTGATTATTTAGCTAAACGTAATATCGCATATACTAAATCTGATGAAGTTGTTGATAAATTATTTGAGAATATAGCTTACTATACTATTAATGCATCGATTGATTTAGCTAAAGAAAGAGGAAAATATCCAAAATATGATGGCTCAGAGTGGTCTAAAGGATTAATTTTAGGTAGAGATAGACAATGGTATAAAGAAAATACGGATAATCCAGATAGATGGATGAAAACCTTTGATAGACTTGAGAAATATGGTATTAGAAATTCACATCTACATATGATAGCTCCAAATACAAGTTCATCGTTAGTGCAAGGGTGTTCGGCATCGGTATTGCCAATTTTTAGTAAATTTTATGTTGATAAAAATTCTAAAGGTGCAGTACCAATAATGCCACCATTTATCAAAGATAAAATGTGGTTCTATCAAGAATTTAAAAATATCCCCCAAAAAGATGTAGTGCGTATAATTTCTATAATACAAAAATGGACAGATACGGGTATATCGATGGAATTGATATTTAATTTAAATTTACCAGAAGTAAATGCAAAATATATGTATGAAACATTGATGTATGCATGGGAACGTAACATGAAAACTGTATATTATATTAGGAGTGTCCAAAAAAATTCATCTGATGTTTCAGAAAAAGAGGAATGCATAAGTTGTAGTGGGTGAAAATATATATTTCTTCCTATATATAATCATAAATATTATATAAAAAAGGAAGAATAAATTATGATAGTAATAGATAAAAAAACAGAATATTCGTTATTGATTGTGACCAATCCAAATTGTTCGGTTTGTAGAGAACTACAAAAAAATGATATGTGTGAAAAAATACCATTGACACGTAAATTGTTATTGGCTCCATTCAGTCCTATGGATGAATTAGCCATACAAGCAATATTTAAATCAAAAAATCCATTAAATGCATATAAACAGTTGCTATCTGACAATCCATTAAATCCATCTGATATTATATGGGATAAGGATATTTCGGATATATGGCGCCAAAACATTTCAATGTTTGATTATTTATCTTCACATTATGATATGAAAGGTACTCCATCCTTTTTTATTATTGATAAAAATGATAAAGTTATTGAATCTATAAAACTGGAAATGACTCCAGTAGAAGTGTTAAATTATAATATCAATAAATTTCTTCATCTTAATAAATAATAATAAATTATAATGGAGAAATTTAATAATGGCTAAAATAAAATTACATAATCCCGAACTCGCTAAAAATAGTAAGTTTTCAAATCTAGTAATTGAGAATTTAACATCAGACCCATCATTAACAGGCGTAGAGTCTGTTGGACGTTTATGGTTTAATAATACTGATAAAACGTTTAAAGGTGGATTTTTAGATGAAGCTGGAACATCAGTTGAAATAAAACCTATTGGTATTGATAATAGTGCTGACGTACAAGCTAATACTGATGCAATTGCTCAAGAAATATCAGATAGAACTACAGCAGATACAACAATACAAACCAATATCGATAATGAAATATCTAGAGCAATATCAGTAGAAGGAGATTTAACCACTTTAACTACTGACACAAAAGATACATTAGTAAATGCAATTAATGAAATCGATACTAATGCTGATACTAATACAACCAATATCGATAATGAAATATCTAGAGCAATATCAGTAGAAGGAGATTTAACCACTTTAACTACTGACACAAAAGATACATTAGTAAATGCAATTAATGAAATCGATACTAATGCTGATACTAATACAACCAATATCGATAATGAAATATCTAGAGCAATATCAGTAGAAGGAGATTTAACCACTTTAACTACTGACACAAAAGATACATTAGTAAATGCAATTAATGAAATCGATACTAATACTGATACTAATACTCAATCAATTATAGATACTAATAATGATTTATCAAATAATTATTTAAATAAAACGACTTCTACATCACAAACTGTTGCTGCAGATACTACATTTTCAAATAATTTAATTATTCATGGTGATTTAACTGTAAGTGGTACAACAACAACAATAGAAACTGAAACATTAAAAGTAGCTGATAATATTATAACATTGAATGATGGTATTGGTGCTGTTGATCCAACTGAAAATGCAGGATTAGAGGTTGATAGAGGAAATGATGGATTAACAACAATAATTCAATGGAATGAAACATTAGATCAAGTTGAAGTACAAGATAATGGTACACTTAAAAAAATAGCAACAGAAGAATATGTTGATACTGCGGATAATATATTACAATCAAATATTGATACTGTTTCCTCAGACTTAGTGGATGAAACCACAAATAGAACTAATGCAGATAATACATTGCAAACAAATATTGATAATGAAGTTACGGCTAGAACAGATGCTGATAATGCATTGGATGATAGAATATCTGATTTAGAGTCTGACGTTGGTGGTGCAACTGGTGATTTAGCTGATTTAACTACTGATGCAAAAGATACTTTAGTAAATGCAATCAATGAAGTTGATGCTCATATTGATGATGAGGTTACAAATAGAACTAATGCTAATACATCACTACAATCTGAAATTGATAGAATTGAAACTGGAACAGGATTAAATGATGATGGCACCTATGTTGTTGAAGCTTTAACAAATTATATTTCATCTGCAACAAGTGTTCATAATGCCACAGTAACATTGGATTCTGCTATTAAAACTAATTCAGACGATATTACATCTATCGATTCGAGAGTTACAAATATTGAAAGTCAAGTAGATGGTAAAGTTGGCGATTTAGATAATTTAACTACTGAAGCAAAAGATACTTTAGTAAATGCAATCAATGAAGTGGATTCAAATATTGATAATGAAGTTACGAGAGCAACTAATGCTGAAACAAATTTACAAACAAATATCGATGATGAAATATCAATAAGAACCTCTAATGATAATGCATTGGGAGAAAGAATTGATAATGTTAATTCTGCATCTGGTTTATCATCTGATACTTATAATGCTGATTCAACAACAAATTATATTTCTAGTGCAACATCATTATTTAATGCTGATATTCTTTTAGATAATACTATTAAAACAAATTATGATAATTTGATTGCTACTACTGCTGGTAATGGTACTAATTTTGTTGGATATGAAGGATATACAGAATCTGATACAAATATAGTTAATCCAACAATTGAATTAAATGCTGATTCACTAAAAAATACATTGGATGGTATAGCTTCATTAGTGAATACAAAAATAAATGATATTGAAAATAGATATGTTAAAGGTGAAGTGGCAGAAGAAGATGCATCAGATACATATACTATTGCCCATAATCTTAATACTGAATTTGTTGATGTCTCAGTACAGGTATATGATTCTACAGAATCTGTATGGCGGTTTGATTTGGTTGTAACTGAAGTTATTGATGTAAATACAGTAAAAATTTCATTAGCTAGTGGCGACGCCGAACAAATAAGATATGTAATTCAGGGTTACTAAAATTAAAAAAAATGTAAAATAATCTCTAAAAAGGGATTATTTTATATGGATCAACAGAGTATAAAAATCAACCTCCAGAAAATCTCACAAAATTTAAAATCAATTGACTTTTCCCAAATTAATATTGTTCAAAATAAAGAATATCTCCGGAATGAAATGTTCAAAATAAACGCAATATTAGGAAAAATTTTAAGAGGATTAGATACATGACTCAAGAAGAAATTTTATTAAAACAATTAGAAGCATGGATAGATTTGACAATCATTATGGTTGAAAAAACTATTAATAAATCACATATAGAAAAAAGAGATATTATTAAAATTGCTCAAAAGATTGAGGATGTTATTAATGTTTTGGATGGTAAATCAAAAATATCTGGCTGGAAGAATTAAGAATTTTTTAAGATAAATTAATATATAATTTAGAAATATTTTAAAAAGGTCTAAAGATGAAAAAACGAACGAATGCTTATGAAAGAATGAAAAATAAATCAAAAAGTTCGAAAATCGATTTTAAAAGTGCATTAAAACATGAAGAAACTTATTGGGTTGGTGCAGGTGGGGCAGCTATGTTAATAGCAGGGATATTTGACGGCGGAATTTCTGTAGCTTTAGCTTATGGTGCAAAAAAACTATACGATTATAATAATGGTAATTAATGATGTCAAGAGTAATTACACAAGTTTCTCCAAAAACTGTTTTACGTTCGGCTGTGAAAAAAGAGAATAAGAATTTTTGGGTTTCTGGAATAAGAATTGAGAAATATGCGGGTGATGAAAAACAGCATGTAGATGTTGATTACATCGAGCCACAAGAAGTTTCAATCGAAATAGGCGATCGAAGCTATTGGTGTGATGATGATTCTATAACACGTTTAACACTTGTAATGAAAGATGGTACTAAATTATCTAGATGGGAAGCAAATTCAAAAGGGCTTAAATTTTTTAAGACTCGAGATGATGCAGAAAAATATTTTTTATATGTATCGGATGATATTATTAAAAAAATGAATAATATTTTAAATATACATAAAGATTTATATAAAAAAATAAGTATTGAATGTCCTTCATTCGTTGAAAGTGTATTATGATTGCTAGATTAGATGATGGTAGAATTTTTAAAACTTTACCAATTTTAGACATAGAATTTAAACCGGAAGAAAGAGTTTACAAATATATTTTTAAAACATCAGATCGGATAGTCAAATCATCACCCTCGCATTTATGGGGTATATGGGATTCTAAAACTAAAGAATTAACTATGAAAAAGATGGAAGATTTAAAAATTCAAATTGATCATCTATTAATTCAAGAATAGGGTATAGTATGGTAACTATGTATAGGAAAAATAGAAAATGGAAAGCTATAAGCATATCAATAGATATAGATATGTTAAATGATTTAGAACAAGTTGTTGGATTGGAAGTACGTAATTCATTATCTGAGAAAGATAAGAAAAATAAATGGTTGGCAATTGATATTGTTGATACATTAAAAATTTCTACTGATGTAAATCCTATAAATGGTAAATCTACATTAAATCTACTTATATATGTTGCTGATATGACTGGTGTACAATTATGAGTGTAACAATTGATACCGGTTATAGACATTATAAGAATAATAAAATTTATATTCCTAAATTTTTTTGTTCAATTCAAATTAATAATGAATGGGTGCCAGCCATAGGCTATATTGAATTAAATAAAGACAATCACAACCCATATATTAGGAGTATTGAAGAATTTCAACAAAAATTTATAAGGGTAAATGATGAGTAAATTGATTAGAGATAACTACGAATCTATTATCGATACTGATAGAATGTATATTGCTGAAGATATTTCAGAAAAATTTATTTTTTTAAAAGATAAAATATATGAAGAATTAGAAGAGCTTTCAGAAACCGCATTTAATGATATTGAAGAGTATGCTGATGTCATAGAGGTTATATATGCTATGGCTGAATTTCAAGGTATTTATAGAGATGAAATAGAAACTGCAAGGATTAATAAACTTAAAAAAAGAGGCGGATTTAAAAAATGGTTGATATTAAAAGAATAAAGCAATGGATATGGTATCAACAACGAGTTAAATATTTAAAGAAAGAACTATTATATGCTCAATCAATCCTTAATTATTTCGAACATGTTAGATCATATGACTTAATGCGTCAAAAAATAGGATTAAATGATCTCAATGTGTCAAAAATACCTAGAGCAAATCCTAAAAAAGAAAAAGTGTTAATGGGTACATCAACAACAATTATGGAGACTATTGTTGATGTTATACCTAATGAATTTGAAAAACTCAAAAGATGGAGATGTATTAATAATATTAGTAATAAAAGTATAACTGGTAAAGTGATTTTTTCATGAAGCATCAAGAAAATCCTGCTATAAAACAATTTGAAATAATAATGCAAGTTTTAAAAACAAGTAAACCTGAATTATTTTTAAAATTAATAGGTGATGATCAAGATATTTATGAATTTCATCATATATTATGGGGTTTACCATTTTATAGGAAATTATATTTGATTAAAAATGGCTTTAATACATTGACATATATTTATATAAGTGATAGGAATGCACCCAGAAGTTTATTATTTCATATGTACGAACTAAAATATAAAAGATTATCTATTCCAGGTACTTTTAATATAGAAAAAAATATAATAGATATATATGATCATAGAGAAAGATTTAAAGAGAATTTTCAAGCTATACAAAATATAGAGCCTGAAACTAGTATAACAACAGATTTATTAAATTATATATCTATGATTTAATATTAAATTAATGTAGAATAATATATAATATGATAAATTAATTTTAGAAGGAATATAATGAATTTAGAACAAAACTTAAAGCCGAAAGCAGCATACGCTCCCATTGTAATTGAGAATGATGGAGATAGAGAACGTAGTTTTGACTTACCATCAAGACTTTTAAAAGACCGAATTGTTATGTTAAATAGTGATGTAAATAATCAGTCAGCTATGTCAATTATTATGCAACTATTAGTATTATCATCTGAAGATCCAGAAGCAGATATTTATTTTTACATTAATTCTCCCGGCGGAAGTGTTTCTGATGGTTTGGCTGTGTTGGATACTATGAATTTGATACCTAATGATGTTGTTACTATTTGTATTGGTAGTGCTGCATCTATGGGGTCATTTTTAGTATCTGGTGGAGCACAGGGTAAACGTTATTCACTTCCAAATAGTAGATTGATGTATCATCAAGTAATGAGTGGTATTCAAGGTGGTACACAGTATGTTGATATGGAAAGAAGTGTTGAAGAAACGAGAAAACTCTATGAAAAATTAAATAGATATTTATCAGAATTTACAGGTGGCAAAACTTCTTTTGAAGAGATGAAAAAGAAAACTGATAGAGATTGGTGGCTATCTCCGGAAGAAGCAGCAGAAGAAGGCTTCATTGATAAAGTTATTACTAGTTTAAGTGACGTACAGTAATAAGAACCTTAAAACAATCGACATCTTAAAATATTATTTTGGTATAAGAGAAGACATTTATTACGTTTCACTTATACCATCATTTGGTTAGTTTGAACACCAATATAAAATTGAAACTAACATAGAACCTTATAAAAACTACAATTGCATATCAAACACTAATTTCAGACAATATAATAAATTTGAATCGTTATATAAGTAGTTTAAAGAAGACTACCCTGATGAATTAATAAAAAAATATTTGGTTGGTGAACTACCCAAATAATAATATAATTTCATTACTATTAAATTAATAAGAGTGATATTGATAGAAGTTTTAGATTGTGGCATAAAAAAATGTAAAATAAACATAACATAAGGAGATTAAATGCAATTGAATGAAATAAATATTGATGAATTTGATATGGTAGAAATTAATAGTGTTTATAGTACTAATAAAGTCATTAATATGAATGATATACAAGTAGAAGATAATGAAACATTTATTCTTGAAAATGGATTATTGACACATAATTCTGCAATAGCTTCGTTTACTGAAATTAGAGATCCAGAAACACAAGCTGGAATGCCATTAAAAGGTAAAGTTTTAAATGTCTATGGTAAGGCACCAATAGATGCAATGAATAATGATGAAGTAGCTGATATAATTACAGCAATAAATTTAGAGTTTAACGAACAAATGGGTGATTGGGTGATTAGTGATAATGCACGCATATATGAGGTGACATTTGAAAGTATTTTTGAAGTTGATAAGGAAGGTGAGCCTATAATTAAAACAGTAATTGTTAGCTCAGAAGATAAATTTCACTTAAATAAAAAATGGGTTAGTGTTGATGAATTAGTAGATAATGAAAAATTATATCGTGGCTACATTCAAAAAATAGAAGCGAGTGATGCTACAATTTCTGATCTTTCAGATCCAGATTACTTTCATTTTAGAAGAAAATGGGAATTTAGAGGATTTAGAAAAAATGGTGTTAAATATGAAGTTAAAATAGGTAGAACAACATTAATCTGTAATGATATTGATGAAGTATATTTTGATAAAAAATGGCATAGGGTATCCATGCTACTTAAAAAAATACCAAAATCAACACAAAATATAGAGATTAAAAAAGCTAATTCTGATGCTAAATTAGATAGATTTCATAAATGGTTGCGACCTGCTTTTGATACAAAATTAAAATATTCAAAAATTTATATAGCTACTGATGCTGACCCAGACGGAAGTGCCATTAATAATCTTGTTGTTAATTTATTTCATGAATATTTCCCAGAATTGTTTTGGGATCATGAAAATCCATTTATCAATAGAATTGTATTTCCTATGATTGCTGCAAAAAAAGGTAAAAAAGTATTGTATTATTCAAATAGACAGGAATTTGATGAAGCTAAAGAATCTGGTACAGTTGATGATTCGTGGAAAATAGATTACTTTAAAGGGTTGGGTTCTATGCAAAAACCGGATTGGGAGTACGTATTTTCAAATTTAGAGGAATACGCCTTTAATATTACCGATCAAGGTCATTTAGATGAATTAATGCAAATCTTTTTTGATGATAATGCCTCAATCAGAAAAGAATGGTTGGCTACAAAATAATATGTTATGGAAATTAAATTAAAAGCAGAAATTGAATATTATAAGACTAAAAAAAATATTTATTTTAAAAACTTTTCAAAAGAACTTATTGGGTATCTAAATAAGAGATACCCGACTTTATCTATAAAAGCCCAATGGTATTTATTGATAAGGGATATGGATGCTCCTCCAAAATGCCAATTTAAAAATTGTTCGAAGTATGCCTCATTTAATGAACGTACTAATATATTTAATTTAGGCTGTTCAAAAGAACACAATCAAAAAATAACCTTTCTTAAAAATTATGGGGCAGAACACCCTTTACAAAATGATAAACAAAAAAAGAAATTGAAATTATCGGTTAAAGAAAAATATGGTGTAGATTCTATTGCAAAATTGGATAGTACAAAAGAAAAAATAAAAAAAACAGTTAAAGAAAAATATGGTGTAGATTCTATTGCAAAATTGGATAGTACAAAAGAAAAAATAAAAAAAACAATGATAGAGAAATATGGTGTGGAATACGCTCAACAATCTCAGGAAATTAGAAATAAAACAATAACCACTAATTTAATGAAGTATGGTGTACCCAACCCTTTATCATTAGATTATATTAGAAAAAAAGCATACGATACAAATTTAAAAAAATTTGGAACTATATTTCCTATAAAGAATAAAACTATTTTAGAAAAACGTAAAAATACAATTATTTCAAAATATGACAGTTATTCTGCACAAAAAAACCCTATATCTATATCAAAAATTGATAACGCTACTAATAATAAAATTTTTGAAAAATTTAAAGATAATATATTTGTTACTCTTATTGATGATTTGCAAATATATGATAGCGAATATATTTACACTTTTAAATGTAAGACATGTAATAGTATAATTAAAAGCGTAATTGATATTAATAATTTGCCTATTTGTGCTCAATGTAATCCTATACTAGATAATAGAAAAAATATTTTAAATAAAATCCAGTGCTTTTTAGGTTTGATAGGATATAATTTTAAGATAGTAGAATTGGATAAAGTAGAAATTTTAAAAACAAATATTATTATAGAGATTTTATCGCCATCAACTTCTAAAGATACATCTTATATTGATAATAGTTTAAATGCTGATAATTTAGATATAAACTTAATACAATTTTATGAATACGAATGGTCATATTATGAAGAGTATTGCAAGCAAATTATACTTTATAAATTAAAATACAAAATAAAAAAAATGGATGTTGATGAACTCGAAATTAAAATGATTGATACAACAACGGGCTTTAATTTTTTAAATGAACATTTATATAATATCAGTTTACCATTTACAAAAATGTATGGTGCATTTTTTAATAATGAACTCCTAGCTGTAATGGGGATTTCAAATCATAAAAAAAATATAGAAATTAAACAATTTGCAATATATCCAGAAATAGATTTTAATACTAATCCATTTATAGATATTTTATCATTGATTGATAAATCTATAATAGTATCTATTGATAGGAGATTTAATTTATATTTAGATTTATTTTTTAAGATTAACTTTAGTTTTGAAGGGTCAATCTCGGAATCATTGTATTATAATAAAAAGGATATATTTATTCCATGTAATAGTTTAGATCATACTAATGTAATGGCTTATATAGAATTATATGATAATAATCTAACTATCAAAGAAAATATGTTGATGAATGGATTTTTAATTTATACAGATAGTGGGAAACGCATTTTAAAAAAATATTAAAAATTGTAAAATAATAATTTTATAATCTGTATTTATTAAAAGTTAATTTTAGAATATTAGTTATAAATAAAAATGAAATTATACAAGAAAAGGAGAATAATATGTCTTTGATACGATTAAATCAACTACACAATGAAATTATGAGTAAAGTTGATGAGAAAGACGTTGCAATTAAACAACAAATTGAAACGTCGTTACAATATACTGTTGGTCCAGATGCACCTGCGGCACCAACGGTAGGGTATAGATGGTTCGATACAACAACAAGTTTAATGAAAATTTGGAATGGTACTGGTGAGGGAGCTGACTGGGAATTAACAAACGCAAATGCTATATATTTGCCAGGCAGAAATGCTATTGATTCTGCTTCAACAGCAAGAAAACAAATTACAACTGGTTCTGGTTTCTTAGAATTTGGTGGTAAAATTAATAGTTCTAAAACTATTAATAAGTCGATGTTAGCAAATGATGGAATTCCAAGAATTGCCGGTATTATTGGAGAAGGTGAAAATGCTATTAAGAAATTCTGGTTTGAAAATTTCTTTTTATTGAATGCTAATGGTTATACTGAAGATACATTAGATCCAAGTACAGGTGAATTAACTGAAGTATTAGTTGATGGTATCAATTTAACAATACAAGGTACTATCCCTAATAGCGAGGTAATTACTGATAATAAATTAATGGCAATAAATTTACCAGACGCACCAAATACAGTTGATGAATTAGTAAGAGATGAATTAGTATTTTTAGAAGTATGGAGAGAGGATATTACTGAAACTGGATTTGTTTTCCCATATGGTAATGTACAATATACTGGTGAAAATGCAGATGGTATAGCTACTGAATATTTTACAGGTGAGGTAGGTTATTGTGAATCATTCGATGGTGATTCAATTACTCTAACAGAAATTGATCAAAATGGTAATGAAACAACAACTGAAAAACCAAAAGGTAGAGGTTGGCAATGGACTAATTTAAAAGCTGCTTATAAAAATATAATTGCAGCAAATTATAAACATAATATATTTGTAGATGGTGATAAACTTGTACAAATTAGGTATAGAGTAAGAGTTGTCTCTTTTGCTAAGAATCCTGCTACACTTTTAACAGATACTACTGTATTAGGATATACAAAAGATAATGATGCAACATCAGTAATTAAAGCGCAAGGTAAACTAGGTACTATTAACAACTCTGATGATAATTATAAAATATTAGCTCCTTTTAATGAAGATAATCCACATTCGCTTAATGGTACATATTCAACAGAATATACGACAGATTTATCACAAGATGGTTATGTATTTGCATTACCTCTAGCTGTAGTTTCAAGAAGAAATACAGGTGTTTTTGATACAATATTTAATCCTAATGGTTCTGCAAGATTTAGAGATGGTTTAAGATTAGTTGCAGATTATGATGAATCTGATGATATTATAGGATTTGCACTAATGGATATTGCTAATGCTACTCTAGCATCATCTACAACTGGTGCAACTTGGGAAGATAAATATGAAATTATGATGAATTGGTTATTTGATAGAACAACCATCTTAGCTTCATATGATAATGCTGCCGGATTTGTTATTGGTGGTGATATGAATTCTGGTATTTCTGGAAGATATGACGGACTATATTATGATGAAGTTAATGAAGTTGATGTACATGATTTAAGAATTGATATTAATAAGCAATTAGATTTGGTATATATACTAGAACAAGAATTTAATAAATTCATTCTTGGTGAACAAAGAGGATGGGAGCAAGAAAACCATCTATATCATTGGGAAGGTAATATTGCTCAAAATGCTTTAGTACAACAAGCTGACGGTTCATATTTAATGGATAATGGTGAGAACGTAAAAGGTTATGGTTATGTTACTGAATTGCCAATTTACTATAAACTTGCAGATGGAAGCGAAATTACTGGTATGGATGCTAAAATTGCTACGAATATCACAAGCGGTTATACATCTTCTTTATTTGTAAGACCTGGTGTTGAGTCAACGGATACCAATCCAAGACCATTTTATTCTAATAAATTCACTAGAAGAGTACAAGTAAAATTAATGCCTGTTTTAGATACAAATGGTGAAGAACAAACTGATATTGATGGAAATTTAATCCAAAAAATAGTAATTTCAGACGGCGCAATTTACATTGATGAAGTTACAGAATTTATTTTAGTTTCACCAAAAGATAGAGCTGCTAGAAAATCACAATTATTTGCAGATATAATTGGAGATCCAAAAGGAAATTCATTTAAATTTAGTACTTCTATGCATACTGGTAATGATTTAGATGCTGACACTATTTTAGAAAATGGTAATATTGCATTTACAGGTCAAAATTATTATGTTTATAGAGGAGCTACAAAAAATTTAAATGATATTCAAGGTACGCAAACTGATAACGCAGGTTATTTTTCAATAGATGAAACCGATACAAATACTTGGATTGATATTACTGATAAAGGTGGTTATTCTGAGGGTTGGAAAATGTATGGAAATTTAGGTACTGCTATGGTTGTTAATGAGGAAGGTGATTCTATGCTACCAAGAGATGTTATTAGTGGTATATGGGATGATAATCAAAATAAACAAGTTTATACAAACACTAAATTTTTTAAATTGTCTAAACCAGTAGAGACTATCAAAAAAGTTATTGTAACAACTGATAAAAAAGCTGGAAAAAAAGCCTTTTTAACACAAATCACGGCATCAAATAATGGTAAATCAATTATTGATCAAGTAGATGAAACGCCTGCTACATTTGGATTTGAAAATTCAGTTTATTTAACTAATAATAATACTATTGCTATTAACTGGGAAACATTTACAGATGATGCTATAGTTGAGATTTATTATGAAGTTTCATCTAACCCAACATCTATTACAGTTTCAACAAAAGTAGATATGTTAGGTGATATTTGGTTGGGTAATGCTCTTAAACAAGATTTAGGATGCAAAGCTATATCTAATTTAATGGATAAAGTTTCAATTCATGATGCTCCACTTGGTTCAAAAGGTGCAGCAAAAAGAATTCCACTTTCAACTTACTTAGTAAATAAAGGTGAAGATGGAGCAGTTTTAAATAATGAATGGTCAATTTTAACTCATGCTGAAGTTGATTTAGCAGGTAATGGTCCAGCTATTAAAATTTTACCATATATTACTTCTGTTAGAGGTGAAATGTTCTTGAAACTTTTATATAAAGAGTTAGATATGGATGTTGATATTAATGGTGTTGCATATAAACTAGATAACAATCAATTTGTTGTAGTTGATGGTGAAACAACAGATGATAATGGTGGTACAGGAAATATGGTTAAAGTTGGACATAGAAAAATTAAACTTCCATATTATTTTGGAGATGCAGTTTAAGGGTTCGCCCTTGAACTCTAATAAAGGAGATTTATAATGGTTACAAAATACAAATATTCATTTAATAATGGAACAGTTACAAGAGTTGCAGAGTATTCGTTTACAGCAGCAGAAAATTTAATCGAAAGATTATCAGGAATTGACAACCAGAAAGTTATCAATTCTATTGCTAATACAACTTTAAAAGGTGAAGCGGAACGAGAATTAATAGGTATTGAAGATGCTTGGTTTAAGGCTCAAACAGATTTACAAAAAATGGATGCTGAACGAGAGACTTTAGAGTTAAAACTAAAAAATGGTGATAGAAATGGCAATCCTTTGACACCGGATGTTCAAGCAAATATTAAAGCAAGAATTGCTGAATGTACTGAAGGTACAATAACGGTTGAGAAAGAGTTCTATGATCACTATACTAGAGAAACACATAAAGTTAAAGAGGTACACCAGACACCTTATACTGTTGCTTTAGAATTAAGAAATGATTTAGAATCTAATAATGGCTATTTAGCTGGATTCAGAGGTATTACCTCAGCACCTGCTAGACCAATACCGTCATTAAGTGATGACAAAGAACAATCAATTAAAAAGATTCTTGTTAGACAAGAAATTAATGTACAAGTTGGTGATGACAAAGATTTAATCGCTGATATGTCTAATGCATTAACTGCATTAATTAAACAGATTAATGGTGATAATTTAACACCGCATGATTCAAATGCAATAAATAAATATGTTGAGAGACAGAATATCATTTCTGATATTTTATCAGCAGACTATAACTAATTCTTTTCTATGGGTTTTTAAACCCATAGAATCATAACTTTCTTCAAAATATCTTATAAAAATACATAAATAATACAAAATAAAAATAAGGATACCTTATGGGAATCGTATTAACACAAACTGATAATCATGCATCTATTGTTGAAGTACCTAATAAAACAATTAAAGAACTCGCAGGTATAAAATTAGTTGGAAAGGGCGCAGGTGATATAGTTAAAACAAATAATGAAAATTTATTAAAAATTTTACAAAATTTTGCAGGCAATAATCCTCCAGAAAATCCTATGCCCGGACAATTATGGTATGATACCAATGAACAAACAGTAAAATTATTTCATGGTGATGGATGGGTTGAATTGACACCCGTAAAACGTAGAGATGAATTTAAATTACGAAAAAAAGAACAAAAACTTACACCTTCATTCGATATTGTAAATAATTCATTTGAAGTTACAAGAAATGGTTTAAAATTATCTACTTTAGAATATTGCCAAGAAGATAATAGTATTATTATCCCCAATTCAAAACGTAGCGACATAATTATAATATCTAATTAAAAAGTAAATTTAAGTATAAATAAAAACAGTAAATCAATTCTGTGAAACCGACTCGAATTGATTAAATAATGACTGGTGTGTCGGCATTAGTGTTTTTATAATATACTTTTATAGTTCTTCATAATACACTCCTGCTCCCCACACTTTTTCATCAACGAATTTTAAGCTTAAAATTTTATAAACAGGAGAAATATAATGGGTATTAGATTAGATCAACTTCATAGTGAAGTATTTGAGAAAATTGATAACGATCTCAATAATGTATCAGCAGCATTTTCGGATTATTTAGAAGCAAAAATTGCTGAAATAGATGTTGTATTTGGATTACCAGAAACAACGCATATTGAAAGGGATATTGAAGTTAATAAACGTAACTTAGAGAAATCTGGGTTTATTGAAATCAATAGAAATTTCGTACCATTTAGAAATGGTGAACAGGCAGATACAGGTGTATGGATTTCAAATTTAGATGAGAATGAATCGCCATTTGAACCACAAACCATTGATGGTCAAAAAAGAGGTATTAATGTAGCAGGTTATAATATTAATTATACTAAAGGTGATATTGGTCAAGATATATCAAAAATGATGCAACTTCCTATTGCTCCAAACCTTCCAGTTTTCTTTCCAGAAGATAACGATATGGTATTAAATTTCCAACCTAAAAAAACTATTATTAATGAAAAAGTAATAACTGATTCTGCAATAACTATTACAGTAACTAATAGAATAACTGATGAATATAAGATTGATATAGATCAAATGATTAACGGTGATGTTCTAAAATATTATTATATGGATGAAGATAGTAATGTTTTCTATTTAAGAGATGATGGAACATCATATATTGAAACCGATCCGGATGCAGATCCTTTAGTAGAACCATATACTCGATATTCAATAGATTTTGGTAATACTTTTCAATTTGAAAGAATTTATAATTCTGAAGCTGTAGCGCAATATATTGATCCTGATACCTCAAGAATTTTTGATATAGTGCCATCGGTATCTAATGATGCTACAGAGGTAAGATTACAACATAATGACTCCGATGTATTTTTGGATACTATGACAGTTACTAGATTTGTTGAAGAAAATGGTGTATTGGTTGAATCTGAAATAACGCAACCTATGCTAGTAACATATAATATTACTACACAAACAATAAATGGTCTTGATACTGATATTCTTAATAAAGTAATTGTATCTGAACAAGGATTTGAAGTTCAAACTGACAATCATGGAAATGAATATATAGAAGATAAAAATATAAGAATGTATTTAAATACAGGAAAAAAATATTTTTATTATCCTTATTCAAAACAACTTAATGATGAAACGTATGCATCAGGAGATTTTGTTTGGTTATATGAAGATGGTACATTACGAAAAGATGCAGATGGAAATTATATTCCTGCAACAGCTGGAGCATCTAAAATAGTAGTCGATAAATCTTATGTAAAATATGTTGATGTGGCAGATATAACTGATACTGATGGTAATATTGCTACAACTATAACAGTTCAAGATAATTTAGATGATTATGATGTTAAAGATATACATACTATTGATACAACTGAAATTAATTATTATAGAGTAGATACTTTAATGGTTGGTAATGGTGGTAATATTGTTAGTACTTTAGATGCTGATGGCAATTATACTAGTAATGATGTTAATGCTAATAGAGCTGTTAAAATCACTACGGAAAATATTTTAATAACTACACTTAATAGTGAATTATATACTCATAGTGCCGGTAAAGTATTTTATTATTATCATGAAGTTGGTACAAAATATTATAAAAAATCAGATGGGGATATTTACTTTCTTGATAGTAGAGGTAACTTATATACACCATCGAATGATGTCCAAGAAATTTTTGAAGGTACATTAGATAATTCTGATACGTATAAGCATTCAGATATTATGATTTATGTTGCTAATAATCTTACATTTTATATTGATAATGAATCATTAAGAACATATATTTTAGATGAATCAAAACAAGAAATTCAATTAACTGACGTTAACGGTTATAGAGTTTTTGAGAAAAAATCTGATAGTACAAAAGTTTATGTTTATGTAGATTCTGAAGATAATCTTAAAATGGTAACAATTTCCGAAGATGGCGTCGAAACACCTATAACAATTTCTTATAATGATATAATGCCTGTATTTGAAACTGAAGAGGTATTAGAAGATGTATTAAACTTAGTTATTCCTGTTGATTTTAATATTATTCAAGGTAATATTGAATTGACTAGAAATGGACAATCACTTTCAATTTATAGTGATTATGAGATAGATGGATTATTGAGTTTAGATAAACCTTTAGAATTTAATGAAGAAATTAATAAAGGTGATACATTATATATTAAGCGTGTTGGAAAAAAAGATATTATTTTACGATTAGAAAAAACTGGAACACCAACAAATGATATTGATGGCCATTGGGCTAATGATAATGGTATAATTGTTATGCCAGAACCATTAACTGGAAATAGTTTTAATTGGACAGATGGACAGGAATTATTACCTGGTGAACAATTAGATTATAATGATATTGTTAAAAAAGATGATAAATATTTTCAATATTTGGGTTCTGCTCTTTCATATGAAGCTATGCCAGTTGATAATAAAACTATAGCAGTTGTAGAAGGTGGAGTATTTTGGGAAGATGTAACAGTTCAAGAATTAGAGTATGAAAGAAAAGGTCAAAATTATAAAATCTTTAATGCTGATAAGAATGATGTTATTAGATTTACTATTATTAGACATGTTTGGGAGCAAGATAGTATTTCTGGCGAATTAACAGTTGTTAAAAAAGACCCTTATACTATTGAAAAAATAGCAGCTCAAGATGGCGAAAATTTATTTATTTTAGACGATCAAAATTTCTTTATAGATAATAATACATCATTAGAATCATATATTCTTACATTAGAAAAAATTACTTATTTTGGAGAATATACTGGAAATAGAGCAAATGATTTTACATTGCGTTTAACTGGTTTACAAACGGTAGCAGTAAATGAAGATCCAGCAATGATTTATGGTGAAGGGTATTTCTTATCTAAAAATATTCTTACTCTTTTATATGGTACAATGACAGATATAATGGTATTAAAAAGAATACAAGCTCCACAGGCAGAACTCAAAATAGATTTTATTACTAAAGAACCACAACCAAAGGTAACTGTGCCATTTGATATTAATAAAAATAAATTTGATATTGTTGTACCACAAGTTATTGAAGGACATGAATATACATGGATTATGGGTGAAACTTTACCCGAAGGTAAAGTACTTAAAAATGGTGATGTAGTCTTTGATAAAGAAAATTTAAAATTTTATAAATTTATTGGACAAACTAAAGTTGATTCATTAGGAAATCCTATATTAAAACGAAGCTTATTACGAGAATCGGATGATTTGCAAAAAGAGTTATTAAGACAATATTTAGAAATTGATTCTGATTTAACAGGTAATTGGTTTAGTAATTTTGATATTGAGTGGGCTAAAAATGCAGAACAATTATCACTATCGGACAATGTATCATTAGAATACTTTATTGTTGATAATGATGGAAATAATATTTTAAATTTAGATGATGTAAAAGTTGTTTCTTACTTACAAAAAGCTAAAGAAATTATGGTTGATGATATGGTTAATGATCTAAATGAAGAATACATTAATAATATGACCAATACGATGATTTTAACACCGTCAGAAAAACAAAAAGTTATTGATATATTATCATCAGATTTAGATCAGTTTGTTTTAAAACTTGTAAAGTATGGTGAAGATGGAAATCCATTATTAGATGAAGATGGAAATATTGTTTATTATTACAAATATACTAGAACTTTTATGGTTGAAGAAAATGATGAAGGATTCTTTATAACACGTAATATTAATGGTGTTGAGACAGAACTACAAAATACATGGGAAGATATAACAGTACCAAAAGTAGGTTATTACCGATTTGGTAAAACATTTACTATATTAGATACCAAAGATAGAGACCAAGTTGTTGTAAGATTATTATCTACTGGTGCTGAAGAGTTTACATCTAAACGTGTTATTTCTGAAGGTGGACAAATTACATTTGCTATCGATTTTAATATTGAAGAAGATGATGGGGCTGAAATCCCATTTGAAGTTATATATGAAGAAATTAATTGGATTGAAGGACTAGATTATATTCAAGAGGGTCAGGACTTAACTTTAACTATGCTTGAGGAAATTGGTCAAGAAGTTACTATTAGACGTAATGATGAATTCGATCTTATTGATATTGTTGTACTAGAAAGAAAAGATTTGGTATTTATTGAAGTTTGGCATGAAGCCGTTGATGAAACAGATTTTATATTCCCATTTGGAAATGTACAATATCAAGGGTCTACATCTGATAATATTGATACTGTTATTTTTGATCATATATTTTATGATACTGTTAATGGTGAGACAGCAGCAATTCCAGATGGAGCGAAACAATATTGTCAATCATTTCAAAAAAGTAATATTGTGTATAACTATTATGATGGAACTGCATTTGATTCTGTTACAGATAAAGAAAAGAAACTTATTGATGAAACATTTGTTGAAGATAATACTATTGGTAGAGGATGGAAATTATCCGAATTAAGTGATGAAGAAAGAAAAACTATTTTTCATAATGCAGACCATAACCTTTATTTTGACGGTGATAAATTAGTACAAATAAGATATAGAACTAGAATTGTTGGGTTGAACTTATTTAATAACTTTTTTAAAGGGACATCACCATATATGTCTGAAGGATTAAGATTCCAAGGGAAATCTCCAGTTACTAGTAGAATTGTTACACAAGAAGTTGGAGAAGATGCAACTGGACAACCAATTACTGAAACCTTACAAATATTTGCTGGTGGAACATTAATTCAAGCAAGTAATCCAAATTCATTATTGTATAAAGAAGGAAAATTATTTGATGATGCTCTATTTACCGTAGAAGAGCCAACGAATTTATCTCATAATAATTACGTATATGCAATTCCGGTTGCTATTGTAAATAGAAGAAATCAAGGTGTATATCATCCAGAATTTAATGATAATGGGACATCATTCTTTATTAATGGAATACATGTATCTGAAGATATAGAAGATTTTGCAGATGATATTTCGGGTTTCACACTTGTTGATGAAAATGCTGCAACATTAGAAACTTCATCAGTTGGTAGAGATAGAAAGGCAAAATTTAAAGTTATGTTAAATTGGTTATTCTCAGCAGATTATAAAGCCGGTGGTTCTATGGTGTCTAGAACAACTTATAGACCGGATGGTTTATTATATGATGAAATTAATACTAGAGATATTTTTGATTTAAGAATTGATGCTAATGATCAAAGAAAAAGAATTGAAGATTTAGAAGCCAATGTTGAAAAAGGATTTAAAGATTTAGATGAGTTTTCGGTTGCTACTAATTTAAGATTCGATCAAACAACGAGTTATATTAATACGACGGCAAATTTAATTTATGATAATATAGCAAAAGTTGAAGCTTCAGTACGAAAGGATATGGATACTAAAGATGAAGAATTAACTCAAAGTCTTGAAACGACTAATATTAATTTAGCCGATTTAAGTGCTAATGTATTTACTAAAGATATTTCAACAAGTCTTTTAATAGATACTATTCTTGGTTTAACAGATTATAATACAACTGATGCATTTACAGCTGGAGCTAGACCTACAAGAGAGGAAATAACTGGAATGGTAAATTCATTTGTTGAAAATATGGAAGGACCTTATACAAAAGCAGAATTTATGAAATTTTTAGTAACAGTTTTAAAATCTATTGTAAGTGAGACAATGCTAGATGATGAAACACTTGATAGATGGATTAGACGATTATCGGTAAAAGATTTATCATTGGATGCTGACACGGAAATTTATTCTAGAGCAGAATCGTTAGAATTGATTTATGAAGGGTTAGTTTTAGCTTCATCTGCTAGAATTCTTCCACCAGTTGGTTCTGATAAACTTGAGAACTGGGCTTTTAAAGGTACTAGATTTGATGGTTGGTTAGGAACAAGACATTTAGATCTTAAAAAAGATTTTATAGAAAATGGTAGAACTCCGTTAGCAGAAAAAGAAGTAAAAGTAGTAGATTTTACAAAAACTTATACTGATAGATTAGGAAAAGTTTGGAATAAAGGTTATATTGCTGGTCCAACTGTTTGGGGTAATGTTCATAATTATCATGCTATATATACAACTTGGATATTTGTTGAAAAACCTTTTAAATTAGATTATGTTAAAATGAATGGTGATGATCCACATGCAATTTATATAAATGAAGAGAAAATTGCATCAAATAAATATTGTTGTAGAGATACAGCATATTCTTACGATTTTGCTGTAGCCGGGTGGTATAGAATTGATGCTATGTATTCTGAAAAATATGGTGGGCATGCGGTACAATTAGGATGGAATCCTAAAGATTATACGGATAATATAAAATATGTTACTACTACAAATATGGATGAAGCTGTAAGAGTGACTAAACTAAGATTGGATAATTGGGCTTCTAAAATGAAGTCTTTAATATCAACTATTAAGGGTGATGCATCTGGATATTTTACTAAATTAGAAATTAAATTGATTTTAATAGAAGGTTTACAGAGAATAACACAGAATATTTTAGAAAATGGTACTGATGTTACTGATGATATGTTGCGATTATTCCATACGGGTGACAGTACTAATATTGGTTTAGAAGCTTGGATTGATAATATTAATCCATCGGATCCAGGTACGTTTAGTGCTTTAGGGTATGAAGTTCAAGATGGTACTGATGAATTTGGTAATACTTATCCAAGAGCAGATGAATTTAGACCTATTCCAGATTTAACAGGAAACTATAATAAAGCTGAAATTATTGAAATTATAAGAAAATCATTACAATTAGCAAATGGTATTGATAGTATTAATAGTGATGATATACAAAAATGGTTTGATAGATTGAATATTTCAATAGATATGCCAGATGGTGTTAGATATTATACAAAAATACAAATCGATACTTTAATTAAAGATGGTGCAAATTATTTAGCTGGTATGGATAGTGCAACATCATATGAGATCAGTGCTTGGTTAGATAATCATATAAGTAATATTGGTGAAGGTATTACAGATATTAATTATGTATTTACAGATGCTAATGGTAATGATTTATCAGTTACTGATGCTTCTCAAACATATTCAAAAACAGAAGCAAATACATTATTGACTACCGAAACTAAAAAAATATTAGGTGCTCAATCAGCAAGAACTAGATAAATATAATGTTGGGTATAAATAATTATACCCAACATTAATAAGGAGATTAAAAATGTGGAAATGGTTATTAGATAAAGTAATGAATTATATTATTGGTGCAGATATTTTTGGAAAAATAAAAGATCTTGTAAATAATGTAGCATTAAATGATAAATTGACTGGAGCGCAAAAAAGAGAAAAAGTTATAGCTGAAGCTAAGGAACTTGGGATTGATTTTGCATCGCATATGTTGAACTTGGCAATTGAAGCTGCTGTAGTTTTAATGAAAGAAAAAGTTACTAAATAGTTTTTAGTATTTTCTCTAATTTTGGGTATTCATTTACTGGTATTCCGCCAGCGTGTGAATGGCCCTTACACCCAAAGTCATTATACCAATCATTTAAGTCCGATATTGATGATGCTGATGGTATTCTCACAGAACATTGCGTCGTATTGGGATATTTAAATATAAACATATCAACATTTTCTTCATCTAAAATATAATTCATAAATTTCATTTTTATAAAATCGGTTGGTGATGATGCTTCTGATAAAACGACTATAATATTTTTATATTCAAAAATAATAGCATTTTCTTCTAATTCTTTTAAATTTCTTTCACCTCTTATTTGTTTTGTATCGATTATTTTATGTTCTTTTTTTGTTAATTTAAATGGATTCGGATTTTTTAACCATCGATCTCTAAACTGATCTGGGTTGTATCCAATCTGATAGTCTAATAAATCATTAATCTTAACAGCATATTCAAAGTCTTTATTATCTATACGCCACATATCATAGACATCGCTCAAATAAACGATATCTTCCAATTCGTATAAAAAGGAATTAGAAGGGAAATATTCTATCATCTTTATCCATGTTAATGTTGCACCACAAATATCATTTTCTAAAACACTTACACTTGTTTTTGGTAAGTTTGCAAACATATTTTCTGATGCTGAATTAATATGGTGGTCATAAATGATTATTTTATTATCTTTAATTTTATCTATTAAGTCGTTATTTTTATCATCTGGATATAAACCTAAATCTGTTAATAAGATTACATCAACATCATTTATAATTTTTCTTATTTCTGATTCTGCTTTTGCTATAGCTACACTTTTAGAGATTACACTTTCGCCTAAACAGCTTTTTACACATGAACCAGATACTGCACCGTCAAAATCAGCATGATGTAGATTGACCACAAATTTATTTTTGAAAGGATTATTCATATAATGATTATAAAAAGTTTTAACTTAAATTAAACTGATTTTATATTTTTTAATGTATTCCACTCAAAACCAAATGCAAATTCACGTAATTTATGTTTCCTTACAAACTTTAAAAATTCTGACTGTTTTGTTTGTGAATGATCTTTATTTAATTCATTGAGGATTGCATCAGTTACGTGTTCAGGAATATTATCTATTTTTAAACAAATTAATTTTTCATTTCTTTTAAATCCATCCCTAAATGAATTTATAACATTGAATAGTTTACTTTCAGTTATATCCTCTTTTTTAGCCAATTTAATAATGTCTTTTAGGTGCTTATCTTTCATTTGTAATTTTTCATCGTCTTTAAAATTATTTTCTTTTTTTGCTAATTTAACATCATCTTTTATTTTATCTTTTTTTTCTCTAGCTATTGATAGTACTTCAGACCATTCTTCTTCAGTTAAATCATCTGGAATATTGTCAATTTCTAAAAAGTTACTTATGTAATATCTTTGTCTCTCAATCATTTTATCTACTTTATCAAATTCACTTTCTAAGCGGGATTCATCTGTAGCAATAGATTCTAAAATATCTTTTTTAATACGGGGATACGATGATGGAACATTGTCTCCTGCATCACCTTTAACTAATTTAGTAATATAATCTAAATGTGAATATCCACCAGATACATATATTTTTTTAATAGGGTTAAAAATTTTAACCCCTTTATATCTTAGTAATTGTTTAAAATCTCCATCGGTAGAAACTATTATGGTGGTATCACCTTCAGTAGAAAATTTTTGAGCTAGAACGGCAATTATATCATCTCCCTCTGCTTCATCAGCTCGTAAAACGATAGCATTTGTAAAATCTTTCATAAAATCTGCAGCTTTATTTACAGCTTCATAAAACAAGTCTAATTTATCATCGGCCTCTTTTCCTGCATCTCTATTAGCTTTATAAAGTGGATAGTATGTTTTTCTCCATGATCTACTTTCTAATGTCAGTATGACTCTATCTGCTTTTAATACGTTTACATAGTTTGCGATACTAACCAGCATAGTATCTAAGAAATAATTTATCCATTCTTCATCACTCATCATTAGTGTTGAAGAGTCTTTTGACATAGCACCAAAACGAGTGATAGCAGTTAGATTTGCGAAATCTAATATTAAATTTTTCATTTTCACCTCTTATTTAAATTGAATTATTTTTATTTTACAAAAAAGGTTTTAAAGAGTATAAATAATTAAAAATTGGAGTAACTTATAAGTTTAAGGAGAAAGTATAATGGCTGAAATTAAAGTATATAATACTGAAAATCAAGAAATTGCCACTATTGCCGAAAATACTATAAATTCAACATTTGAAACATCACTAATTGGTGAAAATGTAGAAAATTTTATTGGTGATATAAATGACAACTTTGTTAAATTATTAGAAAATTTTGCAGGTGAAAGTACACCACCTCAAGCATCTACTAATGATGGAGCTGTTGAAGGACAGATATGGTATGACAAAGCTAATAACAGAATTAATTACAGAACTAATTCTGAGTGGCTTTCAAATGCCGATAAAATTGGTGGAAAAACACTAGACGGTGTGCGTGAGTATGTTTTATCCGGATTGGATACAACTGGAAAATTATCTAAAACTGGCGGTACTATTACTGGTGAAGTAGATATTTCAGGAGCAGTACAAATTCAAAAATCAATTTTACCCGTTGTAACAGAACAATCAAATCTTGGTGGAAAAAATAATAGATTTAGAAATATTTATTTAAAAGAAGATGGTATTACGTTAGGTGATAAGTCTAAAGGTTTAAAGTTTAAATCTAATAACTTCGTATATGTTGTTGAAAATGATAATTCTGATGTGTCAAAATTTCCAGTAGGAGCAATTATTTTACATCAGGAAACAGGTGAAGCTATTATTAAGAAATCAACTGGTATTTTTGGTGCTAATAATAAAACATTTAGAAAACTAGCTGATGATAAACAAAACTCAGCTGTTATAGGTGGGAATAAATTTAGATTTTTAGGTGATATTGGATTGATAGCCGGAGGTTGGGGTTCTGTTGGTGGTCATCGTAATGCATCAATTGAAAAAATAACTATCTCTACACCTGGTAATGGTCAATCATTTGGAAATCTAACATATGGTAGAAGTCATATGGGTGCAGGTATGTCTAGTGGAATAAGAGGAGTTTTCCAAGGTGGTTGGAATGGTTCGCATGGGTCACATAATGGAAAAATGGACTATGTTACTTTTGCTTCTCCTAGTAATGCTACATATTTTGGAACTATCGGTTATGAGAATTATGGATCATCATCAGTATCGGATGGGACAAAGGGTATCATTGGTCCAGGTTATAATGCTCGAACACCAGGTCCTAGAGGACACCATTATATCGCAACCTATATTACAATAGAAACACCTGGTAATTCATCTAAATTTGGAACTATTAAACAAGGATATTGGGGATCGGCAGTATCTTCTGGAACAAGAGGAGTATTTGGTGGTTATTCAAGAAGAGGATGGTCTAGTAGATTAGAATACATTACTATTCAAACTTTAAAAAATTCAATTTATTTTGGTAGTACTAGAAGACATAGAGGACCAGCTGGATCAGCACTAACAGATACTATTAAAGGCCTATATTTTGGTGGATGGGATGGTAATTGGACTAATAATTATATTGAATATATTACCATAGCTACTCCTAGTAATGGTATTGATTTTGGAAGAACTAGAAGAAGTAGAAATAGTGCGGGAATAGGTTTATCAAATGGTATAACTGGTGTATCTGCAGCAACATGGTGGGATAATACTATGGAATCAGTAACTATCCAAACACCTATGAATTCTATTAATTTTGGAAATATGACGATGCGAAGAGGGTCTAGACCTTCTGGCGCTTCAGGAAATTAAGGAGATTAAAATTATGAATATAATATATGCAATATATAAAGAAAATGTTATACCTTTAGTTGGTGGAGTTAATCCTGATGGTATAGAAATAGGTATGGCTGAATATAATGGGTGGAAATTATGTGCTATGGTTGAAGAAGAATTTGATAAATATTCAGAATTTAAACTATATCCTATCCCTAAATCAATAGCCGTAGGTATGATGTTGAATAATGAAACATATCAGCCTATACAGGAAGATATGGATATCATGCCAAATGAAATAGCTTTAGAAAATGAACAATTCGGTTCAAGCGAAGAAGAATTAAAATTAATCTCATTATCTAAAGAATATATAGATAAATTAGAATTAAAATTTATAACACGTTCTAAGATAAGACAATTTAAAGATTTTGAGGATGATTTATCGGATACTAAACTTTTAATAGAATTTTTATTGAGATATATCTTAGAAGATTATGAAATGAAATCAGAATCTGAAAAAGCTAATTTTCCTATGAAAGAGTTGATGGACAGTTTAGTATCAACGATAAATGAAAAAGATATTAGAGTAAATGATACTAAATTTTTAAATAAAATACCAAAAATCATAAAAGATGAAACATTTATTTCAAGAATTGTTAAATCTAATTATATTGAAAAGATAAAAAAGATAGGTTAGGAAGGAGTAAAAAATGGCTGGAAATATTGAAATACGAAACACATCAAATAAGGTTGTTGCATCTATAAATGATGGAACGATTGATAGTTCAACAACACCTATAAATCTTTTTGGTAAGGGTACAGAAACATATTTAAAAGAAGTTAATGAAAACTTCTATGCTTTATTGGAAAACTTTGCCTCAAAAAAAGCTCCTACTAATCCTGTTGTTGGTCAGTTATGGTATTCTAAAAAGGGCTCTAATATTATTAATGTACGAGGTACAGGATTAAATTATAATGCTAGTAGATATATACAATTTGCAGGTAATACTGGGATTAGAATTAAAAATCGAAGAGGTATAGCATTAGTTATCTTTGATTCCAATTTTAGAACAAAAGTTAAATCTATTGGGTATTATGATACATATGGTTCAAATGCGGCTAGAACACAGTTGGCTAGAAAACTTGGAACTATTGCTGAAAACGATATGTTTATAATGGTTTCATACGATGCAATTGGCACTAATAAGGATTTAAATAAACGAATGGATTTATTAAAATCTAAAGCATGGCATAAAGTGAAAAGGAACTGGCGTTATCCATATGCTGCGATTGGTACTGGTAAATTTGGTATTATATCAGAAGATTTAAAGGGTTATGATGAAAAGAAACATGCATATGCACAAGTAGCATTTGAATCATTAGTTCCATCGGAAGGTATGGGTCCTCATACAGCATTAACCTCTTTAACGAATTCAAATGGCAATCCTATGCCTAATTCAAATTTATTAGTTTGGGATGGCGATACATGGAGTTTATCAGCAGAAACTTTAGATGGAAAAGATTTAACATCACTTAGAAGTTATATACTATCAGGTGTTGATTTATCTGTTAAATATGATCGAACAGGTGGAACTATTAATGGTTCAATAGTATTATCCAATACATTACATCCAGCTAAGGATATTATACCGACAGGTAATGAAATTCAAGATTTAGGTTCTCCTTCAAAAAGATATAGATCATTACACTTATCAGAAAATGCATCAATTTATATGGGTGTGGGTAAAGAATTTAATAAAAATTCATTTGTTTATACTGTTGAAAAAGAAACAGATTCTGTTACAAATGTTCCAGCAGGTTCATTAATACTTAATAGAGCTACAGGGGAAGCTATAGTTAAAAAATCAAATTTTAAAGCTAGTACATCAAACGGCACTTTCAGAACCTTATCACAAGATTCAAAATATGGTTCAGTAATAGGTGGAAATAATTATAGTTTTAAAGGTGATATAGGTATTTTTATGGGTTCATGGAACCATGGTATTATCCAAAAAATAAATATTCCTACGCCAGCTAATGCCGTAAATTTCGGTACATGTAGAACCGGAGGTCATTCAGCAGGAGCTTCAGATTCAACAAGAGGATTATCGTTTCACCAACATAATTATACGGGTATTCAATATGTTACGATTGCCACACCAATGAATGCTGTGAATTTTGGAAGATTTTATGGTGGTTGGAGAGCTGAAGCTGCATCAGACGGTAACAGAGCTGTTATATTTGGTGGGCGATACAATCAAACGATTTCTAATTATGTACTCTTTGCAACACCAATGAACGCTGTACAATACGGAAATTTAGGAACATCATCATATTGGAATGCGGCTGTATCGGATGGTACAAAAGCAATTTTTGATAGAGGTGTTAATGGATGGTCGAATCAGGAATTTAGATATGTAAGTTTATCAACTCCATCAAATGCAATTATTTTTGGTAAAATGCAACAAAGTAGAGGTTGGACTGGTGCATCATCTAATGGTATTCATGGTCTATGGGCCGGAGGTCATTATAATGGTAGCAACTTGAATAGTATAGAAAAATTAACATTGGCAACACCTAGTAATTCTAGTCAATTTGGTAACTTAACATATTCTAGACACTCAACAACACCAGTTTCAAATGATTCTATAATGGTAGCAGCAGGTGGTAGTAGTTATTCTAGAACACTAGACAGTATTTCGTATGCTAATGGTGGTACTGCAACAAAATTTGGCAATGCTACAATCGGGTTAAGATACCCAGCAGCATTTTCGGGTAATTAAGGAGATATAAGATGTATGTGATATATAAAGAAAATATTATCCCTGGAGTTGGTGGAGTTCACCCTCAGGGAATTGAAATAGGGTTAGCATATTATGAAGGTTGGAATTTAGCAGATTGTCCAATGGAGAAAATTCATAATTATAATGAATTTGATTTTATTGCTGTTGATGCTATTATAGCGAATGGTTTAAAATTGCTATCAACGCAAGTAGAAGAAGATGACGGTGCTCCAGAATCTACAAATTTTAATTTATCTGAAAAAGATAAAAGTGATATGGAAGTTGCAAAATCCTTTATAAATAATATTAAATTGAAACTTGTAACTCGTGCAAAAGTACGGGAAATGAAAGACGTTGAAGATGATTTAGTGGATCTTAAAAAATTAGTTCAATCTTTAATGGTATTTGCAGTTGATGATTGGAATGATAAAGATGAGAATGAAAAATCTAAAAGTAAGTTCAAAGATATTTTTCCTTCAATTCAAGAAGCTATTTCAAGTAGTATAAAATCATTATCAACTATTGAGAATGATTTAGAAAAAATAGAAGAAATTGTAGACTTAGAAGTAGAAATAGCTAAAATAGTAGATAACTATTATTTAACTAAGAAACTATAAGGGAGAGGAGAAAAAATGACAACGGTAATTACAGTTAAGAATACTCAAAATGAAGTAATAGCTGATATTAGTTCAAAAGAAATCTTAAAAGATGTCGTATCAACTGCATTAATAGGTAGGGGTGCGGAATCATATATTGAAGATTTAAACCAAAATTTTATTAAGATACTTGAAAATTTAGCAAGTGAAGATGAACCTGAAAATTCATTACCTGGTCAAATGTGGTTTGATACGTCAACGAATACATTGAAACTATTTAATGGTACTGACTGGGGTTTTAATGTCAGTAAAATAGGTGGAAAGAGTATTCAAGAAATCAAAGATTGGGTACTAGGGTATGTAAATTTAGATGATAAATTTGATAAATCTGGTGGTACAATTAGTGGTGCACTAACAGTTGAAGAAAAATTTTCAACTTCTGGTAATATCACACCATCAAGAAATGAAATGTTTGATCTTGGTTCGTTTTCATTAAGATTCAAAACACTTTATATTAGAGATCGATCTATTTATCTTGGTGATAGAGGGAAATATCATATTACTAAAGATTCATTTATCTATACGGTTAATTCTAATGAGGATGATGTTTCAAAAATACCAACAGGTGTTATTATATTGAATAAATCTACGGGTACTGCCGTTGTTAAACGTAGTATTGGTAAATTTGATAGTTCAAATGCAAAATTTGGACAATTAGTATATGATGTTAATAATGCTGTAAAATTAGGACGTATTGTTAAGGGTTTCCAAGGTGATAGAATGGTTATGTCTAGAGGATGGAAATGTGGTCAAGGTCCTAATGAATATACTTATGTGCAGATAAGTACTCCTATGAATGCTAAATTTTTTGGGGCTCCGAGACAAATGACTCTTTCACCGATTGGTGTAACTGGTGGAAATAGAGGGTTGTGGCATACAGGTGGTTGGCCGGGTCACCAATGGTCTTCTACTTATGAATACGTTACATTTGCTACACCTGGTAATGGACAATATTTTGGAAATGCTACTTGGAGAGCTGTTGGTGCTCAAGGTGTATCGGACGGTGTAAGAGGTGTATTTTCAGGAGGATGGAATAGTTGGTGGTCTGCTAGATCAGATATTGAATATGTAACAATTACTACTCCTTCAAATTCAAAGAATTTTGGTACGGCATATAGAGGTAGAAAATGGTCTCAAACACATATTACTGATGGAACTAAAGGTGTTAATGCCGGTGGAAGACAACATTGGTGGTGGTGGGGTGTATCAAAAGATATGGATTATATCACTATTTCAACACCATCAAACGGAACTTATTTTGGTGGCTTAAGATGGCACAGATGGTGTAACGTTGGTAATACTGATGGTATCAAAGGCTTTATCTTTGGCGGTTGGTGGAATCCAAAAGGTTCAATTGAAGTTATTACCATTGCTAGTCCTAGTAATTCATCATATTTTGGAAATACAGGAAACTATTTTTCACATTCGGCTTCATCGGGTAACGGAACGTCTATAACTGTTGCTGGTGGATGGGGATATGGATGGTGTGGTTGGAGACAAATTAGAAAATATAATACATCTACACCTCAAAATGCATCTTATTTTGGTAATATGTCATATCATTTACATCATTTTGATGCTAATTCAGGTAACTAGGAGGAAATATAATGGTAGGAATATTTAAAACAAATAATATTGAAACGATAGGTGGTACTACTCCACAAGGTGATAATATTGCACTTGGTGGAGATATATCTGGGTGGAACGTCGTAGAACTTCCAGATGATATGATTTCATCAGTACAGGAATTTAATATACAACCAGTTGACGATAACTTTATAGAAGCTATAAATGGACCAAGAGAAGAAGGTGCATACAATGCTCCAGCATTTGAAATTGGTGGAACAGGTGATAAATTACGTATTGAAAATAATCCTGGACAAGTAAATGAAGACGGGACACCAATAGTATCACCGGATGATGCGGATGATCGTTCTCAAAAAAACTTTACAAGTGAAGACGTAAAACCATATAAAGAAGCTTATAAAACAATTAAAAAAATAAGTGCTAAATCTGTACTAAGAAATAATATTCGTGGAAATATAATTGATGTTGAAGATGATTTAGCGGATAGTAAAGTTGTAGCTCAAACCGTTTTATATTATTTAGCAAATGAATGGAATTTACGTGATGAGTCAAAAAAACTTATAAAGCCATATAAAGATAAAATGGATAAATTATCGTCAAAACTTTTATCTGATGAAACCAAAATGAGAGCCGATCTTTCAAATGGAATTGAAAAAATTAATGAAATTATAGAAAGAGAAGAAAAAATTAATAAACTCGTTAAAGACACTTATAAATATGATAGTCAAAGAGGCAATTAATACTCTTTAAATTTATCTTTTCTCTCCTAGTACTTTCCTTTTATTTTTTTGTAAAATATAATAAAAATTAAATAAAAGGAAAGGAATAAATGAGTGATATTATAAAAAAAGATACTACTTCAAATCTTACAACATCTGAAAATAATCTATTAGAAAAATTTACAAGTTCTGAATTTCATACAATAACAACAAGAGCAGGGTCAGAAGACTTTTCTATGGTTACTATTGATGATGCGAAAATGAGTAAAATAGCAGAGCGTATGACAGAAATAAATAGAGGATTAAATGCGTTTTCTAAAACAAATACTCAATTAGTATCATTAGGACTTACTCTATCTGAAGCAACACCAGAAAGAAATATACGTCAAATACATGCACAGATAGAATCTAAAAGAGGCGCGCTATCAGAATCACAATTTAGATTACTAAAACAACAAAATGATTTAAAGCGTAAATTATTACGTAGAGATGAAATTTTAGCATCAGAAGTTGGTGAAGGTACAAAATATCCAACGGATGATTATAGACAATTGGATTTAGAGCGTATCGATATTGATATTGAAGAAATAAAATCTAAGATGGTTGATGGTAGAGTTCATGTGGAACAGGCTATTAAAGAAATAGGTATGTATCAAGATGCATATGATGATATTGTTGAAACTTTTGGATTGGAAAATTGGGATGAAGTTGATATGGAAAAAGCAGATGTTGATTATAATTTACGTAGATGTTTTTATCAGTCTTTAAGAAGTTGTAGACAAATACATCATATCAATGAACCGAATCAAGAATGGCTTGAACAACTCGGTATCAATCCATCATTTGTCCAACATGAGATGCTTTCTTTTTTAGCTACTGAACAAAAAGTGATGGAAGAAATGGCTCAAAAAGGTGAAGGGTTTGGAGATGATATGACTGCTGTTGATGAATTTATTGATCATCTAGTTAAAAAATATTATGAAATGCCTATTAATAGAATTAAGTCTCGTGGTATGAAAAGCCACATATATGATGAATGGTCATTTAAAGATTCAAATAGAGAACAAAAACGATTAGATAGTGAGAAGAATTAAGGTGGAATCTAATTTATTTAAGATGGAAGATATGATAGGGAAAGTGTTTAGACATAAAAGATTATTCAATTATGTAATATCCCCTATTAAAATAGAAGATAAATTTATCATTTGTTTAGCAGGTTTAGATATTAAACAAGAAATACCTATTGATTACTTTAAACGTGATTGGAAAATAGATTTAAATATAGAGTTGGATGATATGGTAAAAAGGATGGAAGGCTTTCCTGAAGATACTCCATTTACAGTTGCATTCAATGAATTTTATGAAGAAGATGATGGCTTAGAGCATAGCTATTTATACTTTGAAATTGATGAAGAATCAGATAATTTTCCAGTTTGGAAAATTAGTAGATGTACAAAATTTATTCGTGATAATACTATTAATCCTTTTACAATGATTATGCCTATTAAAGATGGTGTAGATAAAGAGTTAGAAATAGAAGTTAATTTAATGAATGAAATTAGAAAAGAAAATGAATTTATTGAATTTGGTGATTTTCAGGGTTTTGAATTTGGATTATTAAAATTACTAGAAAAAAAATACTTGAGAGAAATTTAATTATTCTCCAAGTATATCTTTTAATTTTTCTTTAAGCACTTGTGGAGTGAATGGTTTAACGACATAATTGTTCACGCCAGCTTTTAAAGCTGTAATTACTTCAGCTTTTCCACCCTCCGTTGTTATCATAACGATTGGTATATCATCATTCATTTTTCGTACAGCTTTAACAAAAGCTAAACCATCCATATTTGGCATATTCCAATCGGTTAAAATTATATCGAATTTATCATTTTTAAACTTTTCTAAACCTTGCACCCCATCTTCAGCAGTAACAACATCTTTATGTCCTATTCTAGCTAAAGTGTTTGTGATGATTCTTAACATTGTTTTGCTATCATCTAATACTAATACTTTCATTTAAATCCTCCTTTTTTAACTATTTATATAATTTTAAGTTTAATAACAATATAATATAAAATAAAAACTTAAAGGAAGATAATGAATTTTAAACGATATTTCGATCAACTTCCAGAACCTTTCAAAGCACATAGTATTTTTATTACCAAAACGTTTATGAATGCAGGGTACGAATGTCTTATAGTTGGTGGGCCTGTTCGAGATTTATATCTTGGTATTAGTCCAAAAGATATTGATTTTGCAACAAATTGTCCAATAGAAATAACTAATAAACTATTTAAAAATGTTATACCAACTGGTGAAGCACATGGAACTGTATCTATTAAACTCGACAAAGAATTATATGAAGTAACACGGTATCGATATGATGTCTCTTGCGATGGTAGAAATGCCACCATTGCTTTTGCTGATAATTTTGATGCTGATGCAAGTAGGAGAGATTTCACTATTAATGCCTGTGGGTATAACCCAATTACAAATGAATTTTTTGATCCAACCGGTGGTATTCAGGACTCTGATAATAGAATTATTAGATTTGTTGGAGATGCAACTAAACGGATTAAAGAGGACAATCTTCGTTCTATCCGATTTATAAGATTTCTATCACGCTTTGATAGTCTCGGTTTTACTACTACAAGAGACCAATTAGAAGCCGCCATTTATACTTATGATGACTCTGTTGTTTCGATTGAGAGGATTTATCAAGAGTTAGACTCTATGTTTAAAATCCTTAAAAAGGACTCATATTCTTTAAACTTTGTCATTGGAGCTCTGCATGATATGAGAATTTTTCATAGATTTATTAAGGATGATGAAGTTCATCAAAGAGTACTTGAAGATATGTTTAAGACATTTGATTACTTGCCATTATTACTTAAAATGAAAGGGGATATTCAAATTCTTAAATTGAGTTCTGAATATAAAGAGTTATACACTTTATTCATCACTTTTCAAGATGATTTTGAAGGAAAAGATTTTTCAGATCAAGCAACGGTTAAAGCACTTCTTAGATTAGCAAATGGTAAGTTTGATTTGTGTGAGAGACTTTTAAATACGTTTAAAATTCTTAATAAGGAGAATAATCATAAAGAAGGTTTAATCACTCTAAAAGCCCTTAAAAATAAGGTAGGTACGGTTGATGAAGAACCGTATAAAATTAGTCAATTAAAAGTGAATGGGTATGATTTAATTAATCTTGGATTACAAGGTACAGAAATTGGTGATGAATTAATTAAATTATTAAATCTTGTAATTGAAAATCCATCGGTCAATACAAGAGAACAATTAATAGCGGAGATTAAAAATGACTATCAAAAATAAAAATAATAACATTAATATTATTGATATAATATTTAAGAAAATTAATATATTTTGTACTACAGATTTTGGTTTGTTATGTAGATCATGGGTTATAGTCCTTGTTCCAACATTGATTGTTTTTTTAATTATTAAAATGTTTTTTTTTAAATCATTTGATTTTAGAGAAAAAGCTCTTAATCTTGTTAGAAATAATTACCCATCTTTAATATGTTTATCGCCTCAAGGTGGGATAAGGATTTATCCGAGTAAAACATATGAAGTTTTTAACGATCCTGATAATGGATGGCAAGTGTATAATAGAAAGCAAGGACATATAGAAAGTTCCACATTTCATATTTCTAGATGTGAATTAAAATAATTTTAGATTAAAATTATGTATAATAAAGAAAAACTGTTATAGTATTTAACTAAAGTTAAAAGGTATAACTAAGGAGAAAAAATGATTATAAACACATATACTATTAACTTCAAATATGAAGATGAATTCAATTCTACGTATATTGAAACAGAAGACGTTAAATCGATCTCAGAGATAGAAGCTATCAAGATATTAAAAGAAAATTATCAAGATGATGAATTGGAAATTATAAATGTTGAAATGAAACAAAATATTGGCTTGGCTGTAATGAGAATGCAACCTACGCATGAAGGTCACTTTGAATTGATTTCCCGTATGATGAAAGAGATGGATATTGTTATTGTTGGTTTAGGTTCAATTCAAGAAAGTGGTAATATCAATAATCCATTTACACCAAAACAAAGACGAGAAATGATTGAAAAAGTATTCGGTGTAACGGGGAAGAAATCTAAACTAAAAATTGTTGAACTTAAAGATCTTGGTACAGTTTCTAAAATCGCTTGGGCTTCTTTTGTATTTGGTAAAATTGATGGTATGAATTTACCAAAACCAAATCATTATTATGCTGGATCTAAGCATGATGCTAGTTGGTTTGATGCTCTAAATAATGAATATGGTGAAAATACTATCCAAATACATATCGTTGATAGATTAAAAGAGAGTATTTGTATGAGTGGGACGGAAATACGAAAGGCTATTATGGATGAATCTGATGAATGGAAAGAATTCGTTCCTCCAGTTTTAATACCTTATATAGAAAATACTTTTCCATCGGAGTTAAAGCTATCTAATAATATAGACGTTAAAGCAGAAAAACTTGCTTTTGAAAAATTAAAATCTAAAAATTAGACCCTTTCATCCATCATTAGAGTTGGTAATATATTTTCTTTGAAATATTTTACCCTTTTTATAAAATCTTCAGGTGGAATAGATTTTAAAACTATTTCCCCTGTTTTATCTAATTCTTTGACTTGTATCATATTAATATCTTCATTTAATTCCACTTTGATATTTTTATTTTCAACTAATTCATTGATTGTTTGAATTTCATTATTTAAATTGCTCAAATCCGCTTTTTGTTCCGGTTGAATATTTACTTTGCTTTGTGCTTGAATATTGAACGTTTGATTAATTTTTCCGATTGAATCTATCATGATTAAACTCCTTGTTTAACAGTATCACATATTTCTTTTACTTCATCAAATTTATTTAAAATGATTTTGGTTGCCAAAAATTCTGAAAAATTTTTAAATTTTTCATCTTGTGCACTCATTGTAAGCATATCTAAAGCTTCCAACATTTTGGATTTTAATTCTTCTCTTTCTTTAATATTTTTAATTGATTTTAGTTCGCTCATTTTTTTTGATAACTGGTTGTAAAATAGTATTAAAAAACTGTCGACACTATTTGCATATTCACCCATAATAATTCTCCTATTTGTATTTTAGGACGGGGTTATTAACCCCGTCCTAAATAATTATTGGAATAATCTTAAAATATTTTGTTGCTGTCTTGCAGCCATTTGAAATGCAAACATTGATGCTTGATTTCTTACTGTCCAATTATCTAATTCTGCTTTTGCAGCTGCTTCATCAACATCTCTAATATTAGATTCTGCTGCTAAAACATTTTGTTGTGTTGCTTCCATATTTCTAACTTTTGATTCAAGACCTTGTGTTACAGAACCAATACCACTTCTAATTCCATCTAATGATTTCAATGCTGCATCAATATCATCTAACGCAGTTGCTGCGTTTGTAGCACTATCAACAGTTAATCCATCGATACCTAAATCAGCAGTTTTAGTACTTGAAATTGAGATTGAAGTTGTTTGTCCACTATATGCACCAGTTTGGAATACTTTATTTGTAAATGTGCCGTCTAACAGTTTAATACCGTTATATGATGTGTCGTTTGCTATAGCTTCAGCTGATTTAATTAATTCATTAATATCATTTTGAAGTGCTGTTCTAGACTCAGTAGAGTTTGAATCTGAAATAGCTTGTGCAGCTTTATCTCTAACTTCCATAATAATTTTTGTATATTCTTCTAATGCACCATCCGCAATATTTGTTAATGAAATAGCTTCATTAGAATTTCTAATTGCTTGTCCCAGACCATTTGCTTGTGATCTTAATTGATTTGCGATTGCCATCCCAGAAGCATCATCAGCTGCTTTGTTGATTCTTTTACCTGTTTGTAACTGTTCATTCAATCTATAAATATGATCGTTTGAATTGTTAATTCCTAAAATTGATTGAGCTTGTCCTAAATTAAACATAATACACCTCCATTGTGTAAAGTGGAATTTCCTTTTCCATTTAAGTTTTATTTAAAGAGAAATATGATATAATAAAGAATATATTTCTCTTACAATTACAATATCGGTTATAGTGCAAAAAACTTAAACTAAAATGGCAAAAATATTGCAAAATTAATACTTATGTTGATTCCCTTAAATAAATATCTTAAAAATGGAGTAACTATGATTGATTATTATGCTATTTTAGAAATATCTCCTAATGCTTTATTAGAGGATATAAAATATAAGTATAGAAAATTAGCAAAAAAATATCATCCGGATTTAAATAAAGATAAGAATTCTGAAAGTATTTTTAAAACAGTTAATGAAGCTTATAATATTCTTTCAAATCCACAAAAACGTTATGATTATGATAAACTTTATTATAGTTATAATAATCATAAAAATATACATACAATTTTTAGTCAACCAAAGAAAGAAATCAAAAAGAAATTAAAAAAAACTTTTAAAAAAGATGAAGTGATTCAAATGGAAATTAATTTCTATGAATCAATCGTTGGTACTGAAATACCATTTGAATTTAAGCAAAAGATTGAATGTAAGGTATGTACAGGGTATGGTGGTAATTTTAAACCCTGTCCAAGTTGTGACGGCAATGGCACTATTCAAAGTAAAAGTGGTTTTATCACCACAAATATATTATGCACAAACTGTAAAGGTGTAGGATATACAAAAATAGATTCGTGTAATAGTTGTAATGGTCTAGGTTTTAAAGAAGAGATTATAAAATTAAATTGTGTTATACCATCAGGAGTCGACAATTATACCCGTCTAGTTATGAGGGGTAAGGCTAATAAAATTAATAATATACGGGGTGATTTATATATTGAACTTAATATTATTAATGATAGTGAATTTAGAAGAGATGGTTTAGATATATATAAAACTTTAAAACTTAATGTATTAGATATTTTAATAGAAGATGAAATTGTTATTGATGGTATTAATGAACAGATTACTGTTGATATGAATGATATAAAAAATAAAAAGAAATTAGTTTTTAAAGAAAAAGGTATTAAGTCAATTAATAAAGATAAAATTGGTGATTTTATCGTTGAGGTGGAAATTTTTTATGTTGATCTTAGTCAAAAACAGAAAGAAATTATTAAATCTTGGCTCTATAAATAGTCATATTTTAAAGGGATTAAAAATAACATTTTGTAAAATTCCTTTAAAATATATAGAAATAAACTTTATAATAAAGTAAAAAACTTAACTAAATAATAATACAAATTAGGACTAAACAAGAGGATTATTATGAATGAATTAAATACTGTACTAGGTTTATATAAATTTAATGAAGAAATTGAGAGTATTAATTTAAAATTAATGCAAGAATTAGAAACCGCTAATGAACATGGTATAAAATATTTTATAGTAGGTGATTTGTCGGAAAAAGTAACCGGTTTTAAACGTGGTGAACGTATGTCTACAATAATAACAACATTAAATAAATTAAAAAAAACAAATGTAAAAATTTCAATTAAAAATACGTTTGAAGATATAAACTTTTATAAGCGTATTTTAGAGAAAGTTCCTAATATTGGATTTACATTTGATAAAGCGAATGCTGAACAATTCAGTAATAATAGTATTGAAGAATGGAATGAATTTATAGATAGTCTAAACGTATATAGTTTTTAATTATACGTTTAGAATAGTGAATCCATAGCTATATTTTCAAGTTTTTCTTTACTAAACCCAATAACATCAAAAATGGTTTCCATTTTACCAAAGAAATAAGTTTCCAACATTCTCTTTTTATCTGGAGTAAAATCATTAATAAATGTTGGTATGTGTTTAGAACTAGAAGGGAATGCAATACAATCAAATTCTTGTATCATATCAAATACTTCACCATCACTATTTGTATATTTGATATTTATTTTTGTAGGTTTAATGTAAAAAAGTTTAATTTTTTCGCCATTTAATATTTGATTAAATTCAGACGATAAATTATATTCATCTAATAGATAGTTATATAAAATTGATGCTTTAATATGAAATGGAACAACCATTTTTACCTTTGCTTCAATATAAATTTCACCATTAACATCCTTTATTAAATTGCCATCTTCTAATGAATAACGTCCTTTACCTTCTCTCATAAAATCAAAATATATTTTATCATCTATTTTAATTTTTATATCTTGATACTCTTCTTTTAAAAATTCATCAATTTTTTCTATATTATAGGGCCTAGATTTATATTCAATTTCATAATTGAATGCTTTTAAATATTTACCTAAATTGTTTGCTGAACGTTTTGCGGATAAATCGTATAAGCTTAGATCGTCATAATCGCCTTCGATTTTATCCATAGCTTCTTTAATTTCTTCGTGTTTTAATCCTTTCATAATTTCAGTAAAGAATGGTTTCATTTCCATAGATAGTTGTTTAGGTGAATCAGATCTTTTAATAGATAGACCGGTAATACCTAATTTTGGTTTTGGAAGTACTTCGCCGTCTTCCCAACCTTTTAGAAACGCATATTGTTTCTTTTTACCGTATGATAAAGTTGAACGTGCAATAGCCTCAAAATCGGATCTCATGACATCATCACCATTAAAAATATCTTTAACCAGCATAGGAATGCTACCTTCATCACATGCTTTTACAACATCGGCACCAATTTTTTGAGCTTCATCTAAATTTTCTGCCTCCATTATTCTAAAATAACAACTGTTATGGACTAGAATATTATTAGCAAAAAATGTGTGTGGATTGGACTTCATAGTTATATCATATACTTTATCATAATATTTAACTTTTTTAATAGATTTTATTTTTTTGTGAGATAGTGTCATTGTAAATACCTTATTATACTGTGTTATTTGTATAATATTTTACAATTTTTTTAAAAAAGAAATATGTCCTTTATTTCATCAGGGATGAGTGTATTATCTCCATTTTTAATAATTAATGATAATACTTTTTCAGAACTAACTATAAAATTAGTGCGCAATACAGGATCTTTAATTGAATATAATAATTCAAAAAGTTTTTTTTCACTTATATTTAGTATAGAGTCAATATAATTTTTTTGTGTAATTTCTAATAATAATTTATGTTCTAAATCATAACTTAAAATATCTGCAGTTATAAATTCTCTATATATAATATAGTAAAAATCATTTAATAGAGACTTTAAGAGGTTTTTTGGTTTTAAGATTATTTCATCATGAATTTTTTTCAAAGTATCATATTTAATCGAGAATTTATCTACGTATTCGATACCATACAAAGTTGTTAAACTAGTTACAATAGTTTCAAATAACTTAGAATACTTAATTATTGATAGTATTACATTTAATCTATCCTGCCCTTTTATAAATTTACTAATTTTACCATTTTGAATAATTATTTCTGTTTCAGTAGGATAATTTAAGAATAAAAAGGTAATAGTTTCATTATCATTTATTGTGTATATTGCGTTTTTATGTATCAGATATTGATCTATAAATAATTTAAAATCATTTTTTAGAATTTTAGAAAGCGATATAATATTTAACCCATCAAATGTAAAATTTTTTTTAAAAATAGTTTTTTCTAAACTATTTATTGCTTTATTACTGCCTATTTTTAATGCGTGTATATAAGCTATAATTACAGCATTAAACCCGACATAATCTTTATATTTTTCATTTGAAGATAATTTTAGTTTAGATAATGTTGATCTTATATCTTTTAATTTATTATTTTCTATTTGTTCTTTAAGAGTATCAAATAAGGTCTTTATATCGGTATCTGATACTTCTACCGGTGATGGACTTTCATATGAATAACGTCGAGAATAATGCCCATAAGCCATTATTATATACCTTTAGTTAATTTAAGAATATCATTTTGCATAGCAGCTAAAACTTTTCTCATTTCATTTGACTTATTATTTTTCTTAAATTCATTACTCAAAGGTACAAACTCATCAAAGCTGCTATCAATTTTATAATAACGTGTTAGTTTTTTATAATCGTTTTTATTTTTTATAGTTGTTGTTAAACCTCGACGTTTACTATCTTTTGGATCCATAAATCTAAACGTTTTATTCGATTTATCCAAATATACAATAATGCCGTTTTCAAAATTTAGAGAAAGGGATTCATTTAATTCAAGCAGTGTCATTCATACAATCCTTTTTTAATTTATTTATAGAGAAAAAAAGAATTATTTATTTTCTTTTTTCTCTTTCTTTTTACGTGGACGTTTTATAGAAACTGTTGGGGTTTCAATGCCCATAGCTTTCATTTTAGCTTCTCTATTACGTTTTCTAGTAGCAGCTGCTTTTGCAGCTCTCTTTTTCTGATATTCACTAGTTCGCATATAAGTTCCTAACCATTTAGATGCTTTGAATTTTTGTTCTTTTGTCATTTCTCTTTTAGCATTGGCTTCTAATATTGCTATGATTTCTTCATCATCCTGACCATATTCAGTTAAAAATGCAACCTGTTTATCAGAAAGCAAATTAGGCATCTTCTTTTCATGTTTTTTAAGCCATTTGGTTAATTCATCTTTAAGTTCTAGAGCTTCTTTAGGAATTTTTATATTTAATTCTTTCTCCATAGTTTTTGCAAATTTTAATTGTGCTTCACTAGGAGGTAAAGTAGCTTTATCAATTATTTCAATTTTATGTTTTTTGCCTATTTCATATAATTTTTTAGCCTGTTCTTCAACCATTTTCTTAAACTCTAATTCATACTCTTTTTTTGTCAAACTACCATCAACGATCTGATTAAGTTTTGCTTCCATATCAGCTCTTAATTTAGGGTTAGTCATTTCATCAGGTAATAAATTTGTAAGTATTATTGCTTTTTCACTTGCATCAATGACTCTGCCTTTTTTAATTAGATATTTTGATTTAAATAAAGCATCTAATATGCTTGCTCTTGTAGCCGGAGTTCCTATACCTTTTTCTAATCCTTCTAATTCTGGATATATACGAGAAATATTTTCCATGCCTTTTAATAAACTGAATTCACTAAACATAGGTTTTGGTTTGGTTTCTAATGATTCTTTTTCTATTGTGATGATTTCGATGTCATCGCCTTTTTTCATTGTTGGTAAAGTTTGTTGTTCTACATAAGTAAAACCGTACATATTAGCCGGATTATATAATTCTCTCCAACCTTTTTTAGTTTGGATATTTTGGAAGGTAGTCAGATATATATCATCATCAATATCGGCATCCATTTCTACTTTATAGTATTCAAATTTATCCATGAATTGAATAAGGTATCTTGTCGCAACCATATCAAAAATAATTTTTTGTTCTCCGGATAATGATTTATCAGTCATTTCTTTTGCTGTTGGTGCCAAACCTGTGTGGGCTGATACTTTCGCACTATTAAATACTCCGGTTTTTACTTTAAACGGGGTAGGAATATTAACATTTTTAAATGATGATAAATTCAATAAATTTGGTATTATTTTTTTAATATTTGACATTTCACCACTTGCGTAATATCTATTATCTGTTCTAGGATAAGATTGCCATTGACCTTCATATAATTTCTGTGCTGTAGCCAATGTTTTTGCAGGAGTAAAATTATGTAAATTTCCTGCCTCCGATTGTAAGTCGGTTAATGAATATGCTAAAGGTGGATTTTGAGTGAGATTATTTTTTTGTACGTATTTACTCACTTTAAAATTCATACCCTCTTTTATAGCATTTTCAACTTTTTTTCTCATTTTACTTGAATAAATATCTCTCTCTGAACTCTCAAATTCTTTAACCGATTCATTTAATTTCCATCTTAATTTGCCTAATTCATTATATAATGACGAAACTTTATCTTTATTGATTTCATTATCTTTATCGATGGACTCTAATTCCTTCTCAAGTTTATCTATATTTTTTTGAGTTTTGATAATGTCTGTATCATCTTGTTTAATTTTTATAATATAATTAAATTCTACACCAGATTCTTTATGTTTTGCTAACCCTCCAAATCTCCAGTATTTAACAGGCTTAAAATTTTTAATATGATTCAATCTATCTACTACCATTCTTATAACTGGTGATTTTACGCCGCCGATATGATATGTTTGTCCACCGCCTAATAATACCGATGCTAAAATAGTATTATTTAAACCAAAAGCCCAGTCAAACTCTCCTCTAGCAAAACCACTCTGAGCCATATTCCAAAAAGGTATTTTATCTAAAGTTTTAACTTCTTCTTTTAATGAATGAAAATCAAGTTTGGACATATTAACCATACCGATTACTTTATCTTCAGCATTACATTTCATAATAACTTCCATCCCTAATGCACACCCTTCATTATCAGGATCAACACCTAAAACAATCCAATCAGCTTCATCAAATGCCCGCTTGGCATTTAAAACCATTTCTTGATAATCGGTTTTAAATTTACCTGTTGATTTTTCTTTAACAACTAACTCATAGTTATCAGGTATAAACGGTAAATCTTTATCTTTAACCATTTTATACCATGATTTGTCCTTTAGTTTAGTATTATATTCATCAAAATTCTTTAGTCTCATTGTATGGCCAGCAAGAGAAATATTTTTAATATGTTTTGTATCTTTTGTAGAGCCCATAACAGGTTTTATAGCTTTAACTTGTGAAGGTTTTTCAAATAGCATAACAAACTTTGAATTTTTATCTTCAAACCATGCAATATCCAAGTCATTTAAATGTTTTAAATAATCTGTTGCCTTTTTAGAAAGGTTATTCATATATTTTCCTTATTTTCTTTTTTAATATTTTACAAAAAAATGTAAAATTAATCTATATAACAAAGGAGATAGAATTGATAAAAGATTTAACAGATGAAAATGTTGATGCATTTTTATTAGAAGATAAAGCACAATATATATTATTTTATTCAGATGATATACCAACTAAAACTCGGATTCTAGAAATATTTAAAGAATTTGATGAACGTTTAAAAGGGAAAGTAGATATTTATCTATGTCGTATATTAGAACAACACAAAGTAGCTTCTTATTTTCAGATGAATACATTACCAGCAGTTTTATTTATGAAAAAAGGTAAAGTTTATGGTAATCTAGCAGGACCAGCATCGAAAAGTAAATATGAAGATATACTTAAAAATGCATTATCTGCTCTAATTCAAGAACAATATAATTTAAATTAGAATATTAAATTCATCTAAACAAGATTCAAAAAAAGGACAATACACACATTGTTTAGATGGATTAATAGAAAAAGTATCAGTTTTTTCTATCGTAGAAATATCATATAATAGACTATCTCGAAATTTAATAACCGCTTCTTTATCTATTGTTAAGATATTAAATTTATTATGTTCGATATAATAATAAAGTAAATCGATTTCATCTATTTGTGGGTATTTTTCTATTAGCCATATAGAGTATAATTGTAATTGTTCAAAACTTGGATTATCTCTAAATTTTCCACTTTTCCAGTCAACGATTGTACCTAAGTTATCATGTACTGCATAATAATCTATAAAACCCGTAAACATGCTATCTTTTTTTGATTTAGAAATTTTACAAGATTTATCTAATTTAATAGGTTGTTCTACTTCCGTAATATCAAAATCGAACGTTATATTTATATATTCATTTTCCAATGCTTTATCTGCCCGGTCTATCAAATCTAATTTATCATCTATTTCTATTGATGAATAACCATTTATTTCTATATTTTGACCTAATAACCGTTTTGCGATATATTGATGTATGAAGCGTCCTCGTTGAAAATATGTAGGATCACTATAATTTTTATCGATATTTTTTTTATTTACGTAAGTCCATTCAAATTTTTTTTGGCAATGTTTGTAAGTGTTAATTTTGGAAAATGAATATGGTGAATAGTTCAATTTATACCTTTTAAAAATGGGTTTCGATGAATAATTGTGTTTCACTATTTAAAAATAGATTATATGATTTGATAATTTCCAAAAAATCTTCTTTAGAACCTATAACGAAAGATCTTAATAGCTTATCAATAATAGGTATTTCCCATTGGGAAATATAATTTAATTCAAATAAAAATCCACCAACACCAACACCATTATAAAATATTTTATTGGGTTTAGACTTAATTTGATTTGATATTGTGTCAACAAAGTCTATAACAAGTGATGGTTGTTGTGTTTGTTCATCTTTAAACTTCATTATACGAATAATAAACTTATTTTTTAATAAAATTTTAAATATTTCTGAATCATTTATAATTGTAATGCTATGTATAATGAAAGATATTTTTGATTTTTTATGTTTTGATGCAAAAAAAACTGAATTGTCGCTGAGGTTATGAGTATCATAACCTCCTATCTGTATTTTATTTGATTCCATCTAAAATAGTACTTCTCATAATCGGGTCATCAAATACACCGCTATAATCTTCAGTTGTAGTAGTAGAATATTGTTTTGCACCACGAGTAGTTTCACAACTGTGAACAATATTAAAAAGACCAACGTACACATCTTCAGTTTCTGCAATTTTAGAAATTTTTTCATGAATTAGTGCAGTTACCTCTTCTTGCAATGACGGCCTATTTAAACACCACTCTACAAATCTGCCGATTTTACTTAAGCCTAATAGTTTATCTTTTGGAATGTATGAAATTACTATTCTGCTATTATTATCATTCGTAATACTGAATGGTAGGAAGTGGTGGGAACATACACTTCCAATTCCAGCATTTTCAATATTAACAGTAACAGGTCGTTTTCTATCTTTTTCAGATGCTGGAAATGCTGCAAGTCTTGGCATTTTTGTAAATCTTCCATCACCATATTCTCTAATATTTTCAGAATCTAAAGTATTTCCTGCCCATATTTTTGCTATACGTCCCGCTGTACCAATATTACCCATAGAGGTATCTATTTTAAGATTATCATCATTATCAGTATCGAATTTTAAAGCATTTAATGCTTTTTCAACATGCCATGTTGCAACTAAACGTAATACATAATGTGTCTCTTTAGAAATACCTTCCGGTACCAGATCATAAATATTTCCTTTTGCTAAAAATACAGGAATTGATTTATACTCTGACCATGATTTTTCAAAATCTCCATTAGAAAATTTCATATAAAAACTATCTTTAATTTCATCTTTGATAAAATTGTCTATATCATCTAGTCCTATTTTAATTTTTGATGTTTTAATATTTGCTAAATCTTGTGCTTCTTCGACATCTACTTTTACTGGTTGGTTTGGTATCATTTGTTATCCTTCTTTTTCTTTAATTTTACATTTTTAGAAGGTTTATTTTTAATCTTTGGTAATTTTGTAATTGCTGTAATTCCATAAAGATAATCGGTCATATCGGTAATAATCTCATTACCATATTTAATTTTGATAGTTCTAAATGCTCCGATTTCATTATCAAACATAAACATTTTACCATCATTTGAAATATAAGTGTCCATAATAGAATATGGATTAGCCGGTTCAATATAACTGTCATACGAAATTACACCTGGACGAGATAGTAAGTCTTTATAGGAAATCCATGCTTCGCTTCTTTCTGCAATTTGTTTTTCTTCTTTAGTTAAAATATTACCAAAACAATCTTCAAATAATTCTTCATATACTTCACCAAAAACATTGGCAGCAGCTTTATGTTCTGAAGTTTTACCATACATGCCATATGATTCTCTATGAGCCATATACATAGAGTAATCAGTAACGACCTTAATATCTCCCATAGTCCAAATCATAAATGCAGCAGAAGCCACTTCACCTTTACCAATAGTCACAACATGCTGAAAGTTATTAATAATTGAAGCTAAATCGACAGCAGTATTAAGACTTCCACCTGGTGAATTAAGTGTAATTTCAATAACATCATATTGATGTGATAAATTATTTAATTTTGATAGTTCTTCAATATATTCTGAGGGTTCATCAATTTCACCATATATACGCAAAACCGCTATATTTCTTTGTTGATCGTCAAAGACAGATATATTTTTAGGCTTTGTTACTGGTATAGGGATTTCAATCTCATATTCGTTAGTATGAGATTGATTATGTTTGATATTTTTCATAAAATAAACCTTGCTTTAAATTTTAGTTTTCAGTTTCTTCATCTAATAAATCTTCTGGTTCAAAAGACATATTTTCAACAGCTTCTAACATTAAATCTGCGTTTGCTAATGCACTTCTTTCATCTTCCATTTTTTCTTGAGTTTTCTCAATTTTATCTGCTGCAAAAGCTTTAATTATTTTTTTAGCGATACCTTTACTTACACCAAAATCTGCTGCAAGAGTACCTAAAGCTTCATTTAAAATTTCTTCTTGTTGAGCGATAATTAGTGATGCTCTCATTGCATTTTCCATAACTTCTGTATCAAATTCTATTGCCATTTTTTAAATCCTTTTTGTTTTTAATTTGTTTTCATATATAATTATACAATTAAGTATATTTTTTCTTCAATGTTTTCAAATGTTTTTTTATTACTGCATCTGGAACATCAGATTGTTTTGCTGTTGTTTTTAAAATTGCTTTTGCATGTTCAACAGTTATTTTTTCAATAATGTCTGTTAATGATTTACCTGGAGACACACTTTCTAAAAATTTAATATGTTGTTCTAAGTAATCTTTAATAGATTTTTTGTCTTTTGTTCCTCGAGATGCATCTGATAAAAGCTTAGTAATCTGAATATTTTTCATAGCTTCTTCCATGACTTGTTTATCATCAGCCTCCGAAATATCTCTAAAACCCATAGCTCTCAATTCATCTCCGCTTTCTTCTAAAGAATTAGCTGGAGGTTGTATAGGTGTAATCAATGCATCAACTATTTCGTTCTCTGATAATTCTTCAAGATTTTTATCTTCCATACCTTTGCCTTTATTTTAGAATATTTTTCCATTTTAGAATAGTCATTCTATCTTTATTATCAACATTAAAAATATCATATGTATCATCAATAATTTTATCGGCTATGTTTACAAAGTTATTATCTATGTCATTGATAGAAATATGCTCAATAACAGAGTGTAATAATTCATTGTCTTCAATACCTTTATTAACCTTTACATATGTCCCATCTTTATAGCCTGATAGTTGCCTGATATGATTTAAAGTATGTTTTGCTATATAATACGCACTTATATTGAAGCCGATTTTATTTGCTAATTCTAAGATTAGCATTAAAGCTGCACCAGGACGTTGTAGTAAATTGTTTGCTGAAATGCTTACAAAGTTAATCCAATCATTCTCACTAAGTTGTATAGTTTCATCTTCACCTGTCAGGTCTCCAAGTACCTTTTGAGAAAGTGTAAAAAATAGTAGATCGGTTAATTCGATTTTAATATTATTTTTCACACCCTCATGCATTGAATCCCAATCAACATAATCCATAGTTCTTTGACCCTCTGCACCTTTCCACCATTTCCAACCTAATGCATGCTTTTGTCCATCAGTATCAATATATTCAGTATCAATCAATTCTGCCATTTCCTGATGGTTTGCAACCATAAAATCTAATTCATTGCGATTAGATTTCCAATTTGGAGTTATCAACTCATTTAGGGCATCTTGTAATTTAGTTAATTCGTCTAGTGTTTCTTTTTTCATATAGTTCCTCTTTAATTGAATTAATAATATTTTACAAAAAAATGAATAAATATATAAAAATGATATAAAAACGGAGAGCATATATGTCAGCAGATTTTTATTTAAAACAACATCTAAATATGAGCCCAAATGCTAAAATTAAAAATTTAGTACCAGAAACTTTAGATGCTGTACCACCCGAATCAGAGTGGCGATTAGGCAGGATTTGGTATAATACTTCTATTGGAAAATTTCAAAGTGTTAATCTAAAATTGGATCCTCAGACTGGACTACCTTATGAACCACATATATTAGAAGTTGTTTTATTAGGCTCAGATGAAATTGGTTTTACAAGGGACGGCGAATATTATCCGGATGGTTTATTTGAATTTAGTACTACAACAAAAATATCAACGGCGGTAGATGAAATCAATGAAGCATTGAAGGATTTAGCGCCTGCAGAAGCATCACCTCTATTTGGGGATTTAGTGATTGATGTTGTCGGCGGTTTTAAATCTGGTAGAATAGCTAAACAAAATGATCAGATTTCTGAAAGATTGCGTCTAGGTGATTTATCTGACGGTGATTATATATCCTATATTATAACTGATAATAAACTATCTGCTGAATTGCCCATACATGGATACACGGTAAAAGATAAACAACAGCTACAATTTGGTAGAGCAGATCAAGGTACTATTGTTGCTGTGTATGATGGGATAGAAGTTGATGATGGTATTGATTTATTCAACAATTTTAATGAATCTAGCAGAGATTATTATGGTACAGTTCAAGGTTTTTTACCGGATATCAACCAAACAATAACTCTTAATGATGGAACGAGTACTAGTATTACAGTAAATCCAAATAAAGATTTATATCGTAGTGATACGCACATTTTAACAATAAATAATATTGAACGTTATAACGATTTTAAAAAATGGCAACGAGGAACAGGCGAATTAAATATAGGTACTATATCTGGACAGGCATCAATTTCCCCAGGTAAACACTCATTTTATGTTAAACATACTGATGTAGCAGGTGGAGACTACTTAACTAATACATCCGAAATATTTTATGATTATGATAGTACTGTTGTTAATACTACTATCGATAATTTTTATTTAAAAACAGGAAATGCAAAAAGCATTTCTGGTATAGAGTTTTTAAATAAAAATATTGAATTTGGTCTTAGTTTAACATCTGAAAATATTTTTGCTAATACTTATTGGGATTACCCCTTAAATTTATCAATGGCATATTCTAATGCAAGTAATATTGTATGGAATGATCCAGCTAGTAATTTGGCTGGAGAATTAGTACCTAATTGGAATGATACTTTAATTTTGACTGATTATGTGATCAAGTTTGTTGGAGTGGGTGTAATGCGTGATAAAGTAGAAATATATGCTAAAGGTGGGAAAGTTACCACAGGATGGGGACCTACTACATCATACAGATTAGATCTGTTAATAGATACTAATAATATTAATGATAATTCAAATTTATTGAAAGAGACATTTAAAGATGAAGATTATCGTTTGCCAGATTCAACGAATTTTGATGATGCGACTATAATTGGTTCGAAAAATATATGGGATAGTGAAGAATTATTAACACAATACAATGCACAACAATTTTTAGGCAAACTTAAAAAAGCAAACACAGATTATGCTAAATACGGACTTGCAGTAGATTATAGTGGATTTTCATCTGACGACCAGTTTTATTATAGATCATTCCAATCGCTATTAAAATCTAATTCTAACGGACGTATTAAAATATTAACATTGGGCAATTTAGGTATAGACTTTGATATATTTATTAAATTTCCATCACTAACAGGGTGGTTGAATTTAAATGTTTTATATGATGCTCAGGATTTTGCAAATAATAGTACCGTAGATGGTACAGGTTGTGCAACTGATATTGATAAGATTGGTAATCGACTTGAAATCGGTTGGACAATCGGTACAAATTCAACAGTAGATTCTAATTATGGGTACTTTCTAAAAATTGTTCTATATAATGATATTGAAATAAATGAAATTGAAGAAATTTCAGATAATTGGAGATAGAAATGAGAGATATAACAAAAATAAATTATTCACATAAAAAAATAGTTAATAAGCAACATACATCGAATAACAAACAATGGTTTGAAGAGGATGATGGCCTATTAATTTATCCGCATGCAAAAGAAGTTTGGATTGATTATATTCCATCTATACCAGATACAACTTTAAATAATATAGAATATTTAGAGAATATTATTATGACTAAGGATACAACAGTACAAGATCGTAAAGCTTGGAAGTTAATAATTGATTCTGAACTTATTAATGGATTGATACCACCATCATATGGTATTGATTATTCTATTAATGTTTTTGCGAATGGTGTAAAAATACCAACTTCTCACCCATCTCAACCTTTATTTGATTATACCAATGGAATTTTGTCATTTGAAAATTCTCCTCCAGTAGGAGATATTACTATTAGTGTTTATAGATATGTTGGCCGTACCGTTGCTCAATATATTGATTCTGAAAATAGATCAGTTGTTAAGGCTGTATTGGGGGTAGATCAACCATTAACTGAATATATAATACAACATAATATGGCAACATTTGATTTAGATATTATATTATATACTTATGATGATATACAAGGTACAAAGTATTGGAAAAGAGATGTTGTACCACTTATCTTATTAGATGAAAATAGAATTAAAATACAATTAAGTGAATCTCAAGCTATTAGATATATAATAAAATCTTATGAAACATTATCTATATAGTAGAAATAGTTATCCATTCAGTACCACCAAATATTAATAATACACCAGAATTATTATTGGAATGGTAGTTTGGTGTATTATTGAACTTGATTGGTATATGATTTAAAATATTCAAATGACTTTGAAAAAGACTAAAATTATTAGAACCACGTATACTATTATCTTTTATAAAATCATCCAAACCTTCATGGCTTGGCAATATGTATATTAATTTTAAATAAATGTCTAGTGATTTGCCCTTAAAACTGTTTAATATTTCAATTCGGTCTATTAGCATACTGGGTTCGTAATAATTTAATTACATCCATTGCGTCATCAACTGCTAAGTGTGTAACAATTCCAGATATATCTGCCCTTTGTTTGCATAATTCTAAATGTGGAGCCGAAGTATCATTTTCCCAATCAATAAATAAAATAGCAGGATCAATTACTCTTTGTCTCATACGTATTTTCTTAGTAAAATCTGGTACGTTTTCTAAAAACTTACGATCAAATCCAGCAAAATTTTTCCCAGCCACATTGATAGTACATGAATAGTTTGTCTTATTATCGTATGTGTTTTCTTTAATTTCTAATCCTTGTATTTTACACCATGCAAGAAAATCATCGGCTAAATCTTCAACTTTTATAAAATTGTATTTGTCTTTTAGATCTTTTTCATTTTTAAGGTTACTAATAATTTCTTTATTAAGATCTAAAGCATATATATTTCCAGAAATATTTCCACCTGGGTGTTTGATATATGCATGATAAGTTGGTAATTCATCTAATGGTTTGATATTGTTAGTATCTTCTAAAACAGCACCAAATTCTAAAATTTGGCAAGTATCTGGATCTAAGCCCGTTGTTTCTAAATCTATACTGATATAAATCATTACTACTCTTCCTCATCAATTAATGCTAAAAGAGTGAATCCTAGTACATTCAACTGTTTGTTTGCTACAATTTCATGTGTTTTTTGACCTTCATTTAAATTATAAATGATATTATCAAGACCAGCTCCAACATCCTCGTATTTTTCAGGTGATTTAATAATATCATCCACCATTAAATCCCAAAATTCAGCACAATCACTATCAGTAAATTTAGAAAATACTAAATTTCGCAATGCTTTAGCATCACCTTTACAGAATAATTTACTATAATCATCAAAAAGTTTTGATCCACCACTTTCTTTAATAACTATGCGTAGAATTTTACCTTCTTCTGTATCAATAGTATTTTGTTGTAATAATTGAATTAATTTTCTAATATCAGTACTATTGTTTTTAATTAAACTTACTAGATCATCTTCATTTTCTATTTCGACTTCTTCATTTTCTAATATTGTTATAACTCTCTCTAATATAGGCTCTAAAGCTGGTTTTTCTAGAGTGAATCCCTGTAATCTACTATGTAAAGCAGGAATAATTTTTTTAGGATAATTTGCTGTTAAAATAAATCGAGCAGAATTGTAACTAGATTCGATAAGATTTCTTAACGCTGCTTGTGCCTGAGGTGATAAATGATCTGCTTCATCAAGAAAAACAAATCTGATTGGTAGTTCTTGATTTATACTCATACTCATAGCAAATGGCTTAATCATATTCCTTACAGCATCTACGCTATTTACATCAGACGCATTTAAGAACATAATATCACCGCTATCAACACCTAATGAATCTAATAATACTTTACCTGTTGTTGTTTTTCCTGTTCCAGCAGGACCAGCAAAAAGAAGATTAGGAATGTTTTTTGTTCTAACAAAATCTTCCATTTTTTCTTTAATTTCATCGGTCATGATAGTTTCATTTAAGTTTGATGGTGCATATTTCGCAACCCATATTTGGTCTTTTAAATTACTCATTATTTTCCTTCTTTTATAATTCTATTATTGATATTTTACAAAAAAATTAAATTTTAAAATTTGATTCGTAAATAGATTTTGTAGCTATAGCATCAGCTAAAGCAGTCAATTTATCTGTAAATTCATCAAGAATTTCAATATAATTTTTATCTGTAAAATTGGTAACATCTTGTAAATTTGTAGTTAAAAATAAAATTGCCGATTCAAATCCATCTCTCAATATTTGAAAATTATTTACAATTGTTTTATCTAAAGTATAAACAAATACCATATCAAATTGTGTACGAATATCCATTATCAATTTAGTTTCCTCAAATTGATAAATCTCTCTCATTATTGGTTGTGTTTGTGGTAATTTATTCATTATTTCTTTTTGCATTTGTGCAAGTATCGAATATTTCTTAACTAATCCTAAAAGTTGTACAACAGTTCCAGATATACCATATACTTGTAAATCTGTTAATCCCTCTTCTGGTGCTTCATTTACTTCTATTTCTTCCATCTTACTCATTAGTATCTCCTATTAAATTTATTAAATCATCTTCATTAATTATTTGTATTGATCTATCTTCACCGTTGTTATGCCATTCTGCATTAAGTTTTAATGCCTTAGTCATTTTACTAGAAGTTGTTTCTGGGTCATTTGTAACTAAATAATTTAATGACTTATTAACACTAGAAACTAAACCTCCCATAGATTTGATTGAATTTTCATAATCTTTTCTTTTACCTTTATTCAATGTACCAGTTATACAAAAAGATTTTCCTGTAATTTTACTAGAATGGTGAGTTTTATTTTTCTTTACTATTATAGTAAAATGTTCAGCATTTTCACGTATTCTTTCTAAATTCATTTGGATGCCATCATATATAGCATGAGCTGTTTTTTCTGCAATTCCTTTAGTATCTAATAAATCTTCAGCTTTAAAATTTGGATCTAGTAATTTTTCTATTGGGGTTTCAGATAATAAATTCTCAAAGACCCGAACACCTTGATTGGGTATGTTTAATAATGCCATGAATTGTTCTGGACTCACTTCTTTAACACTATGAATAGCATTATACGCTTTTTCTGCTGATTTTCTGGCAAATCCTTCAAGCGATTCTATATCGTCAATTGTAAGTTTCATGAGATCATCGATCGTTTTAATATTAAATTGTTCGATAGCTTTATCTATAAATTTTTCACTTAGTCCTTTTATATCCAACGTACCAAAGAAATTAGTAAAAATTCCTTTAGTTTTAGCTTCGCAAAATGGGTTTTCACAAATCAAATCAACTGAAAATTTATGTATTTTTTCATTACATATAGGGCATAAGTTAGGTATTTGGATATCTGATAATTTTTTATTATTTGCAACACCTATTATTTGTGGTATAACATCACCTTTTCTCGCAACTATCATTTTACTTCCAATGCCGATTTTATATTTGTTTATATAATCCATTAAATAATCAAAATTATGCATTGATGCTTTGGTAATGGTTACTCCCATAATGTCTATAGGATTTAAAATGGCAGTAGGAATAATTTTTCCGGTCATACCAACAGTCCATCTTATATCTATTAATTCTGTACTTTTAGATATACTGTCGAATTTTATAGCTGTAGCAAATTTTGGATTTAAACCATTTGGTTCATAGCCTAATTTTTCTTGAATTTCATAATCGTTAATTTCTTCAACTAACCCATCTATATCATAAGATAAGCTCTCGCGTTTACTCTCTGTATAATTTTTATATATAACAAAAATTTCATCGGTTGATTCAACTTCATAAAAATTAGGTATATTAAACCCTTCTTTTGCTAGAAATTTAAATTTACAACTAGGTTTTTCAAATAATTCATTGTTTATTATTTTCATTTTCAAGCCTTATTTTTATTTAGAGATATTTTACAAAAAAATGAATAAATAAAAGAAATATATTAAAGAGAGGATTAATCGTATGTTCATGTTTAGAAAAAAGAATACAATCAAATCAACAACGGCTTCGTTACAAAAACAAGCTAAGAAATTTCAAGAGGTTGTAAAAGAGATTAATAAAACCGTAAAGCCTGGCGATATTACAATGAGTGTTATTGAATCGTACGCAGAAAAAGCAGGAGTTGATAAACAATTTATGTTTGATGCATTTGATACTTTTCTACATACAAATGCTTTAACAGCAATAAGAAAAGTTAAAACTAGTGAAAATTACACAGTATTAGATTTAGAACAAGCTGCTGCAAATTATGGTTTTGAATTAGATGATCTAAATGTAACTTATTTTAGTGAAGAATAATTAATAAAAAATGTAAAATTACCTTATATTTAAAATAAGGAAAAGTATATGTCGCAATTAGAATTTCTTCAAGAAGTCCTAACTGATTATGAATTTGATGATCTAACCGAAATAATGAATTTTTCATTAGATCCAAAAATTGATCTTGAAAAATTGCAAGAGTCTATCGCTCTTGCATCTTTCCATCAATCAAAACTTACAAAGATAATGTTTAAGATTAGATTGATGTATGCTGATTTAGAGACAGAATTTGAATCATGGCATTCACAACAATTTCACAGTATAGCAGAAGATTATGATGGTTTTCCCGAACTATTAAAAACTACTAAAGACTATGAACGGGAAATTAGAAAACTGTCAGAATATAAAGCGACTAAATCATTATTACGTAAAATGGAACAAACTATTCATGCCATGCAGACAAAGGAAAAGGAATTGTCTGCATTTGATTGGAAAGTTAAAGGTATAATTGATCTTCATAAAATTCAACATAATATAATGTATTAAAATGTTAATAATTGAAATTAAAAGGCATACCCTTAATACAATATCTAATGATATAAAGAATATAATGATTGATAATGCTAAATTTTTAGAACGTTTTAATGATTATATTTTAATTGTATTAACCGACATAGTATTAAAAAAATATGATATATTTGATATGCTATATACTAATGAAGAACATTTAATTTTAGATTTGACACCTTTAAGTTTAATAGCAAAAAATAGATTAATTTCAAATTTTGATAAAGACTATCCTGAAATAGCTTTTATGATAATGGGTTCGGGAAATAATTCACATTTACTTAAAATAAAAGAAGGAAGTGTATGACTGAGAAAGATAAAAAATACCTCGATACTTTAATAAATGCTTTAATTTTATCAGGTATCGACATCAATCATAAAAAAATTAATAAAAATACTAAAAGTTTATATCGTTTTGGTGTTTTTGAAATAGAGGGATATAATTATGTAATTGTATCCTGGTCCTTTATTAAATCAGTTGTAACGTTTGAAAATACAGATTCTTTATCAAAGATTAAATTTTCTATAACTGATAAAAAAATTATCTCTGGGAAGTTTGAGAAAATGACTAAAATTGTAAAATATAAGAAATATTTAAAAAATAAATTAGCAGATATATTAAAGGAATTAAGTGATAAATTACGGGATTAAACAGGAAGGATTTATAACTCAATATTTTAGAATGGGTAATACATCATCGAAAGGGTGGCGACAAAACTTAACAGGTTGTCCATATTGTCATGATGGTCGTAGTAAAAATCCAAGAAGTCACTTTTTATTTCAGCATGATGAAATAGGATTTCAATGTTTTAATTGTGGTCGAAAACATAGATTTACTGGCTCAAATATTAATACTTTAGCTAATTTTATATCAAAATCAGCATGGAAAAAAGTAGGAGCTATTCTTCTTGAAATTAAAAAAGAGAAATTATTTCCAAAAGCTGAATTAAAAGATCAAGAAGAATTAAAAGATGAAGTTGATGATGATAAAATAGAACTTATAACATATAAGGAAATTGAATTACCTGATGTGTCGATTAACTTGAAGATGAAAAAAGATAAAATATCAATACAATATAGAAAAAGATTTATTGAAAATAGAAAAAAAGCTAAAGAATACCTTAAAAATCATGGTTTGGAAGATATATCGTCCTCTAAAGAATTATTTATTTGTTTGGAAGGGGATTATAGTAATAGATTAATTTTCCCAATTTATTTTGATGGAAAACTTATTTCATTTGCTGCAAGAGCACTTTTTCCCACAAAAACCAAATATTTATATCCTCCTTCGGATGAGGATTATAATGATCGTGGGAGAATAATTTATGGGCTTGATAAGTTATTTAAATCAGAAGATATTAAACAGATTTTTATAACAGAATCTTTAGTTGATGCATGGATTTTTGATGGTATGGCTGTTTTATCTAAAAATATAACTCATGAGCAAATGGAAATTTTAAAATCTTTTAATTTTCAAAAAAAGAAACTTATGTTTGTTTTAGATAAAGATAAAATAAATTTTAAGTGGGATACAGATTTAAAAGGATTGGAATTAGGTAAAGCGGTATTGAAAGCTAATATTCCTGAATGGGTTGTTTCATATCCAAAATTTACATCTCCTGCAAAGGATGTGGGTGAAAGTTTTGAAAAATTTGGATGGTTAGAAACCTACGATATGATAATGAATGGTGTAGTAACAGGGGATACCAATTTAACATTAAAATCTAAATTAGCTAATATTGGTATCGGTAAGCGTAGAAAAATTAAACATTAATCTAATTTTTCTATAATACTTTCATTTGGATCTACAATGTAAGTTACGGACTTAGTTTTGTTATTAGTAAATACATTAACCATATCTACTGTTATTATATATTGTGTACCATCATTAGCATATAGGGCAAGAGGTTTTTTTAATTTTTTAAATTCTTTATATGTGGGACGATCAATATCTTTTTCTAATTCATAATCATTAATTTTATCTTGGACTTTATCTATAACAGTAGATGTTACCTTAGACACTTTATCTATGATATTTGTGGCTAATTCTTGTGCATCTTCTGCTAGTTCTTCTAATTCTGATTTACTTTTTACAGTTTCAGCAGCTATAATTATGTCCTCAACTGCATCAATAAGTGCTTCTTCATTTTTACTTTCGATTGCATCTTGTAAAGCTTCTAAATCTAATGAACTAATAAAATTATGTACCTCATTAATTTGTCTGGCTCTTTTTTTATCTTTATGTTTATCATAAAGGTCTTTGCCAAATGATGCAGTCGACGCAATTGTTAATACAGTTCCTAATGTTTTTAATGCTCCAATCATTATTTTAATCCTTCTTTTTAATTAATTTACAAATTATAAAGAAAATTTGCTTAAATTATCCTTTAAATTTATTAATAATATTTTTTAATGTAGTAATAATACTATAATCAAATACATCTTCTTTAGTCAACAATAGTCCTAACATAAATTTATTTTTATTTGATTTACTAAAAAGTTCAATAGTATTTGATATACTATTATATATTTTACGATATTTTATATCTGTTTCCTTATATTTTTTAAATGATTTTTTATAAAAATTTAGTATATCTACATTAGCTATTTTTTCATTAATAATATCTTTATTTTGTTCTATACCAATATAAATACCTTTGTATATACCAATATATAAATCGACTGTATTATTACAATGTGGGCACCAATCATATTCGCCGGTGATATATGATTTATCATCGTATTCAATAAAATCACCGATTTCGTAGTATTCTAATACTTTTTCAAAATTCTTACTTTGTAATCCTTGTGTCAATTGAAAATTTTTAGAACAATGAGGACATGTTATTGTCTTATTAACTTCAAAGGTGTCATACATTCCCATAATTATCTCCAAATAGAAAAATCTGACGAATCAGTTATTTTAGATACTTGTAAAGCCGCTAAAATCTTTTCAGGGTATTTATTAAGATATTGACTAAGAGTGTTACTTGCATAATTAATTATAACTTTTAATTCTTCGCTTGTTGATGTATTTATTTCGAATTTTTTTAAAATTGATTGTAAGAAAATGATCTTAGCTGTTAGCTTATCCTTGTGTATCATATGTCCCTGTACTCTTATATAGTTTCTTTTATGTTTTGTGAATATATAAAATTTTTTTTCAGGTTTTAAATAGTAGCATTTATAAGTATCGATTACTTCCCATTGCATTCCATCCATATATTCATAATTTTCTATTATTGCTTTATGATATTTGAGTTCACCTGACATATTAAAAAACCATGTATATATAGATTCACCGGATACATATTTCATATTACATCGCATAAATTATTGGAGTGTCTGAATTTGCTAATTGTTGCAATTCATCAAATTCATTGTGTGATAAACGTTCGATAATAATTTTAGAAGCTATGGACACATAATATTCTAATTCATGTTGTAAATCTGATTCCAAACGTCCAAACCATTCTGATGCAAGCCAATCATTGAATAGAACATAATACATGGAAATATTTCCAGTAATTAAAGCTTCTACAAAATCAAAATCATTATAAAAGGTCTTATTACTGTGAATATATAGTAAGCTATCATCTATACGTTTTTTAATCATCTTATTTGTATTTTCTAAATTAAAACGATAAATTACTTTTGTGTTACCAAGAGTATTTTTTAAAGATAATAATGTAATATCTTTATATGTTTTAAATGCCCATCCTGTAAATATTCGATATTCACTTGGCAATAATTCATCTTGCCATATTTCTAATATATCCCAAAGTGATTTTCGATATTTAAAAATATTTTCTTTTAGTAATATTTCCTCAGCTTCACTTTTAGTATAATTACTTTCTTTTTTCAATTTATTAATTTTCCCAAAGTGTACATGGAATAAGAATTTATTATTTTCATGGATAATAAGACCTAATCTATAAATTTTTTTTAAATCTATATTATTATATTTGCAAGATGATATATGATTTAAGTGTCCTTTTTCAGTTTTATATGTCTTACCACACATACATTTAAACATAACTTGCCCTATTTATTGTAAACCATACATATATCATCTACTGATAATTCTGATGGTTTCTTTTTAATAGTTGGTTCTCCATTCTCATCTAAAACCATTATAGAGTGGTCTTCAGTTACTTTAATCGAACTGCCATCCTCTAATTCTATTTTAAAAACTTCCTTCTCAACTTTATGCGCATATAGATATTGAACTTCATCAAAAACTACTTTATTGTCAATATAATTTGTAACCTGTAATGGAGTATCAAAATAAAAATATTCTTTATTGTTTTCGGTTGTAATATGTGATGCTTTTGTCTCTAAATCATCAAATCTAATAACGCCGAATAAATCCGTTTCAATTGTTGCATCTTTTGTTACACTATCAGTATCGGAAATTACTGCACTTCTTAATTTTTGTGATTCTGGATTTTCAAAGAATTCATCATCATCGGCAGCAACAATAATATTATCAAGTAATGGAAATTCGAATCTACTTTCTCTTTCAGGATTAAAAAATTGCTCTATGGTTTCAATAAGTCCGTATTTTGATAAAATTCTTCCTGTTAAAGTGGTTGAAGCACCTAATGCTTGCCATTCATCAGCAAATTTAAAATGTGGCATAATTTGAACTCCATAGATACTATTAAGGTTGATTTTAAGAGCGAATTGTACGGCGTCTTGCTGTGATTCCATGGTCGTTTCATAATGTAGTATCTTTTCAAAATCTTTTTTTGATATGACTTCCCCATCTTCAGTAAATACTGTTTCTTGCAAATATTCAAGTTCATCGTCTGTTAATTCATTAATTAATTCTTCTAATTTACTCATACATCCTCCATTTTATATTATAATTATACAATCTTATATTTTTAAAATAATAATCTACTGACATAGTCATGCATGCTATTAATTTTCTTTAGTATTTTATTAAGTTTCTCTTTTTCATTAATAGAAGCTCTTTTAAATAATCCATATAATGTTTTAAGATTATCAAAATAAAATAAAATATTTTTATATTCATTATAATTTAAATTTATTTTAGCTAATCGTTTAATATAATGAAGGCTAATTTTATCTAATATTATATCATATTCATCTCTTTTTTCATCAATATGATATATTTGATATAATTGGCTACTTTTAATATAATCAAAAAGAAATGCAAAAGATTTTTCAAATTCGATTCTCGAAATAATAACATCCAATTTGTAGTTAAATTGTTTATTATTTAATAATTCCTCTTCTGAAATTAATTTTTTATCGATTGAATCAATGTTGTTTTCTATAACAATTTCATCTTTATTTTCTATATTTTCAAAGTCAAAAATATCTTCAATATATGTTTGAGCTAATGGTCTTGGCTTATTTAGAATTTTCTTTTTTATGCTTTTACGTTTTGCCACACTAATATACCTTTTACTTTATTGAATATCTTAAACATTATACAAAAATATTAATGTTAGTAATAAATAATAGAAATAATTAATGAGGTGCAAAAATATGGCAGATGAAACGAATCTCAATATTGTAATACCAGATATGGCACAAGAAGCAAAAATTATACTTGACTGGGATGATGGGCAATGGTATATATCCCGTATTCAAAGTTCAGATGGTACTGTTGTGATGGATAGTAATACAAGTACAACAGATACTACCTCAGGTGTAAAGGTTGCCGTGTGGGATTCTGAATATAAGTATTTAGTCGATGATATTGTTGGTTATAATGGATCGATGTACGTATCAAAACAAAATCAGAATAAAGGGAATGTACCGACCGATGGTACGTTTTGGTGGTATCCATTAGTTGATCTTAGTAACGTGAATGCTGCAACTTTAGAAGGAAAAAACTTAGCTGAAATATCTAAGGATATTCTTGGTGGGAACCTTATTACCGATTTTTATAAAAAGCAAGAAACTGATAATTTAATATTAAAGTATATCAATAATGTCAATGCTAAGTTATTAGAAGATTGGTCACTTCAAAATATAAAAGATGATTATACTAGATTGATAAATAATGCTAAAATAGAATCTGAACAAATTGCTATCGATTATTTTGTTTCAGATTCATTGGATAGTTACCAACAATCATTAATTGATAGATTTAATGAGAATATTGCTGATGATAATATCAATCAAAATATTTAAGGAAATATAAATGAGATTAATTTTTGATAGAATAATAACTGAATTTAATAAAATTTATTTTGGTACAAAAAGAGTAGGAGATGCCGCTAAATTAGGTGGAAAATACGAACGTAATTTAAGTGTTTTAGATTCAACTAAATTAGGTGGAAAAACAGAAAGTTCTCTTAATGTTAATCATTCAGTTTTTTCGGATAATACTGAAAAAATAAGAAGTGTCGATATTAATGGTGAACCAACGGTAAACACCAACGGTGATCCAGTATATAAAACAGAAAATACCCTTAGTGTTTATAATACAGAAATGGTTAGAGGATTAGAACCATTTAATTTAGAAGTAGATATTTCTAGACGTTTAAAAGCGGGAGAATTACCTGACTCACCTACATTTACTGTTGCAAGTTTGATGAGTGATGTAAATTTAAGACGTGTAAGAGACTCTGCTCTTTTAGCTGGAAAAACTGAAGATACTTTAGATGTAAGGACCGCTGTTAATGCTGATAATGCACATCTATTAGATAATACATCACAAGCTGAGTTAGTAGTAAAAGAAGCAAATCAGGCTCTTAAATTAAAAAGAAATAATGGTGATTTAGTAGGGGAAACTGAACTAATTGTATATGCGTCAAATCATATAAAATATGGTACAGTTGATTATAATTTAATAGAATTACGAGATTATATTCTTAGCTCTGAACAAGCAAAAGAGGTGCTAGTTTACAACGCATTTACTGCTAATGGTTTAAAGATGACAAATGGGAATACAAAATCTTGGGATGAATTAAAAGATGAATTAAAGACAGATAGTAATTCGGAAATTTATAAAGCTACTAGATTTGTAGTTTCGAGTAGTGAAATTTATACAGGGACGGAATATAAGACTTGGGTTATTAATAGTACGGATTTTAGTGATAAAGTTGCAGCACTAAACTCTAATACTGCAAGCAGAGCGGTACGTTTTGGTGATGCAAATGATAATAAAACCATAACTGAATTTCGGGCTGAAATCTTAACAACGAAAGTTAATAATGCTAAAGAAGCAGATACATTAAATGGTAATACTGCTGAAAATATTATTTCTACTACTAGAAGTAGAATATTAACTAATGCATCATCAAATTTAACAACAAACGAAGCAGATGGATTTTTTAGTAATAATGATGTTAAATTAAATGTTAAAGCTATAAAGGTGGATGCAGCCACAAATGCAGATACACTTTCATCTTTTAGTTATACAGATATTAAAAACCAAGTTAAAAGTGAAGGTGGTGTTTATTCTAGTAAATATATTTTTACAGACCCTAATGGATCCGGTTTAAAATCATATATCGATATAACGAACGATATTAATAATTCAAAAATATCCATTTTAGATGATGTAAGTACTGATTATAATACATTATTAAAAATAGAAACTATAATAAAAGATAATAAAACTGATTTAGATAATAAAATAATTACAGAACAAGTAAATCGAACCACATCAGATAATAACCTTACTGATAGAATTGATACAATGGTGTCTGATTTTAATGATGAAGTTAGTACGAGAACATCAGCAGATAATCAGTTAAAATCAGAATTAGAATTAAAATTAAATCTAATACATCAGCTACAATTTGATGTTATCTTAAATTCTGATGCTACAGCGGTGATTGGCTCAAGATATTATGTTGATGTTACAAATAATCCTATAACGCTTATATTGCCGGATAGTAATGTTAGTAATTTTGATAGAATATTAATACATTGTTTATCAGGGGATTTTTCAGTAAATAATTTAACTATTGAATCGAATAATACCTTTATGAAATCATCCTCACCACTAATAGTGAATACAAATGATGAAACATTTGAGTTGGTATTTATAAATAATGATTGGAGAATTTTATGATATATTTAAGTGATTTCAGACCAAAAAGTTTTGAGTATAATGGTATGCCATTAGATATTACATCAGATGGAATCGTATATAGTTCGGATGAAATAGTGCCTGCCAATACAGCCTATAATTCAGGAGATAGACGTACTTTGATTAATGTAACAAGTACATTTGATATAGTATCAGGGAATATTGAAAATCTAATTGATGGAAGTACAGCTTTTGTAACTCTTAATGCTTTAGACAATACCCCCGATGGAAATTTTGTTTATTTTACTTTTGCATCTGCTCAAGAATTTAACCGAATAAAATTAACATCTAAAAATTGGCAATACACTCCCGTTATAAATTTTTATTGTTCAGAAAATAATATCGATTGGATTATTTTTGCTACTACTAGATTAGAGAATACTGAAACTATATCCAATATTAAAGTATCTTTGCCAATAGGCGATTTTAAATATTTTAAATTTGGCTCTCTTTCTGAGGATACATATGATAAAGGAGATATATCTAAATTAGAATTCAATATTGTAGATAAAAAAATACTAACACCCATAATACCAAATATGGATTCTACTGGAACTTTTGATTTTGAAAATACTACATTGGAACATACTGATAGCGATGGTAATCCGTCTGTAGTTTTTAATATGAAACATAATCCTAGTCCACACCCGTCAGAATATAAGATGGTTACTATGACTGGCCCTAGATTATCAAACGGTGTATCTATTCCATCAAACACGCAATTTCATGGGTATATAGGTACAGATAATGCCATATTTTGCAGTGATTATATATATGCAAAAACATTTATACAGACTGATAGTGGTTTAATAAAGTTTAAAGATTCAAAGGTGAACGAATGGAGAGATTTAACTTATTTAGGTGAAGGTGCAACAATTGACTCTAAAACATATCCTGCTGGACTTTTTGTTGAAAATGGTGATGGTGTAATTGAGGCTATAATTACTAGTTCAAATATAAGTACTGTAACTTCTTCAGTTTCGATTGATGATGAAACTCCTAGTACAACCACAGTATATTCATCTAATAAAGTGCAGAACTTATATAATGAAACACAGGTTAGATCTGGGAATTCTCTTGATAGACCGTCGGGTATAGTTATTGGTACTATGTATTTTGATACTGATTTAAATATACCTATTTGGTGGAATGGTACTGATTGGGTTGATGCCACAGGTACAACACAATAGTTAAATCCATAATTCCGGATATTTTTTTTTCGATTCTAAAATATCCGGTGTATCCTCATAGTTTTGACTTCTAAAATTGATCGCGTGAAATATAAGGTTGGCATCACCCTTATTGTCTGAAATAAATATATTGGGTTGCGTAAAACTAAAAACAAAAGTCCCTTTATTTTTCCCCATTTCAAATGTATTAATACAGAAATTATCATTAGTTAAGTTAATAATCTCACCTTTTATTATCTTTGCATATTGTTTATAATCTATAATAATATATAAGATTTTACCTATTTGTATAAGATTCTCTTTCATTCAAAATATTATACAATATATACAATTTTTTTTACGATTAATGAATAAATAAAAGAAAGTTTCATGGGGAGATATTTATGGCACAAAGAGAACAGGTTTTTCATCAATTTTTAAGACCACTTAAAGGGATTGGATTACCAGTAAATTATAACGTTGATTCAATCCCATCTTATGAATCGGAAATTGCTTTTGATAGAACCAAAAGTAAATTTTTATTTAGTATAGAACAAAATGAAGGTCAAGAAGATTTTAAGTGGGTTACTATATCAAGAGCACATTCGATTGAAAAGATAACAGATGACTATATGGTTGATAACGATGATTATGTTATTTTAGCTGATGCATCTACCAAAGAAATTTATATAAGTCTACCATCCGCAAGTTCAGTAAAAGAGAATATATATAATATTAAGCGTATTTCATCAGGTAATAATAAAGTTTATATTGTTGCCACTAATAATGAACTTATAGATGGTCAGTCTGGAGTAGAAATTAATACACAGTATGCAACATTAACAGTCATTTCTGATGGCTTACAATGGTTCATAATATAAAGGAGATAATCGATGTCATATTTACCATTCGGCGGAGTAACGATTGACGGAGAAGTTAATATAGCTAAAGAAGAGCATCAATTTGATGCGTATGGAAGGATGAGAATTTCAAATGTAACAACATTATTTGAAAGTCAATTAACTTATAATAAACAAGACAATTTATGGCACACCATTATTGGTGGAACAGGAACTGACACTTATCTACCAGAACAGAGTTCTTTAAAAATGAATGTTAATGCATCAATAGGCGATAAAGTTATTAGACAATCAAAGATTTATAATCGTGCAAGATTAGGTAAGTCGCAACTTATTTTTATATCTGGTAATTTAGGAATGCCTGTTAATGGTATAACTAAAAAAATTGGTTATTTTGATGATAATAATGGTGTTTATATTGATAGTACGGATTCAACAGTATCAATTGTTGTTAGGAGTAAGGCTACTTCAAATATTACTGAATTAGTGATACCACAAACATCTTGGAATTTAGATCAATTAAATGGATCCGGCTCTAGTACAATTAGTGTTGATTTTTCTAAAGATCAAGTATTTGTTTTTGATATTGAATGGATGGGAACGGGTAAAGTTAGAGCAGGTTTATTAATAGACGGCGAAATTATATACGTTCATGAGTTTAAATTTACAAATTCATCAAATACTGTTTTTATGAGTACGGCTTCACTACCTGTTAGGTTTGAAATCAAAAATTTATCAGGTATTAATGTTGCTGAAATAAAACAAACGGCAGTTGCTGTAATGACAGAAGGAAATGGTAGAGCTAATATTTCACAATTTTCTATATCAAATAATATTGCTCCAACAAATTGTAGTACTGCATTAATACCTATTTTGAGTATTAAACCCCAATTGACTATTAATAATATAGTAAATAGAATTGTAGCAACTCTAAGAAAAATATCTGTATTTGGATTAGATAGAGATATTTATTTTGAAATTCGTACTGGAGCAATACTAACTTCTCCAATGTGGAATAATATATCGAGTAATTCTAGTGTTGAATATGATATATCTAGTACGGCGATTTCTGGTGGTGAAGTGATTACGAGTGGATTCTTAGCTGCCGGTTCTGTTGAAAAAATGACAGATTTGGATGAATTAGAGAAAATTTTATCATGTGTTAATTTTGATGGGACGAATGCTCCAGCTATTACACTTTGTGCAAAAACATTATATTCTAGTTCTGATGTTTTTGCATCTTTTGTGTGGACAGAAGAATATTAGGAGAATTTTATGACAGTATATATAAAAAATATAATAAACCAATTAGTGCCAATTTATAGTTTAGATTTAACTATCGCTGCCGGTGATACCCGAAAAATTATTGCCGACTTTGATATAGATTATGTAAGTGCAAAGAATGAATTAGATGTATTAATCGATGAAAAAAAGATAGAGTTGATTGATGATATGGGTCAAGAAGTATCATCCTCAGAAGTTTTTTCTGAAGTAATAGATCAAAATACCATTAATAAAGTATCTGAAGAGATACAAACAGAAAATACAAAAATTGAAAGATTTTATTATCTTGAAGATATTTTTTGTATTTCAAAAGGTGGAACTGTTTTTAAAACATTTAAAGGCAAAGTAGATACATTTAGAATTTCAGCAAAAAATAAATCAATAAAATATCGAATTAAATCCCAAGGTATAGTTATGCCTTGGCAATATTTAAAGCAAGATAAAGAGATTACATTAAATTTTGAATATCGTTTAACCGACCCAATTTTTGAATTATTATCCGATGCCGGTGATTCAGCAGTAAATATTTATGTTGATGGATACGTTACCAATATTAATACGTTAGATCTTCAAAATTTCATGGATACATGGTATGAAAATCAAACAGCATGTTCTAATACCGAAGAATGGTATGGTGCGTATTTATGGTGGAATGAAAATAAAATTGTTGGTGGTGAATGGGCTAACTGGGATTGGAGTGATAAAATAGGTATTATTTTGGATAAAAAAATTAATTTATATGAATTAAGTATTGATACTAGGCTTGTCCAACAATCAGATGGCGCAAAATTAGTAATACCATCTAATTATCAAAACCTTGATGGAACAACATATTCGGAATTTAAAATATTTAATAATGATGAGTTGGGTGTTTTTACTATTGAATTAATTGAATATAATGATTGGACTGATTGGAACCCGAATCATTTTTATATGAAAGTAAAAAATGTTAGGTATATTAAATTTTTAGATCAAATGTTCGATTTAACAAATTTAGAACTTCCAGATTGGTCAGATAGATGGGTTGAACCTCATTATTACGCATCAACGGGTCTTAAATTTATTTCATCATCAGGAAGTTTTAAAAGTTCAATCGGCTCTTATACTGTTGATTTAAATGGGAAGCCAAAATCAGTTACATTATTATTTTCTGATAGTAGTGTTATATCTAAAGATGAACCAATAACTAGTTTAGCTAGTAATGAATATGACTTTTTTATTATTGCTAATGGAGCGGATATAGTAAATGACTCATCAGTAATTTCTTTCGATAACTCATCAACGTATCCAACATTACTTATTGATGATGTTGCATCGGATTTACCTGTGTATTTTTCAGACCCATTATTAAATTATGATGGTAAAGACCACTTTATATATGAATCGGACGGTATTGGTGGAACAAATATACGAATTGAAGATCTGCCTAATGGTGGAGATAATGATTTTAATGATATTGTATTAAATGTTAATTTTCCAATGACAGATAAAATTATAATTTTTACTCCAGAAACTATTGAGTCTAAATTTAAACAAATAGGTAAAAATGGTTGTTTTGGTTTGAAAACAAAATATAATGGTATTCGAGCATATGCTTTAGGTAAAATTGAACTCAATAATGAAGAATGTAATGTTTGGAAATTAAGAAATGGATCTAATAATGAAATTAATGTTAGATTTCAAGATTACCATACTGGTAAAAATACATTTTATACTATTCCAGCTAAAACAGATTTGTATATTACTACTGATGAAGAAACTGAGATGATAAAAATGGAGTGGTTTGATGATGCTAGAAGACGATATTCACGTCCGAGAAAATCTTATCATAAATTTAGGTCGAATATTAATTTAAAAAAAGAAACTTATAATGATATAGTAGAAATTGATTCTACTACGTATTATAATTAAGGAGTTATTATGGCTAAAAATAGCACGTTTGTTCAATTAGATGGGACTAAAAAATTATACGTTTCATCGAGACAAGAAAATAGTCGATTATATTATACTAGTAATTTTGATGATATGACTAATGGTGTTCGTGGTGCTGGTGAGAAATTATTATTTCGTAATACTGACGCTTTAAATCAATTAAGTATTGAAGGACAATTTATCGACGATATTTATCTTAAAGATGGATATTTAATGTGGGAAGATGCTGTAGTTGGTGACTGCGTAACTATGGAAATTATTCTTCCAGCAAACCAACCTATGCCAAAGCCAGAAAGAGATGGTAATTATGATCTTATAGATAATGTTTTAGTTGAAAATACTACAAATACTGGGGGTTATATTAAGTATCCAGTTGATATTGTTATTGATAGATTTGTTAATAAGGCATTAATTCTTGGAACAAATACTACAGGTTTAATGATGATTTCATCTGATACTGCGAAAATACCAAATATATTTAAAATTAAAATGACGGTTGATTCACCAACTGGAAATGTGAATCTAAATCTTGTTGTTATTTTGGAAACATATAGAGGTACAACAGTATAATGATTTATTTTGTTTATATTTTAGATATATTTTTTTCAATATTTTTGATTGTATTTGCAGTATTATATATAGTTTTATTTTTGATTTCAGTATTATTAGAAGATAAAAAAATGAAAGATCGTGCATTAAGTATTGCATTAAGTATTGATCAAGCAGGAAATAATATTTTAGGTGGATCGGAAGATCATACTATTAGCGGTAGAATGGGTTGGAGAATTAAAAATAATAAAGCTACAAAATTTGAAATATGGCTGTGTAAAGTTTTAAGTAAAATTGACCATACTAGTGACAGGCATTGTATGGATTCTATTGAATATGATGAAGTAGATTTCTCTAAGTCTTAAACTATCCCTTTATGTATTTTATCTTATTTTAAGATATAATCACTTATAATAAACATATAAAAAAATACATAAAGGGTTAAAATGACTGGAATTATATTTAACAAATCAAATCAAAATGCAAACTTATCTACTAAGTTTGTTAAATCAAAAGACGTAAAAAAACTTAAAAATAAAGATATGAGTGCTGCCGGATTTAAAGGTAAAAAGGCAACATTTTTCATTAGGAATCATATACTTTATATTGGTATTGAGGGTATTAAAGATGCGAATGACTGGAGAGAGCTTGGTTATAAAACCATACAATATCTTAAAAAACTTTCTTCTAAAACAGTAGCATTAGATTTACCAGATGCATCCAATGAATTTGTAGAAGGTTTGGTTCTTGGAGATTATGAATTTAATCAATATAAGAGTAAAATTGATGAACCAAAGCTTAAACAAATAGTGATTAATTGTAGTAAAAAAGTCACAAATAAACTTAAAAAATCTATTGCAAAAGCAAAAGCACAATGTATTACTAGAGATTTAGTAAATACAACACCAGAAGACATGTATAGTGATACTATTTTAGAGTATGTAAGTCAACTATTTGATGATACAAAAGTAAAAGTTTCTTGGCATGAAGAAGAAGACCTTGACGAATTGGATATGAATGGTCATTTGGCAGTCAATAGAGCTAGTCGCCATGAAGCAATGACAATTAAATTGACTTATAAACCAAAAAAGAAACCAAAAGAAACTATTGTATTAGTTGGAAAAGGATTAACTTATGATAGTGGTGGGTTGAGTATTAAACCTGGCAATCATATGACTACTATGAAAGCGGATAAAGCCGGTGCAATGACCCTTATCGGTTTTATGGATTACATTTCAAAATTTGGCTCAAATAATAAAATTGTTTGTTACTTAGCTATTGCAGAGAATATGATTGATGGTAGCGCTTATAAACCAGATGATGTATTGACTATGAAAAATGGGAAAACTGTTCATGTTAAAAATACTGATGCTGAAGGCCGTTTAGTATTATTTGATAATCTTTGTTTAGCTCAAGAGGAAAATAAGAAAATCGATAAGATCTACTCTTTAGCAACACTTACTGGAGCTGCAGTTTATCAATTTGGAGATGAAGCAGCAGCATTAGTAGGTTTCAATGGCAAATTGAAAAAAGAAGTTATAAAAAAAGGTAAGAAGTCTGACGAAATATTTATGAATGCTGAATTTCATAAATATATGATGGATGGAGTGAAAGATAGTTTAGCAGACTTATCTAATACAGGAACACCAAATATGGGATGTCAAAAAGCAGGACTCTTTTTAACTAACTCTATAAAAAAGAAAAATATTAAAAAGTATGTGCATTGGGATATTGCCGGACCAGCATTTGTAGATAAATCTTTTGGAACTAATCCCGCTGGTGGAACTGGATTTGGTGTAAGAACACTTATTGAGTTATTTGGAAACTAATTTGAAGGTTTATTAATGAAAGTTAGTAACAGACCATTAATTAATTTTAAAAAAATAAAAATTGATGATATTTTTTTAAAAGAAACATATAGTAATTTTATTTTTTTTACTGTTTTAGTTTTTTTACTTGTTAATGCTATTTTGCACTATACATCAATAGTAAATTTAAGTTTACCATGGATTGTAATTTCAGTAACTGTATTCCTTTTTATAACTATTATACTTGCTGCCGGTCCTGGTGAAGCTTTTGAAAAAGATTATGAAGGAGAATACAGACACCCGCGAAATATTCATGATTTTAAGAAAGGGATGATATATTATGCTATATTTTTGTTGCTTGCTGGGATAATTATGGTGTATGATAGTATTGACATTACACACAAACCAAAACAAGCAAAAATAATAAAAAAAATTAGCAAAATTACTATTGTAGATAACCATTTATCTGATAAGGATACATTCTTAATAAAATATTTTGGTGAAGATGGAAAGCTTTATTTTACTGATGATTATAAAAATAAAAAAGATAGACAATACACATTAGACCAAATAATTGGTGAAGATGGGAAATTAAAAAGAGATATAAGTATTGAATATATTCGTAATAACAAACCTAGAATTGAAATAACCATACAGCAACTAAATATGAGGAATAACTGATGAGTAGAATAGGAAACAATAATGAAGCGTGGATACGTTTAATGTTAGATGATGAAAAAATGTTGAAAGAAATGGGTTTACCTGATCATTTAACCGAGGATGAGAAAGAGTTTATCATTAACCATATTATGGATAGTAATCGTCTCCAAGAGGACTTTAAATTCGAAGAATCTATAAAGCCAGACAATATGAGTCCATCGGAATGGCTTGTTTCGCAAATATTAAATGATAATCCAACTGAAAAAGTAGTTGGTGATTCAGTTGATCCATCTGATCTGATCGTTGGTAATTTTTATTTGATTATTTTCCCTAATGGCAAAGAAGCAGAAGTAAAATTAAATAGAATTCTTCCTAATTCATTAGGTAATGATTATATCTTTGAAAATATAATTGGAGCTGAAAGTTTAATAGAAAAATCAACATCATCTTTTATTAGAGAAAATGAATTTCCACTTCCAGAACAATTATTAGCTGTAACTAAATTCAAAAAAATAAAATACCTTTAAGATTTTAATTTCTTAAAGGCATCAGCTAATATACCTTTCATAGCATTAAAAGTTTTTACTGCTTTTGAAGGGTTAGCTAAGTCTTTCCCATATTTAATAATCATTTGATTCCATAATTTTTGTAATGAATCTAAAGCAGTCACTTTCGCATTTTTCGCAGGCATATCACAATCGCATTTATCATCTATTTTTCCTAATTTAGTTAAAATAGCTGATAAACAACTAGATTTGTTAGAGGTAGCATTAAAATCAACACTTAATAATTTATCGATCGCTTTCTTTAGGGTATTTTCATCCGTATTATCTGTTACTAAGTTATTTCCAAAAGTCATTTTACAACTATCGGTGATATTTTCATTTAAATCTATTAAATTAGCATCAATAGCAGCACCTACTATCAAATATTCTACTATATTATTAAATTGTTCTTCAGATTCTATAATTTTTTTTAGAGTCATAATAATTTTTCCTTTTTTTCTTTTATTTATGTATAATAATAATATGATATTAAATTTAAGATATAAGGCAAGACAGTCAGGGAAAACCTCTGAATTATTAGAATTAGCTAAGATATTAGTTAGTTTGGGAAAAAAGACCGCAGTAATTATTCGTAATGAACAGACATTATATCGTATACGTAGCGAATATAAAGAATTTATAGAAAGTGATATGGGTGGACTACTATTGATTGGTGCAGCAACAAATTTAAATTTTTTAAGAGGGCATAGATTTGATAGGGTTCTTATAGATGATTTATCATTGATAGATTTTAATAATATACATCAATATATTCTTGCTATAAAAGAACCTATTTTATATGCAACAGATGATATTGCTAATAAGAAAGATTAATTTTAATTTAAGATGATTGATTGTATAATAATACTGTTAAACTTATTAACTCTGGCTTTATATAAAATCCAATAAGGCGACCATTGATTTTATTAAATTAAAATTGGTGCTTGGTTAGAGATGAAAAAAACTCAAGTTCTTTGCAGCTTTTAAAAAGCTGCGTTATGCCTCGATGGCTCAACTGGATAGAGCGCCGGATTTCGGCTCCGGGGGTTGTGGGTTCGAATCCTACTCGGGGTACCACATTATTCTTTTAATAATTGATTTAAAATACCAACTATTTTTAATTCGCCACCAACATTAATACTTCTAATATAATGATTGCAATGTTTGCCCTCATTAATATAAATAATCGCATTTTTAGAATTTAATTCTATACAAACTTCTCTTTTAGGGGTAACAATTTTTTCTTCAATAGATATATTAGCAGCTTCTAATAGAATTTCACTATCTCCCATACAATGATCTCCCCAAGTCCCATACGTATCAATTGCATAGACAAAAGCCATTGGACTTGTTGTATGAACTAAATCTCTATATTGATCTCCAATTCTACATGATGTTGTACTTCTATCAAAACCATCATGAGGGAACCAAAACGGAACTTCCGCATCTAAACCAGAATTAAATACAGAATTAGCTGCAATTGATGCTGCTGTAGTATTATACCTACCCTCAGAAAAATTCATTTCTGCTTCTCCTTCTGTTTCTTTGTTATATCCAGTTCCAAAAATAAATCTTTTTATTTTCTTTCTAATAAGTTCAGGACCATTACACTCCTTAGTTTCAATAAGGGCTTGCAAATTTTGTAAATGACCTCCAGTAACATATATAATATTATCATGTTTTTCTAGCAAGGCACATAAAGTTGTTTGTACATCCTGTCTTTCAGAATCTAATAATCCGTCACTTGGGAAGTCTGTTATTCTCTTTTGAGTACCCTTAAAATCTGGATCAATATATGGTGTATCTGATGTTGCTTTCGTAGGTGTTGTTCTCATTTGATAATGATGATTAATACCAATAGGAATTCTATCAGATACTCCATAATAAGTAAGCACCGTATTATACATTAGACCTGCTTTATTATGTGTATCGGTTCCATTAATCATTACACCTATAAGATTAATCTTACAATCCCTATCCAATGCCAAACCTGTTACTAGTGTAACCAACCAATCTGGATCATAGTTATCATTATCTAGAATAACGTTTGGTGCATTTTTACATCTTATCTCATCAGGTTTATCAGTATCATTAATATCGTTAATGTTTTTATCAATATTACATCCTACTATTAATAAACTGCTGACAACTAATAATATCATTTTTTTAAAATTCATCTAATTTCTCCTGACATTAATTTTTTTAATATGTCGATTTTATTTATGTGTATGTGTTAAATAATGTTAATTACTGTTAAAAACATAAAATTAAGTTTAAATTAAGTATTTTTAATGTATAATTTCAACATATCAATTCGATATAACAATATTAGAGAGAATTAAAGATAAAGATTACATCGCCTTTTAAGCGGATGGTCGTTGGTTCGAATCCAACCCTACTAACTCTTAGTGGATAGTAGGTAGCTCAGCGGTAGAGCATCTTATTATATCTTTATTGATTTGATCTCTCTAAGTGGCCCCGTCGTCTAGCGGTTAGGATCCATGGTTTTCATCCATGTTACAGGAGTTCAATTCTCCTCGGGGTCACCATTGATAATACCGTCCCTTAGCTCAGTTGGTTAGAGCGTTCCGCTGATAACGGAGAGGTCGGAAGTTCAAATCTTCCAGGGACGACCAAAATAATATGAAAACTTTCTAAAAAATTATTTTTAGAGAATAAATAAAAATACAAATTTCATAGAAATACTTAAATTAAGGTATTTTTAAGAGTTTTTTTTGTATAATTTTATTAGAGAATTAAAGATAGAGATTACATCGAATTATTTGGAATTTAGGAAACACACTCTATTGATTCTATCTCTTTTAAAATGTCGGGATGGCGTAACTGGTAGCCGCGCTGGACTTAAAATCCAGTGGTCATAGACCGTGAGGGTTCAAATCCCTCTCTCGACACCATTATTTGAATTATTCTTCAAATCCGTTCTAAACTAATCACCATCACAATTTTCGATATGTTTATAAAAAGCTCCACAAACACCCATTTTTATTCCACAATGAGGACATGCTTCTTTTCGTTGAATTTTTCCTTTTCTCCAGCCAGTAGGAATAGGTTCTATTTTTAAAATATATTTATTTTCAATATCATTTGTTATCCACATTCTATAATCATTTGATTTCTTATTTTTCCTACGAGTTTCATTTCTTTTTTTAATAGCCTCAGGACTATGACTTAATTCAGAGGCTTTTTTTGCTAATTTTTTATTGTTTTTAAAGTTTCCACGACTAATATCTGCAAGTTTTTTATGAAAATCATCTTGATAAATACCTTTTTTAAATTTTTTGGAAATTTCCGTTGCATAGTCAAAACCACCATATCCACCTTCAACAATATTATATGTATTTTTATCATTAATAAATGATTCATTAACTAACTCTTTTTCTTTATTAAACATATCTTCTGAATTGTCAAATACCTCGATAATTTCTTTTTTAAAGTTTTCTTTTCCATATTTTTTTATTGCACTTTTAATCAATTTTCCAGACCCCATATAGTCATCATCAATATTATTAGTTTTGTGTACGCCAATATATATTTTATTATTAATTAAATTTGTAATTTTATAAACTATGTAATATATCAAATCTTCCTCCTTTTTATTATTTATTTCTAAAAACATATGAAAATCACTAATTAATAAAAGAAAATACGTGATAAGAGTGAATGATGGAATTAAAATTGATAAATTATTTAATAATCCTATTTTAGGTGATATATTAGAAGATAATCAATAAATTTTGAAAAAATCAAAATTTAAGATAAAATTAATAAAAATTTTTGTATAATACATATAAATAAAAACGAAATATAATTCTATAAAGAGTTAATAAAACTTTTTGTAGAGTGATATGGCACTCCAATATAGGAAAAAGATAAAAAGAACTTAAATGTAGCCTATATTGTATAATGGTTTTAAGGAATATTCCATAGCTTTAAAACCCTATTTATGCCGATTTAGCTCAGTTGGCTAGAGCAGCTGATTTGTAATCAGCAGGCCTGGGGTTCAAATCCTCAAATCGGCACCATTAAAATACTTTGATATTTAATGTTTAAAAATATCTGTTAGTAACGAGGAATTACTTGAGTTTTCAATGTATAAAATTGAACGTAACTTTGCGTTAAAAAGAATTATTCCGGATTAGCTCAGCGGTAGAGTAGATGACTGTTAATCATTTGGTCACTGGTTCGAATCCAGTATCCGGAGCCATTACCCACTTCTTACGTATTATATTTTTCTAAAAAAACAATTTTTTCTAAATTTTAATAAATTTAAGATGAATTTAAAGTAAACTTTTGTATAATATATGTATAAATAAAAACACCAACACAATGTGTATTCTTTGGAATATAGATTGTGCTGATGGTCAGCAAACAAGCAATAACCCTACTATATCACAAACCTTTCTAGAGGGTGGCGATATGGGTCTCAAAATTGATCTGATGGTACCAAATGGATTATAATATTTTGAGATTTTTTTAACGATGCGTCCATAACTCAGCAGGATTAGAGTAACGCCCTTCTAAGGCGTAGGTCCCAGGTTCGAATCCTGGTGGGCGTACCATTTTTATTTTCCACTTAAAAAATTCTTCTTAATAAAATCAAAACTTAATTCATTTTCATATAATAAGAAAATATTATCATAATGTTTCATCAAATAGTTAATTTTTTCTTCTTGATTTTTTCGTACCCATTCATTTTTTGGGTCAAGGTAAATATCAAATTCTGGAAGATAGAAGTCAGGGAAATAATTGTGCTCAATTCCTTGTGAATCAACCCATTTTAAAGGTTTAGGTCTTATCCAATCGATATTATGTTCATCCAAATCTTCTGCTAATCTTACTTCCCATTTTGAGTCCATTTTAATAATCGTACTATCTTTGCATTTATAATTAATCGTTGATTTACATATTCGCTGGTATTTATTTTGTAGCTGAGTTTGTCTTATCTTTTCTCTTGTTTCTTCAGTAATTGGTACTCCTTTATTTTTAGGAGTAAGTTCACCTGATTGATATTTTTTAGATAATACTTCGCTGGACTTTTTTATTCTATCGTCGGTTTCTTTTGTTTTACCTTTATTCCATGCAGGTTTACCAAACATAGGATTGTTCTCTCCAATTCGATTGGTTAATTTCTCAAGATAACTATTTCTTTTAGGATTCATTTCACACCACCTAACATGATTAGCTTTATTAGCCTTTGAAAATTCATCTAAAGATATATTGCAATGTGGACATATACCTGGTTCAGGTCGGTTATTTCCTATTATGTATTTTTGATTATTCATACAAGTCTTACTATTTTGATGATTCTTAATATTATTAATACTAATTTCTACACCACAATCTGGACAAGTAATTTTCTTTTTAGTAGTCATTTTTTATCCTTTAATGTATAATTTTTTATAGAGGGACAGTTGGGTTATTTATCCTACCTAATTTCAAAGAATAGTCACCTTCTTTGATTACCTCTATTCTTATTTATTAATAATTTATACTAAATTTAAGAAGATTTTTTGTAAAATAATAATATGAACATATACTGAATTCTTTAAGAAGAATTGAGTATCTGTCCAATTTAGGGTTTTGAATGGACACGGGGCTCATAGTATCCTAGGCTTATTGCTATGAGATGATGACCGAAAAACACATACAAAACCCATTCTTCAAAATTCCATTCAAGGTCTATAAATGAAAATCAAAGCTACAAAAAAAGAACAAATTGAAGTTGAAATTTCCAATACGGAAAGATCTAGAATTATCATTGAATACGTAGAGAAAAAATATAATTTAAACAGATATTGGTTTATAGAGAACGGTAATTTAATGGAAGAGATAGAACATTATAGTTCTCATAAATTCTATGAAACAAAAGTAATAAGACAAGCTTCAAAAGTAGATAAACGTATGTTAGAATTTATCAAAGAAGTCGGAAAAGATTTGGGTTATCCAACAAATTTTTAATAACAATAATATTATCCACTAAATTCAAATAAACTTTCTCATGTAACTATTAAATTTATATCTCTTTAAGCAATTTTATAATATAATTATCTTAAATTAAAGAATAACTTATTATACAGTAAGTAGATTTAAAATATTGAATTGACAACAAAAGGTAAATAAATGCAATTTAATTTTAATTTAGAAAAAGAAGAACTTCTGTCAGAAGATATACCTACACTCCGACATGCTATTAGAAATTTATTACATTCGGTAAATACTTTCTTTTATGTTAAAGATACCTATGGTAATAATAGAATAAATCATTTATTTGAAATGTTAAATGGAGCATTTGGAGTGCTTGATAATCCTTATGACAATTTTGTATATGATTTACAATCAGCAAAACAAAAGCTAGAAAATATTTTAGAAACAAATTTAGATGAAGATACTGTTTTTATGCACACTCAAATTGTAATAAATTGTTTAAAAACAAATGCGGCGCCTCAACGATTAAACGCTGAATATTTTATTTCTGATGATTTAAAGTCATCTACTAAAATTATTTTGAACGCATATAAAACTTATAATGAAATTGATGAAAAGCGATTAGAAATCCTAGTAAAATATATTGGGCTAAATTATAAAGAAAACGAAAGATTTCGAACAACAGATGATGGATATATTACATTTACTGATGGAGAATATAGAAAAGAAGTAATTATCTATAAGAAAGCTTCATTTGCGGAACAAAAGGAGAAAAAGTTATTTAAGTTTAAATCTTATTCTCTTGATAATACTAGATGGGGAATATATTCGAGTAATGGATATATTTTTGAATCTGAGCTTAAAGAATATAGCGAGGATAAAAATATTTTAAAAGTTATTGCTGATGTATATCCTGAAAAAATAATTGCTTTAAAACATTAAAAAACTCCTATTTTTTTATATAAATATATTAAAATAGGAGTTTTAAATGATAGAAAATTATTTCCAACCACGACAACTACTTGAAATAAATCATAATGGTTATCACCTAGCTGAATTTATTGGAATTGGTATGAGGATTCATAATAACAAAAATGAAGAATCATATATTTTTAATTTATATACCTCTAATGGTGTAATTGATTATTCAATACCATACAATAAATTGAATTTATTTTTAAATCAAAATATAATTAGAGACCCATCAAAACGAACTATTAATAAATTTAAGAAACGATTAAAAGAGTTACAAAATGGTGTTAATTCGATTGGCTTGGTGTTAGAAAAACTAGGAAAAATTAATCAGAATATTCATTTATGATAAAAAATGTAAAATAAATATAAATAAATATAAAAAGATATAAAAATCTTTAACCTGAAGGTAGGATAGCGAAAGCCAAAGCTGGAGGTTATAAGGTATTTGAAAGTAAATATCATATTGCTCGCAATTATTCTACCTCTATATACTTGGAGGTATAAATCATGAAAATTATAGGAAAAATTACACAGATCAATGGTGAATTTATAGCAATTGATTCTTCTGGTCATAAAAGAGTACTTAAAGAAGGTGATATTATTTATGATGGTGAACAGGTCATAGGTTTAGAAGGTAATTCACCAAATGATTCAATAATTATAGAGTTAATAGATGGTTCTGACATAATCGTTTCGGGGTTACAGACTATTCTATTTTCATATGAAGATTTATTTGGTAATAATAAAGATTTAGATGAAGAATCAGAATTAAAAAAATCTATTGAAAAAATATTAGAGGAAGATGAAGAAAACCCTGATGATATTAATACTGAAGCCGGAAATGAGATACCGGAATCTTCTGCATACCTTCCAGGTGAATTTTTAACTTCGGCAAATACAGAAGTTAATGTTGAAGCTGATTTAAGAGAAGTAAAATTTAGACCTAGAAGTTTAGAGAATATTGATGAAAATTTTGATAGAACTTCGAATTCTTCAATTGTAGATAATACTAAAACTGATATAATCGAAGATACAGATACAGATATAATCGAGGATACTGAAAGTACAGATACTGAAAGTACAGATACTGAAAGTACAGATACTGAAAGTACAGATACTGAAAGTACAGATACTGAAAGTACAGATACTGAAAGTACAGATACTGAAAGTACAGATACTGAAAGTACAGATACTG